GCACCTCCAGATGTGCCAACCTTTGACATGGCCCGACCAAATTTAGTTCCTTCCCCTCTGTTCAACCTAGCCATATCTCGCCTGTAGCCAATACGAGCAGCGGTACGGCCCATCAGAGTGTTTTGCAACTCCATCCGATTCTGTCTTCTCTCGAATATTTCATTTCTAGCTGCCCCAACGTCGACGTAGGCTCCTTTTCCTCCGTCTCCGTATGGATCGAACGCTGGACCTTTTAGGTAGGCGCCAAAACCTCGAGCAGCTCCATAGGCTTTTTTTATTCCACCTTCAACTGTCGCCCCTGCCAGTTTCAGGCGTGACTTGCGCCTCTCCTGAAGCAATTCACGCCTCATGTCTCGTTCGGTTCTGAGTCCTTCTTTTCTGGCTCTACGGTCTTCAGGGGTTTCATATTTCGACCCGAGACCACCAGTTGCCTGCATATATTGTTCATTCGTGGGGGTTCCGCCAGCCAGCGCCCCTCCGATTCCTCCAGTTATCGGTTCCATCATTTTGCGTATTGGACTCAAATACGCCAGTGGTCCATTTAGTAGGGCGTTCTGATCTGCAATTTGCCTTCTGGCTAAATCTTTTCTTTCTTTAATGTCATCTCCATATTTTGACTTTGTCAAATCTGATGATGCTTTAAGAAACCCTTTCAAACCAGAAAGTGGCATGTTTTTAAGATCGCGGAACCCCATAACTGCTGTCTTTTTTGCTGCTTCCGCCGCCGCTGCTGCTTTTTGTTTGTCATCAGCCGCTCCAGAAGAAAAACCTTTATTTTTCTCTTGCTGCATTTTTTGATCTTTTATAGCAAATGTCTTTGCGTAATTATTTGCTGCATCGGCGCCAGCCTGCAAGCCTCCTGTCGCTGCCGCGGCAACTGCTTCCGCATTCATGGAACCAAAAGATCCTCCACCGCCGCTAGCAAAACCTTGTTGGGCTGCGATGGTATCGCCGCTAGAAACGTAGCCAAGTGGAGTCATGACTCTTGACCCACCGCCGGTTCCACCTCCAGAAAATGCCCCAACCCTTCCGCTCATGCCTGCCGCAACAATCGTTGCTGTTTGGGCTTGTATCGTTACTGCCTTGCTGAATGATCCAAGCACGGGAGCCATACGACCACTCGTTGCGCCTAATTTTGATCCCAAAGTCTGCATCGCGATCAGGGGGGCTAATGCCATGATGAAGCTTTTCCCGGCACCGCCTGTCAAGAAAGAAGTGACCATCTTGAAAACATCGCCAAATCCTTTCATGACATCATTTATAAAAGGAGCGATGGTTTCAAAAATTGAACGCATGTTTGCTAAGGCGCCAGATATCACGTTAATTATCGCAGCAATATTTGTTCCGAATTCTTTAAAGTTTGCTTCGTTCCCTATCAGTTGATCATTAAAATCAAATATTTGATTTAAACCGTCTTTTATTGCTTGCCAAATTGGCGAAAGCGCATTGTATAGAACGCGTGCCCCAGTTATTAGTGGACGCAGCCGGTCTAAAACAATGTTCCATCCGCGTTTGAAATCTTCCATCCATTCGGAAATACGCCCGAACATACCAACAGTCTTTGGTAGATATTCGCGCATGAGTTTAACCATAAAATTACTTATTTTGTCAGTTGCCGTAACGAAGCCGTCTATCATCCCTTGCGTTCCGACAGTCTGCATTATCGTTGCTTCGATGCGAGTTAAGTCTCTTCTGATGATGTCAAATATTTTTTCAAAAGCAACCTTGAGTGGTTCAAGAAACTGATCGCCAAAGTCTGCAAACTCAACACGTATGCGCGTAAAGTAACTTTTAAGCTGCCCTATTAAAGTATTGTTGATTTCTCCAAATTGGCCAGATACTCCACCCTTCTTTGCAAGCTGACCGCTCATAAGAAGTTTTTCAAATTCAGCTTTAGTTTTTACGTTTGCTGTCTTTAAGGCTTCTTCCATCTCAGGACCAAGTTTTTTGGCCTCGGTAATAACTTCTGATATGTTTTTCTTTTTGTTTGACAGCATTTCAATTACTACTGCTACTTGCTCTAGCCCTTTTGCAGGATCTTGTCCGGCTGAGCCGAAGTCCATAAGAGCACGTATCGTCGAAGTGCTTGCATTTATCTGCGCTACGTTCATCGACTTTGACATAGTGCCATATGCTTTATTGAGTGCTTCGACTCCGAGAGTTGCAAGACTTGCGTCTGCTTGAAGGTTTCGCATCCCCATTCGCGTTTGATTCATCCCTGAACCGAACTCATTCGCCCCCTTGCCTCTGTAGGCGAACATTGCTGCCTGCTGCTCGCGAAGAGCAGAAGAAAATGCCGCTATAGCCATAGTCGCTGCTGCCGCTCCTCCGGCGACAAGTTGCATGGCTCCTCGATAGGCTTTCATAGCAAACTGCCCGAGAACAAATGTTGCGTGGACACCCATCATTGCGGCTCCGAAAAGCCCCATTTGGGCGATCACCCCTTTAATGGCAGTCTTCAAAAATCCCGTGAGGAACTTTCCTGTCATTTTGACCGCGCCGTCTATGAGATCAAAACTCTTTTTCCATTTACTGGCAAGTTGTCCTGCTGCTGCGGATCCACGAGATGCAAATCTTTCAAGTTGCTGACCGCTGGCGAACCTTTTTTCATACTTGTTGAGTAACGCCATTTTAGCTATGGCAGTATCAAGCTGACGCGTTTTGGCGTCAAACTTAATTAGTACATTTACCTTCTCGTCTGCCATTACTGCTCCGTGTGATTTTTAGGTCACGTGAGTGTAAGGTTTTGCCGAGCTATGAGGATTACCTCTGAGTCTTCGACTTTCTCTCTTGCTCTTCGCGGTCGTTACTAATTACTTTAGCACAAGCAAAAAGTATAGCCCAGTTAGTGTCGTCAAGATCTAAAAGATCCAATGGATTAACGTTAAATAGCTCAGCAAGTCTTGCGGCGGATTTAATGTAAGAGTCTTCGACTAGTTCGTCGAGGACTCCTTCGTAGGGTCCACAGCTGAAACCGTATCCGAGTAACCGGCAGCGTCAAGAATCGCCAGAGCGGCTGATTCAATATGAGGATCAACCCCAAAAAGTGCTCTTACACCGTCCGGCACTGGTCGAGTTACTTCGGTCATTTCCAAAACTGCGGGATGAGCAAAAGTCAGGTTGTATCCGCTGTCGTCGAATATTTCCTCATCATCCATGCAAAAACCAATTGTTGTATGTCCTATTACTAGACATGCAAATTTTGTTGCATCTAAGCCGCTACGCGAGTCTTCGCCAGCATTTTTGCGCCAGTTTTTCATCTGAGACTGAGTGATATTCGGGCTAACTCTAAGGCTCACCCCAAGACGCTCTGGAACCGGGATCAGGACAATAGGGCGCTCAACTTTTTGCTGAACTACAGTTCTAAGCCGATTTAATTGAGTTTCCTCTTTGGGCTTCTCCAAGATGGAGTCGTCTCGTGTTGATTTTTTTGAACGGCCTGAGTCGGCATCGTCGTGTGTGTAAAGCGAGTTTTCGGTCATGCGCCTTAAACTAGCACAGTTAATTTGCTGAAGGTGTAACTAGTTATATTAGTTATTATTTAGGTACAGGGTTCTGAACATCCGAAATTGCAAATGTCAAGGCAAAAGTTGCCGGAGCGCCAGAAGACGAGTCGCCTTCGGCTTCCGTGAGCCCTACGAGGAGTGCATTGTAGTACAAGCGATCGAGGGTCGGATCTTTAATGTCGCAGTCGTAGACCGAGACAGTAATGTCATAGTATGCAAGACCAACGTACGGACGCAGTTTTTGAATTTTGTTCCCAATACCTGCTTCACCCAGGTCCTCAGTCATGTCGTCGTCGTAGTGCGCAGTGAGCGTAATATCGCCTATTTCCGAAGGGGCACACAATACGGTCGGACGTGATTTGCCACCTTCGTAGATTTTTTCTACTGAAGCGGTTATTTCTCCACCTGAAACTTGCGCAAACTTAAAAACACCCCACTTCGGAAGGTTGGTTTGTATATTGCCCTGTTGTTTTGAATTGCTGGAAAAAGTGCTCGGTTCCATATTGGCGAGTACTTGTCTTTGTGCGATCTTAGCCATTTAGCTTCTCCTCCGATTAAACCACTGAAGCGGTTAGGTTGGACTTAATAATGTCGATTTCAATTTTGTCGCCTATTGCGCTTACGCGAATGCCGACTCGAGCTTTGATTGTTCCACTTTGAAGCTGCGAAACAGGGTTGATTGTCCTGTCGCACTTTACGGTGAATCCTGGATCAAGCAGTGTCCCATTTGCAGGATTGAAGGCTGGATAAAGAGCCCCAATGTCTCGCGCATTTGCGCAAATTGAAAGCAATTTTGCCTCGACTGCTGCAAAAACTGCACCTCTTGCATCGATCGGGGTGAATAGCAAGTCCTCAAGAGACAGGTACGCAGCCGAAACGATGCTGTTAACGACGTCCTGCTGAGTTATGTACCGGAAGTTATCTGTATCTGAAGACAACGACCGCGCACCATAGATGCGAACCGAGTTCTGAATTCCTCTGATTGAGTTGACAAAACCTTCGTCCAGTTCATCTCCAACAGCTTTTGTGACTTCTGTAAAAGTGTTTAAAACAAATCTAGATGCGGAAGTTAGCCCGGCATAAGGAGCGTGAGGACCAGTTCCGTTATGTGCACGAGATCTTGCCCCAGCGACATATCCTACTGGTGGGATTGTTCTCGTAACTCCCTGTATAGGGGTAGGAACCACTACCCAAGGATAGTACAGTGCTGCGTGTTCTGCGAATTCATCAGCTTGAATACTGAGAGCCATCGCTTTAATTTGTGCAGGGGTGTCGCCTTGTGGCCCGTAAAGCAATGCAACCCTATTGTAATTATTGGCATGCGTTACAAGTCCTGCAGCGATTGCGTCGCTACTCGAATCAGCGGCAATCACTGCTCCGGTTCCAAAAGAATCAGAAAAGAGCTCAAGCGCGGCAAGGTGGGTTGCGTCGACCACCGTTGCTCGGTCATCGGTTCCGGCGGGTAGTGCCGTTTTCGCAAGTATGCTTGGGATTCCTGAAGTACTGACCACAGAGGCTGAAACGTATCTTGTGGCAACTGCTGATGAATTTATTCTTCCAGCAGCTTGAGAAACTGTCGACACAACACCCGTGGAGTACTTTATCACATCATCGTAAAAAACATTTATTCTAAAAGTAGTTCCAACTGTTGGCTGCTCTACCTGAATGTCAACGTTGGCACTCCAGGCGCCAGGGCCATTTGCGGTAAGAGCAAGGACATTCACTGAGCCGGACTGAAGCGTCAGTGACCCAGCGGAGGCAGAGGTGCCCACCGTTCTGGCTACGTAACACTGCGTGCCGCCTTCTTCAAAGAAGGTTTCGACAAGTGGATGAGTGTAAGAATCTGACTCGTACTCTCCGTACACGTCTTCGTACTCCGCAATGCTCTGTATGAGCGTGGCAGTATCAGAGGGACCGCGTTCAGCTAAGCCAACGATAAACAGCTGTGATGACTCACGTACTGTCGCCGTTGAAGGGCCTGTTCTAATTGATGTTGAGATGACTACGCCTGGCATAGGACCTTCCTGTTCTAGGGGGAATCCCGTACTGGTTTTAATTGTACAGAGCGGTGATGATTATTTTATGCAACTATCTATTCGTATTTTTTGAATTAGTCATTAAATATTGGCAGTAGACCACCAATAGAAGCTGTCTGTATTCCGAAGTCAAATGTTGCTATTGTTCCGACGTCGAGTCTTTCAACAACTTCGTCAATTTCAAGGGTATATCCTAGGAAGGCTCCGGCCATGTACCTTTCGCCTTTTAGTAGCGTTGTATCGGAAAATTCTTCACGAATAGTACCCTCGTCAATAAGAATTCGGAAATTTGATCTACTATCGAATGCCTTTAGGCAGGGATAGTCCAGTATCGATGACCTAACAACGGTTATCATTCTGTCCCTCATGAGGCTGCATTCCTGGGACCCCTCGGTGCGAATCCATACATATGTACGCATAGAATAAGAAACTCGATAAATAGGATTGTTATTTTCAAAACCAATACGCTGCATCTGATTTGTAGAAAGAACAAGCGTAACTATTGATGGCCAACCATCTATTGCCAAAGGTTCGTGGACAAGATATTGCTCTGGGTCTGGGAGCTTTGTGCTATCTAGATTCCACCCATTGCGATATGTAATCAGCCGAACTGGGATGTCGGTTGTCAAATACTCATTGACGTAACTTTTTGCAGCATGAGCACCGTTCATTAAGTAAATCAAGCAACTAGCTCCCAAACTTTATGAATCGAGCAGTTTGATCCGCTAGATCTTGATCAAAATTGCGAGGTACGAATATTATTTTACGTGCAGGCATGTTTTCGGTTCCGTACTGATGGAATTTAGGAATTTTTCCGACGACTGCGAATTCCGCTTCCATATCGTCAATATTGCTCGCTGAATTGCTGCTTATGTTTGATACCTCTTTGAGCAACCCGCCAGTCCTGACTAGGGTCGGAGCTCCAGGGAACCTCGTAGCCTTCCACGCAGCGTATGCCGGGTCCAAAGGTGGCCAGGCTCCACGGAGCATGGCCATTGCGGAGAAACTCCCCATTGTAGAAAAATTAGCTGAATAAGCTCTTTCAAGTTTTTCTCCAGCCCATCTTAAAACTGGTTTGAGATTCTTTGCTCGATCACGCATTGCCTTGAGTCTGTCTTGGGCTTCGTCGTTATCGACGTCAACTGTAATTATTACATCAACTACATTCCGGCCAGCCACGTTTAGATCCTCGATCGTTTATGTTTACGGACCGATGCAAGCTCCGTATCAAGGAAGCCAGTTATCAATGGACCAACGTTTCTTGTGTTTAAGTCCTTTACGCCAACTACGTCGTCATACATGTTTTGCATTTCTCGAGCCGCAGCACGCAGTATTAATAGCTTGAAAATTGGGATCGAATCCCCATCCAGTCCTGCTTCGTATGTTATTTCAACCAAATCGTCTGCATAGCCATAGTAGTAATCAATGCCGTATTTTCTCACAACGTAGTCGGTGTCTTCGACCAAAACTCTTTCTGAGCCAAACAGGGGCGTCACTTTAACTTCGATTATGTTTGATATAGGAGTATTTTTAAGATATATCGTCGGTGGAGGAGTCGCAAAAGTCGTTGCGTCAACTCCCGTCGTTTCGCGAAAACTTGTGTCAAAGACGTTATCGCCCATCGTGAGGAAGGACCCCAATGGGATGCCTATATGTCCTGAGTCAAGGCGGATGCTCTCGGTGAATTCCTGGACTTCTATCGGGCGTCGAAGATAGGATTCAAGTTCGCTTTGCAGACCGGCAAGGATCATTAAGGCAGCGTCTTCTTGACGCGTAGTGAGAGAAATATCCATGTAATTCTTTATGTCGGGTAGTCCAACAAGCATTATTGCCTCATGTCAATCAATCTCGAAATCGTATGTTTTTAATTTTACACTACTTGCCAAGGGCTTCGGTCTATATAGAATACTTGACTCGACGAAACTAAAGGCCTATCTTCTGACTATGACATCACCCAAAAATGCAATTACTGATGAAATGCGGCAAGAGGGAATTGTCGATATCCTGAACCACGTAACCGAGGTTCTGTGGCATTTTTTTTCTGAAAATGAAACGGGATTAGACAACGAAGAAGCAATCAGCGAATTTGTTAATCACCTTTGGAATATTGCAGTGGCTTGCATGGCTTCCGTCGGAATGGAAGTTCTAGAAAAAAATGGAGAAGATGAGTACGTTATCGGCTTTACCCCTGTAAAAAATGTAAAAGAATTTTTAAACAACAATTCTTAAACTGTAAAGTAAAAACGCTGTTTGACCAATGTCCTTCGAGAGGGTAGATTAAAAACATGAAAACATCACTTGATATATCAAGCATTACGCCAATAAGCAAAAAAGAAGCAAAGAAAGCAACCTTGGAGTCTTTGCAAAAAATGCTAGAGGTGCTATTTTACTTCTTTGAAGATGAAGACAAGGAATTGGAATACGAAGAGAATTTAAACGATTTTCTTCAAGCAATGTGGGACATCTCGGTTATATCGCTCATAGCAGCAGGTGTAAAAATAGTCGGCAAAGATGAAGACGGAAATTACATAGCAAAAGTTAAACCTTTAGAAGATTTTAAAAAATTCATGTGCGAAGAGGACTATGGAGATGAAAGTCAAACATTTCTAGAAGACATGTGCGAGAATGACGATGAACCCTTGATAGGGATGCACGAAAAACATTTGATTATTTAGTTAAGTGTTTTATTTTTTAGGTCGCTTTGGAGATCTTCCACCTCTTGCCGTGGAGTTTCTTCCTGGTTTTCCTGCTCCCTTTACGGTCTTTGCTCTTTTTGCTTGAGACGCTGCCGCAGCGGTTTTAGATTTTGGAGGTCTAATGCTGGAACCGCTCCTGCGGCCAGTGCCGCCAAAAGGCTGACCATCAAACCCTGGAAGAAATTTTCCTGTTCGCGCTATATTTAGCTTGTCTATTGACGCAGCAGTTGCTTGAGTTACTCTTGCTCCACCTATTTGAACTTTATTTCTTCTTGCTCTTGCATAGGCGGCATCTGCCAATTTATCAAAAGTCTTGGTCTTTGTTCTGCCAAGATAAGTGGCTCCACCTCGGCCCTGCCTTTCTACTCCGGAAATCCCCGAAATAGCATCTCCTCGGCTCGTTTTACGTACGCCGCTTTGTGCTCGGCCAGATGGCTTCTCGCCCCTTTTTTGGAACTCTTGGCGCAGTCCGCGTTTCATTATCTTCTTTGTGCGCCAACTTCGTGCAAGTTTTGCTCTCTGGTACGCCTTGCCGCGTGCGCTTCTTCCTGCAGAGCTATATTGCGCAAGTCTAGAAAGGTCTCCGTACTTGCCTTTTCTTATGTCGGATTCCCTTACTCCGAATACTTCTCTAGCTAATTTTGCAAATTTTTGAAATTCTCTAGGAAGTTTTCCGGTTTCCCTGTATCGACGATTTATGTCGACGAGGTTATTCATAACATAAGCGGCATCATCAGCAATATCTGGACCGTAGCGTACGCCTGGCATATTTAACTCCTCTGGCTTTTAAAAAATATACCAGAAAAAGCTTTACTCAACGGTCAGGATTGGGTGGTCTTTCAATAACGAAGACATCTTCCACCTTTGAAGAGGGGGCTTCTATGGGAATCCATGCGCGAGCATAGTTATGTTCAAGTATTTTTCTATTTTTTATTAGGTCTCCGTCAAGCATTAATGAGAGTTCTTCTGACCGCATACATAAGATCGACTCAAAATCTCTAGCAGAATACTTTCCTGATCTCTTTAGTGCTCTGATTATCGTTGAAACTTTTGCTGCAGTCATCACCGAATGACCTCTATTTAGCTGGACGTGCATCATCATCGCATCCGCTTGGTCAACGTCGTGCATAACTACGGGAATTAAGCCATCTGATTTTCTCAGAAGCTCACGAATGCTCGTAGCAATTAAGAATCTTTCTGAACCATCGATTATTTCGCCAGTATCCTTCCTTACGTGGAGTGGCTGTATGAATCCATGCTGAGAAAGTGAACCAGCGATTATTAACATCTCCGGACGAAGAACGTAGGTTGCTCTCCAAGCAGGGACCGAGAGCTGAGAATGCTCGACATACTGAATATCTATCATTCCGTTGCATCCTCTATTTCTGATTCACGGACGGTATACGCTCGTGTCTTTGGCCCCACCGGGGTTGGTGAATTAACATCTATTTCGTTCAGCATTAAATTCCTTATAAGCCAACTGACAGGATAACCATGAGGATCTGTCAGATGTTTTTTTCTAAATTTTGAAACATAGACTTTGGCTTCCATTTTTCGTCGATCCCCTATGAGGTACTCGTCAATAAACCTTGACGCTCCATCGAATCCATCTGCTGAATAGCTAGAGATTAATTTTTCGACATTAAATTCTGGCCATAGTCTACGCTGCGCATCGATATATGGAAAACATTCAAATAGTCGGTCATAAAATTCAGGCTCAGTTGCTACTACGTCGCCGATTCTACGGATGGCGGTTGCGTGCAGCGGAATACCGATGCGGTTGTTGCTGCCAGTTAGTACTGCTAAATCATAGTATTCGCAATATTCGGCTCCGCACTCTTCGGCTATGTACTTGAATACATCATTTGTATTCCAGTCATAAATAACTTTTGCAAACTTTAACGGAATACCCTTTTTCAACCTATAAGGAATGTTTATATAGTTTTCGTGAAGTTTTTGGACAACCGACCTGTAGCGAACCATTGACTCACTTGCGCGCACGCCAGTAAGAAATGCAACATTCCCCTTTTTTCCCTGCATGGTGTAATAGTCGGTCTGCTCAGGGAGTGATGTATTGTGAGATAGGCCAAAGTTCTTACCGCTTATAGCCCATGATGGCATCTCTCTAACCCAACGGCCTTGCTCATATCTTTCCTGACTCCACAAAAGAGTTGTTAGCCTTCTGCCAAGAACCCATATTTCCGCAGGGTATGGCAAGCAATACCATTCCATATCAACCCAGGGATAGTTTCTGACTCGCTCAACGTAGTCGATCACCGTTGGGCTGACCATTTCTTCGTCACGAAATATTACTTTTACTGGACCTAGGCCTCTTTCCTCATGAACTTCTCGCGCTAAGTGCAAGACGGCCGTCGAGTCCTTGCCTCCAGAAAACTGGACACAAACAGTATCAAAAGTGTCGTAAACGTGCCTTATTCTTTGACGTGCTGCGTCAACACACGACATGTCAAGGAATAGGCGTTGACGCGTCATAGCTCGATGTGCTGATCGATGAAGTCTATTATTCGCTCTGCTGTTGTGGTTCCAGCAACTGCGGGGTCAGATCGAAGCCATTTTATAAATTCATACCACCTTGCCTGCTGTTGATGAGTATCAAAAACTATTGTGTACTGGACAACTGCCTGAGGTGCGGATGAAGGAGAAACGGTTGTTGATCCCCTCACGACTGCATCGTCTTGATTAACTCCAGACCTCACGTTTAATTCAGTTTTGCCGTCTCTGTCTTTTGTCATCGAAATTGCATTCATGTCTATTCGTGGAGACTCTCGTAGGGCACGTGGCTCTTCTTCTTCTTCGCGGCTTCCAAATCCGTTTCCAAATCCGTTTCCGAAATCGCTGGCGGGAGTTTGTAGTGAAGGCGAAGTGTAGGAGTTTCCTGAACTAATCACTTGATTTTCTTCTCGAATTGATTTTTGTTCTAGTTCGGCAAATTCAAATTCATCCCATCCTAAGCCCTCAATCAGCTCAGGATAGTAATCTCCAATCTCCAAAATAACGTTATTAAGCAGATCTGGCTCTGTGTAACCAAGTTCCATCGTCCTGTTGTCAGCAATTGCGAATGCGATCGCCCGAAGATTATCCACTTCGTAAGGAACCGCAGCAATTTTATCCCATCCCAATTTCTTTGCTGCTTGGACTTGGTGGTTTCCGGCAATGATTGTTGCAGTTCCGTCATCGTTTGGTCGAATTACAATAGGCTTAATCTGCCCAAACTCAAGATAAGAAGATGCTATCGCGTCAACATTTCCCTTTCTGGGATTGTCCTCAAGTGGAATTAGGTCCAATATGTCAACCGCCAAGTGCTGTAGAGAATTATGAATGTTGTTCATCTTTAATTTCCTTTAACGTTCTTGCGATGTCTTCCATTAGATCGTGGGTCAATAGACATGACCACCAGGAGTAACGAGGATCTCCAGCATTATTCTTGTGCCACTCATTTCGTTGATCACATGCCAACACAAACTCGTCAATTGTTTTTGGGCTCAGGTTCCAAGGACAAAGATCATCGTCGTTCATGCTTGAATATCTTTTATGAGGCAAGGAATCCCAATGCGTTGTTAGTTTTTCTGGGAATAGTGATTTATTTCTTTTTATAAATTTCATACTTGGACCCTTACATTCGCATTTAGTGTTCTCATTGCGTCAATTGATGACCGTAAGCTTAGAAGCACTTCTCTTTTTGATTTAACTAAAGCCTCGGCAATTTTATATTCATAATAATCTTGTTCCAACTTATAATCCGCCCATGCTTCTCTTTGCTTTATAGCTCCATTTGCCCCAAGATATTCTTTTGCCCAATTAGATTTGTAGTGTGCTTCTTTTTTTGATGAGTCAACAGAAAGTGACTCAAAAGACTCTGTTTCTTTTTCAAGCCTATCCAAAAGACGTAAAATTTCATTTTCAATATCGACTTGGCTAATCGGGGAGTTGCGCATCAAAACCTTTTTTCTTTTTTATTTTAGGTAATCCTACCAGCGGAGACCAATCAATTTTTTCTAAAGATTCAATATTTACTTTTGGCCAACTAAAAGAGGATTCATTGAGAAATTGTTTAGCCATTTGCTCAAGTATCCAGGCGTCGCACATGTCGTCTGCCCCCGCTCCTGACCAGACTATTCCTGTCCTTGCAGAAATAGCTGAAATAACTTCGTTCTTTCCGGCATTTCCTTTTCCTGTAGCAAACTTAGCTCTGCATGTTGGGGGGACATTTATAAAGGGAATACCGTTTTCCCATAGCCTCATCCTTACTGCTCCGCCGAGTTCCCCGATACTGTGAGCTTGACTGTTGCGAGAGGCAAATGAGTATCCCTCTATTATTGCAACATCGACTGAATTATCTAGTGCCAAATTTAATATTAACTTAGAAATAACGGACAGTCTTTCGGCACTTTTTGTTTTAGTGCCAACCACACATGTTCTTGAGTTTATGGAACATCCTGTCGATGTCAAGGAAAGGTCTAGCCCCATTACGTTCATAAAATCGATCCTACTATATGCAGAAGCCGGAAGAAATTAATCTCCCGGCTTCTGCATCTGTAACGATCCTAAGGTTTTGGTTGCGCCCAGAACTATATGTTAGAACAATTTTTATTCCTAGACAGCAAACAACCGCTGGGGCCTGCAGAGCGAGCCAGCGGTTGTGGGCGTTAGTCGACTGTGACTATGAGTTCGACGCGACTCCAGCTTCCTTGCCGTGGATAAGACCACTAGACATTGGACCACCTGACCTTTCTATTCTCGAAAGTTATCGCTGAATTAGGTACCTAAGAAGATTTTAGGTTAAAACATTTTACAGAAAAGAGTAATAGTTCTGCTAATTATTTTTCCCACCCATGCTTTGCCAATCCAAGGTCAAACGCAAGCTGAGGATAATTGCCTATTCTGACGTGACATGGCCTGCACACAGCAAGAACATTATCGTCATCCAAGATTGAGCCCCCCTGCGACCGACGAATAATTTCGTGTACGTCTTTGCTCATATGATGATTGTATATAGATTTATCATCATGTTTTGCAAAAACTTTGCAGGCTTCACAAAGTGGCCTTTCCTTAAGAATTCTCTCAACAAAAGGGCGACGTTCAAGATATTTTTCTTCAGTTTTTTTTGAACGTTTTGCAATTGGGGTCTGTTGACGTTTTAGGCCGGTTTTATTTTTAAGTGGTTTGTTCCGTCTGATCACAATAAATCTCCATTGCTAAAAGTGAACGCAAATTTGATTTATAAATAATAATAAATATTATTAAAGATCTTCTTCAGTAATAGCGTCAAACGTCCACTTGTAGTCAAGTGTAGCCCATAGGGATCTATCTATGGCCGTATCTTCCATGTCGTACTCCCTAAGCATGCTCCTATGCTTAGTTATGGCTCGCCTAAAAAAATCTACTTTTTCCCAGCCGTCTGATTCCATCTCCTGACCAGTTTCAATCATTAAAGATACTTCATCTAATCGTTTGTCGACGTGAAACTTGAATCTTTTGATTCGCGTTGCTTTGTCGCCGTAGTAAGAGGCGGCCTGATGTGAAAGTTTTTTACCGCCAACCCCAAGGGAGGAGTACCTTTTTTCATCTGACTCAGCATCTGATTCAATGGTTAAGATTTGACTTTGAAGGTTTTCAGAAAGAGCAATAAGCGCTGCTTGCCACAAATGCCAGTTCTCCTCTTTCATTAATTCGCTTTTATGGAGAGGGGAAAGTTTATTTTTTACTTCTTCGGCAACCATGCGAGCAAAGGCGTCGTCATTTACTTTCATTTTGAATCTTTCTTGTTGTTGCATTTTTATCGTTTCCAGGCTGGGCAGATAGGCTTGAATCCACACCAATTGCACAAAAATGAAGTTGAAGGCTCAAAGTACCCAGCCTTGCATCTTTCTTCAATGCCAACCCTAGTGGACTGAAGCTTTTCGGTAATCTGATTTATATCTTCTTTATTTATCTCTTTTTGGAAGCGGATCCCATCTTTGAGATAAAGTAGCTCTACTAAATTATTTGCAGCAAATATGTCAACGCTTTCAAGTAGCTGTGTGTAAATTATTAGCTGAAAAAATCTGTCATTTAGATCCCCTTTGCGAGGGGTCTTGCCAGTTTTGTAGTCAGTTACGGTTGCTGTGTCGTTTTCAAAAGCGAGACGATCTATGAAGCCGTGTATTTTTACTCCGCCAATCTCTCCTCTAACGTGAGATTCAACAGAGTGGGGAATAACTAAGGCTGGATCCTCTAAGCGCCAAAGATTTTCGATACACCACCATGCGGTCCAGCGGAAGCGATTTAGATTCTTTTCGTCGTGAATTAAGGTTGATATTTCGTCGCTCCATTTTGAAGCCCACAACTCCCGAGCAAGAACCTTTGCAGTTTCTTGTGTTCTTAAATCAGGAGCCAACCCGTACATTGCTTCAAGAACTTCATGAACGAAGTTACCAAGCATTGTTGCTTCTGTTCCGGAGTCCTGAAGGCCATCGATTTTACTGTATTTGAACTTAAGTGGACATTGATTAAATGTTGAGACAGAGGATGGTGATAAATATTCTGGAGCTATGAGTTCTTTATCGCTCATGCAGGGCTGCTAGTCGCATTGTTGACATAAGAACCACCAAAACGAAGACGAAGTGCTTCTACGGTAAGTGGTTCAAGATCTTCCAGAGTGGCACTTGCCTTGGTTGGCTTTGCGCGGCCCCCTGCATGTTCTGCCCAAAATGTGTTGAGCTGATCTTTTTGTTCTTTTGTCAACCCACCAACGATCTCGACAAATGCTTCCCATCTTTCGTCAACTTCTGACGAGACTGGTTTAGAGCTAGAGATCTCAGGGGCGACGTGGGCTTCTATTGCTTCTTCCGCATCAAGGGCGTCAGCAGAACGAGCTAGATATAGCCCAATTCCTAGTTGTTGCGCTGCTTTTTTTTGCGCATCCGATACGGCACCCTTGAAGTCATTCCCCAAGTCAATTACTCGACCATCTTTCTTGGAACGTTTTACCTGCTGTCCACCAACGCCATGTTTAACAACTTTTTTATTATCAATAACCGCTGTCAAGCTGACGTGGGCGATGATCTCGTCTTGGTCTACGGAGTCACGCTCAACCGAGATGACTTGAAAGGACCAATTATCAACACCGATTACTTTGTTTAGTCTGTTAATAACTTCGCTGATAGGGAGGTAAATTAGTTCGACCCCGCTTTTTACAATAACTCGTTCCATTTCCTGAGGAAATTGAGCACTAAGGGCAGCGGACATTTCAGTTACATTAATTTCCATTTTTATTTTCCTTGTTCTGTTTCTAGTTTTTTGATTTACGAACGATGAGACTGGTTTTGAGCTCGCCTACTTCACAGTAGTTGTCTGGGTTCACGCCAATTTTGCCCAATTCTTTAATCCTCCAGTACGAGGGGGCGCAGTAGTCGAGAATTTCTAATGCTATTTGTCTGGTAGATTTTGTCACTTCCCCAGTGTCCATGTCAACAGACATGGAGATTAGTTTATCGACAACTTCAGCGCCGAGATCCTTGTGTTTCCAAGCTTTTCTGTCGTAGCCTGATTTTCTTTCAATCTCCGCACCGTTCTCAAGCGTATAGCCGTCGCTCTCTCCCATAAGTTGAAGCACTCCGGCGCAGTACCCATCGTAGACAATGGAAAGATCACGTTTAAGAAAATTAATCTCTGACAAAATTAAGCAAGCTTCTTCTGGCGTTGTTGCTGTTTTCAGAAAATCTTGAAGTTCATTGTCGAGATTTACAAGCTCTTTTTGTAAAGTTTTTATTTTATCTAGCATTAATACCCCTTTTGTTTAGTTATTTGCTAGATGAGTATAGATGCTCGTTTTCTCTGTGGCAACCCAAGGCCCGTTAAATGAGTAAATGCTCCAACAGCCGAGTCGACTTGGTCGTCGTGGTCGCAGGCTTCCGGGAAAGAGGCAAATTCATCAAGCCATCCAGTTATCCACGGACCTCGAACTAACCGAACGTTTCCATTGGCTACCGCTGCAGCGAATGGTCTAGCGCGGGTCACTTTGTCCCCCGTAGCGCGTACAGCGCCGAAATCGTAGCCAGGAACTACGTATCTAGCGTATTGATCCAGCAATGCTTTTCCGGAGGAGCCTGGTTCTTGTTCCATGCGTATCGCTACCCCATGCCCATCTTCTATTGATGTCTGAGAAATTAATTGTTCTACTTTTTCTCCCCGAACTCTTGCTCTCCTTACGTCCAAAACATAAGCTACGCCGCCATTGAAAAGCATTAAAGTGCCGACAGTCCAGTCTGGGTCAGGGTTTGAGGCACTTGGTTCCGTAGCTGCAAGGTCCCAAAAACGAACCACTCTTGCTGCGCTGGTTATTATCGGGATGTCAATTGGGTCTATTATCTCAAATGATGTTCTGTCAAACATTGTGCCAAGAGTCGTAGACCACCAGTCTCCTTCTTCCAGTCTTCGCCGCTCAACGGGGTCGAGTGCGGACAATGACTGCCTGTACGAGTCGGCGTCAATTCCTGGGTTGTCCTTCAGCGTAGAGGGTACAAAAATTCTATTTGTTTCTTTTCCTTCAACTATAAATCTTTGACGCACCCAGTTTGGAGCAGGGTTTGACGCACATCGCATTCTTAGTGGGACTTGCGAAACTGGACCGTTAGCTGGGCGACGGAGGCGAGAAAACAAATACCTGTAGTCAGATTCACGTATTTCCGTAACTTCGTCCATCCCTATGAACTGAAATTCCGAACCCTTATATCTAAGATAATCGTTGACATTATTGAGGTAACCGAAGGATATTCTTGCTCCCGATGGAAACGTAGCAATAAAAGTGTTGTTATTCCAATGGATATCGTCATAGTTGCTCATCCATGACTTAAAACGGTCCATCAATGCTCCAGGGAGCGATAAGTCGGCAAATGTACGACGGCAAAGAAGTGCAGAATATCCAGGTACGTCAACGTACTGCAATGCTGCCATTAGCAATGCTGAACTTTTTCCACCGCCAGCCGCTCCCCCGAACAACGCTTCTAGAGCGTTCGTGCGAAGAAATACTTTTTGGTTAATAGAGGGTTCCTCGGGGCAAAATGGAGGTTCCTTAGGTTGAAGGTATTCGAGGACCTCCGCCCAATTGGGTTTATTATCCATTGTAAAAGACCTTTAGTTGTTCCTGCGACAAAATTGTGCGCTACTGTATGTTATATGCCAGTGCAGGACAAAAAAAAGAAACAACGACAGAATAATTGGCGATTAGCGATTCAGCAAAGAATAAAGCTAAATCGCACTACCTTCGCTTATGTATTTATGTTGTCATTTATAATACTTACTAGTATTGGTGTTGGCTTAATATTCCCACCGGCTGGAATAGTGGTTGCGGGTATAGGTTGCGGACTTTTTGGATTCATCTTGGGGCTTGAGTAAATAAAATTATGGGCTGGAATACACCACAAAACAAATCAATTAAAAGCACTAGCTCTAAAGAGTTAGGTGTATACGGCGCTCCCGTTTCGATGAATCCCTCATTTGCAGGAAAGCCATACAGGGACTCGTGGGACATAGAGCGCGCATACCGCGAGGGAATGTCTAAGATAACCTGGGTTAATCGATGCATTGATGCGATCGCAGGAAACCAAGCGCGACTACCTATAGTTTTGCGTAAAGATAACTCCAATATGGGTGAACTGGTTGTTGGCAGAGAAGCCAAAAGATCAACCCTCCTTGAGCTTCTGAACACAAAATCAAACATAGGCGAAAACTCTTTTATTTTCAGATACAGGCTTTCAGCTCAGCTTCTTCTCGGAACGCGAGGAGCGTTTATAGAGAAAATTCGTGGCCGCGATGGAGGAATTGTCGCCCTAAACCTTCTTCCGCCACAATCCACATCTCCGATTCCTCACCCAAAAACTTTTGTTTCAGGCTATGAAGTCATGATGCCAACCGGAGACAAGGTTATTATGAAGCCAGACGACGTCTGCTGGATTCGTAGACCTCACCCCCTTGACCCTTATCTTTCACTGACTCCACTTGAAGCTTCTGGGGTGGCAATAGAAATAGAAAACTTAGCAAAACTTTACAATAGGAACTATTTACTTAACGATGGAAGACCTGGCGGTCTTCTCGTAGTAAGAGGAGAAATAGATGACGATGACAAAGAAGAGCTACGTAATAGATTTAGGGGAAACTTGTCTAAAGCCGGTCACACAACCGTAATCTCATCAGACGATGGTGTTGATTTTGTCGACACATCTGCAAGTCCCAGAGACGCCGCATACATACAAATGCGACAAATAACAAAAGAAGAAATTCTTTCAGCTTTCGGAGTTCCTGAGTCTGTTATCGGAAATGCGTCCGGTCGTACTTTTAGCAATGCCGCAGAAGAAATCCGTGTTTTCTGGATGGAAACAATGCTTCCACATTTAGAGCCACTCGCTCGGGGGCTAGACGAGTTAGACGATAAGTACTATTTAGACTTCGACACCTCCGAAGTTCCAATCCTAATGCTCTACAAGCAGGAGCGAGACAGGTATTTGCTCCAGGAATTTCAGACTGGATTAATCAGTGCAAACGAATACCGGACCGGCTCTTCAAGAAAAGAAGTAGAAGCAGACCTCGCTGACTCTTTGCTTATGAATCCAAATCTTATTCCAATTGCCAACACAAAGAAAAAAATGGAAGAAAATCAGGCGATGATGGGGGAGCAGCAAGGTATGCCAGGACAGCCCCCAGGTATGCCAGGTATGCCCCCAGGTATGCCAGGGATGCCCCCAGGTATGCCAGGACAGCCAGGGATGGAAGGAGCACCTCCTCCGCTCGATCCAAACACTATGCAAGGGGCAATCGCCGAATCCATGGCCGGGCAGGCAACTCCTCCAGCTGGCGATTTGGCTCAGACTACAATCCCATCGGAAGCAATCACGCAGGGGATGCCGCAGCAGCAAATGGCAACAGCGGGGGAACGTCAAGCCTCCATCGAGACAAAATCGCTCAGCGAGACATACGATGAAAAATGTCAAACAGCCATCGAGAGATGGTCGGAGATACTAGCTCGCAGTATCGAAAGACTGCTAGAGCGTCAGCAAAGAGTTGTCATGGAGAAATCTTCTGGAGCAAAAGCCAAAAAAGCCCTTTCTGCTGGGACTCTCGATATTGAGCAGGTACTGGCTGTTGATGTTTGGAATAGACAGATGGAAGACGACATAAAGCCCGTGCTCACATCGATCATTAATGATTCTTTCGATTCACGAAAAGAATTTAAATCAGAAAATGGGATTAAAGTTAAGTCCATTCCGACAATTGATGTTGTAAAAACTATCGAGTCTCACCTGATGAAAATAAAATCTCTTAACAGCGATATATCTTCAGAAATATACAATCTGATGATTAAGTCTTTTGATTTTTCAAACGAAGAAGAAAGACTCAGAGCGTTTAGGCAAGGAATTGGAGAGATGTATGCCAACCTTCTTGCTCATGATCAGTTTGAGATAGCTGAATCAGAAGCTCGATCGGTCTGGCTTTTTGCTCAAACAGTATAGTTTCTTTATATTATTTCTTTAAAAAATATAACAATACTTTCCGTTTCAGATTAGCAATTTAACCTATCATCTCATTAGACGAGAAAAGGTGCTTAAATGTCCGGAAATTCTTTTGAATATAAAGCTGGTTCAATGTCGTCCGTTGTCAACGGAAAATCCGGCGTACTGAATCTTGACGAGGCTCAAGGCATGGTCGAGTGCTTCGTTTCCGGAATAGGGAACAAAGATTCTGTTGGCGATATCGTTCAGAGCGGAGCATTTACCAAAAGCCTGATGCGGCGCAAGCCTCGTGTGGTGTGGGGTCATAACTGGAATGACCCGATTGGCAAAGTTCTAGAGATATACGAAGTTCCGTCCACCGATCCAAGACTGCCAATGAAAATGAAAATGGCTGGCATAGGAGGACTTTTTGCCCGTGTCCAGTTTAATTTAAATTCAGAAAAGGGCAAAGAAGCATTCGCTAATGTTGCTTTTTTTGGCGAAGACCAAGAGTGGTCAATAGGCTACAAAACTCTTAGAGCTCAATTTGACCAAAAATCTCAAGCAAACGTAATCTACGAGCTTGAACTCTACGAAGTTAGCCCAGTTCTCCACGGAGCAAATCAACTAACAGGCACTATTTCGGTAAAAGCAGGGATGCCAGGAACTTACGACGTCGAGAGCCCTTCCGGCCCTATGGTTCAGCAACGTCCATCCATGAGCGATGAGCTAGAAATAGAATTGCAAAAAGTTCTTGGAAATCAAGTCTCTGTGACGGAAGTTGACGAAGACAACGGAATGGTCTCCTTCAACAGAACAGACCAGTCAAATTCAATGGAAAAGTATAAATGTCATTTTTCCAGAGGTGGCAATGGCCGCTTTATGTTTGGCGCTCCAGAAAGAATAGTGATCGTTGCTAAGCCTCAAACTTCACCTCCAGTTATGCCTGTTGGCGGGTTGCCTCCGGTAGATCCTCAGAGGGTTGTTCGTCCGAGCCAGATGCCATCGATTCCCATTGCCATAAAGCCAGGGCCAAACGGAATGACGGTGGTACCCCTACCAGCAGTGCAGTACGAAGGGCAGAGCCGCAAGCCAATTAGTGCCGATGACCTGGATCAAGAAGAGTCAGACCTCAGAGACGCACTACTAAAGATCGTAAAGCGTCACGGAAAAATAAACGAAGATTCTGATGGAATTTGGGCAGGCTACAAACCAGCTGCACAAAATCCAGTTGCTGGAATTGGGGTTAAATGCTCAAACTGCGTTTTTTATAACAAGGACAACAGCTGCCAGATTATCGACATGGCAATAGAGCCTGAAGGGAAGTGTCGCTTTGCCATAATCCCACCAGGTGTTGTAAAAGGCGACTTTATGGCCAAAAAAGAATACGAATTCGAGACAGAGGATAACGAAAACGAATATATTGCTGACTTTGAGTTCAAGTATCCAGGAGAGCTGTTTATTGCCGGACTGCGTGGAATAGTAAAAAGAAAAAGAAGAAAAAAGCGGAAATTCAAACATCTAGCCGAGTTCGGTACGTTTGAAGATTCTTTTGAACCAGAAAAGCCGTATTTCCTGCCAGTATCCACAGATTATGCTTTTCACGTAAAGCAAGCGTTAGATCCAGTATTTGACTACCATAAGGTAGATACGTATGTTGACCCAGAAGGAATAGTAATAACAAATGGTGTTTCTTATGAGTTGATTGACGCTATCGATACAGCTTTAGATAATTTAAAAAAAAAAAGTTTAATCAGTGACGATCTAGAATTTAAGGTATCCGCCTACAGGCTCGGAAGAGCCATAGGAAGTAGAGCCAATAATAAACCCGGCATCGGGGGAGCAAGATCTGCAGGTAGATTTTTCTCGACCCCAAATGCTGAGAATTTTGATCCAAGGACAGCTATTGACCGCAACCTCAATGGGATTGTGGGCGAAGGTATATTCCTTCGTGGTACTTCTCTTGAGCAGCCCGACCCAACACCAGACGGTCCAGGCTCAATCAATAATCCAAAAGTCCCCGGTAAAATTGAAGCCCCAGAGCGCTCCTCGGTAGCGGGAACAGAAGCTCGGCCGCTAGGCAGTGGTTCGCGGGAAATAGTAACAGCAAAACCAAAAAAAGAGATAAGTAGATCTATGTCTGCGGCCAGGAAGCAGGCTCAGGCAAAAAACAAAAACTATTTGGATTTTCTAAGAAAACGCGAAAGCGACAAAACCATAGATGAGCGGTTTAAGTTCGATGGCTTTTTTAACCAAGTTTCTTCTACTGGAAAGTTTTCTTCAGGAGGAGACGGTAATAATTCTCTAAAGCCTGGCGACATAGTAGATACGGCAACAGCTGAGGGCAGAGCCGTAATCGATGAATACTACGCTCAAATTGGCAAACAAATTCTTGAAATGCTTCAAGAAGCTGTAAATAATCCAGAAAAATTCAAATGGAATATGCCATGGAGAGAAGGGGAGCACAACCCCCGAAACCCAACAAAGAAGAACCAAGGTCAAAAAAGCTGGTCCTACCAGGGGACCAACCGTATGTTGTTAAACTCCATAGCGGTATCACGTGGTTACGAAACCAATAAATGGGCAGGGATAAGTCAATGGAAAAAATTTAAAGGGAAAGCATCGCCGAATGCTCGTCCTGTAAATATCTTAGTTCCGATACTTGGATCAGATCCACGTCAGTACAAAGTTGAAGAAGTCTATAACGTAGCGGATATTGATGGTCTGCCTCCTGAAATGTATAAGCCAGAAATCGACCTGGAAAACCTGAGTCCAAAAGCTCGTGTTAAAAATGCAGAAGCGATAGTTAAAGAATTAAATCCAAGATTAAGAGAGTCAAATGTTGGCGGGCCATTTTTCTCTCCAAACGGCGACTTCATAAATATGCCGCCGTTCGAAACGTTTAATGATGCGGAAAGTTATTACTCAACCCTATTGCACGAAATGACGCACTGGACTGGGCATCCAAGCCGGAACAATAGACCTCAAGTTGCAAAATATGGGTCACCGGCGTACGCGTTTGAGGAGCTCATAGCAGAAGTTGGGTCTTCCTTTTTGCTGGGAATGCTTGGCATTTCGCCCATGGTTAGAGAAGATCACATAGGATATCTAAAATTCTGGGCAGAAAAGATTAGAAACGATCCAAACGCTATCAAGACTGCCATGGGTCAAGCGCAGCAAGCCGTTGACTGGATGCTAAATAGATCCAAAACATTGCGGCGTCTATCGGGCATGGAGGATAACGAAAGAAAAGCTAAAAAGTCATCAAGAGACACCGTTCCGCTTTCAATGTTAGAAGGGTATGAGGATTCACCAAAAGTACCAACAAGCAGACCAATCAGCGGCCCAATGGGAGACATTGACCTTATTGATAGAGCGGACAACATCGACAAACGTTTCTCCAGTGGAATTCCCTTCCTCGACAAAGAGGACGACGTTACTGACACTTCAGACCTTTCTTCTTCAAAAGACAGAAGAAAATATGGCTCTCAGTCAAAAGAAGAGCGTATGTATGGCGATATTGCCTCTGTGTCCGACTCTCAGGGCAGGGCGCTTACGCTCGACGGAAGATTCGCCAGTGGCGGAAATCCAATAAATGCTCGTAGTGGATCGAAAAAAAGACCCGTAAGAAGAACTCCTGCTTCAACAGACGTTAAGTCTCTTCTTAATCTTCTTGTTCCTCCTACGGATGAACAGCGAGACATTATTGATCTTGGATTAGCAGCTGTATACGGTCAAGAAAAATTAGTTATCGGAGTTGATGCGGCAGCGGGTTCCGGTAAAACAACCACAATGAAGATGCTCGCAGCAGCAATCAATGCTGAATTTAGCGTTGATGACATTCTACAAAGATTTGCCGGAGATGCTGTTACTAGAAAGCAACAGCTACTAAAAAAAGCAAATTATCTTGCAGCTAAGTACCCAGCAAAAGGTTTTGAAGACGTTGATGTTTTTTGGCCAGAGAGCACAGATGAAAAAACCCTAATCCAAGCAATCAGGGAATTGGGAGAATCTCGTGGAGTAACGGAAGATAATAAACCGACAATCTACTACACGGTTTTCGGTAAAGAAAACCGCCTAGAAGCAGCTGAATCATTTCCTGGGAACACAGGAATAGGAACGACTACTCAGCTTGCTTACTGGTCCTTGCGTCAAGGAATCGCAGAAAATGACAGCCCGGAAAATAGAATATTAAATGCGCCGTCGATGAGAAGAAAAATAGAACTACTAACTGACTATGCAAGAAGAAGATCGTTTAAAAATAGAAACCAACCCATAACTGTGGATGGTTATGACCAAGCAAGAAGACAGCATGACTCAGAGAGTATGCAATTCATTGGATACAGGCCTAACTACAAAGATCTTGGCTATTCAACCGTGGAAACTGGCAAGGACATGCTTGCATTTCTCGAAAAAGCTGGTGTGAGTCTTCCCAGAAGAACAATAAGCGTTACAAGAGGAAAAGGCAAAAAGGCAAAAACTAAAAATATTGAAGTGTATGATGTCCCTTTTACCATGCCTGACGGGAATAATTGGATCGAAGTAGACTTTTTTGGCGAATACCTTGCAATGGCATTCAGAAGGTGGTCATTGTCTTCAAACCCGGAAGTCACAAAAGATGTTTTTAATCTAAGCTTCCGCGAGCAAACTGACACGATGACCGGCAGATTCTCAACTAAAAAGGCACAGAAAAAAACACAAGCAATCGATGAACAACTTCAAAACGTTCCAGATAAACTGATGGATGAATGGCTTTCATATGTCAAAAAAGCCGCAGATGAATTGGTTGATGGAAACGGCATGTTGCTCCCAACTCAGGGGCAGTTGCCAAAACTGCTACTGCTCGCCGATCCGGATCTATCAACAAATCCTGGTGCTCTTGGGCACGGAAGCAAAGACAGCCTAGCGAATGAAAAAATACCTGCACAATTTAATATACGCAGGGGCGATGTTGTCTATTATGGAAAAAATAATAAATTTTATGATGAAGTAATAGATCCGCAAACTGGAAGAATTTCGTCTATACGTCAATGGGACAAATCGGAAGGAGAACCATGGGTTGTGGTCTCTATCGATGGAAGTCGTGGCAAATTGAAAAAACAATACGCATCAAAAGAAAAACCTATATCTCTTTTTGCGATCGACGAAGCACAAGACCTTAATGAAGTTTGGGAAGAATTACTAAACAGAAATAAAGAAAGAGTTTCTACAATAGCAGTCGGCGACGACAGACAGCAGATACTTGGCTTCAACGGTTCAAAGAATATAATGCAGTCAATTTCTCCCGATTTTGTGCCGAAATTAACACAGTCATTTCGCTTTGGTAGTCTTCTCGGGTACATGGCGACGCTCATTCTTGGTCGGGAAAATAAGTTACTTCAGGATCTCTTGGATGAAGGCAAACCGTTAACTGCAGAGCAGTGGAAATACGTTGAAGGGGCTGCTGACACGGCAGCTAAACGACACATAGAAAATATTTTTTCATTTGTTAAAGCTGGCGATTTTGGTGCAGCAAACAGCGTTAACGATACTGTTAAGCGACTTTATGGAGTTAGTTTTGATTCATATTTAAACGGTGAAAACTTTGCAGGAATGACGCCAAAAGCAAGAGCAAAAGCGCTTACTGAATTAAGAAAAGAAATAGACGACGCAAAAACTAAAATTGCAAAAGCCTTAAGCACTCGAGTTGTCGATGAAAAAGAAGAAGTTTATTTTGGTAATTTGCCAGACATGGCTCTGTCGCGTGGAAAAGTTCAAACTGTCCATTTAGCAGTTCAAACATGGAAAGACTTATTCCTTGAAAGTGCAGTTTTCCTTGGCGGAAGAATCGACAATCCAGAAACACTGCGTGATTCCCAGAATCTAACTCAAAATGAATTTGATCAACTCGTTAAGCCTTTAAGTTCAAAAGACAAACCTCAAATAATGTTAACTCAGTCAGCATGGCAAGAAGCTGTTGATTTCTTTCAACATATTGACTGGGCTGAAAAAACTGCAGCCGGTTTAAACCCTGGAAGAAAACCAGAAAAATCACCTTTAATCGGAGATTATTGGGATATGGCAACAATAAGAGAAAGATTTAAATTAAAATCAAAATCTCCAGGAAATTCATTGTATCAATTGTTGTTTCAACCAGTAGACGGACAACCAGCCGGATCTCAGACAATGTTTGCAAGCCAGATGCTTGTTTCCCTAAGGGGTGGCGGAGTAGTGCTTGCGGATGGGACAAAGTCGCACCGTTCTTCTAGCATCAGGCCAATGAGGGACAGCCTTGATCTAGGCTTGATGGAGTTTGAAGAAAAAACTCTTAGTCAGATTCTGTCAAGTACAGATAGGAGTTCAAAATCATCAGATGTTAACGCCGCAACAAAAATATTTGTTGTACAGCCTGATGCAAAAGGAACCAAGGATGCTGTTTATTTTGAACTTGAATATGATTTCAAAGACGGCCAAGATGCTATTAACCCAGATGACTTTCAGGTTATTGTAGAAAAAATACCAGATCAGCCTGGAGAAAGATTAAGAGTCACATCGAAGTGGACAAAGGCTGACGGAACCCCAAAGTTTGAGACAATTGCTGAGTTTGGAGAAGCTGAAACGGTAGAAGAACTAGAAAAAATCGCTTTTCGAAGAATGCGAAATAAACTTGTTATGACAGCTACAGCTGGCAGATCAAACACGGGCACAGATCCACGTGAAACTTTTTATGCAACTAAACAATTTAAATGGACTGGAAAATTAATTCTTTCTGGTGACGGAGTCGATACTGGAAGACCTCAGGCGGTATATGCAGATCCGAACAAGTACCCGGATACTTCCGGAAGGAACTTCGATGGAGCATACCTGTCCGACACTTTAGGGATACTTGATCGCCTAGGGCTTCAGTCGAGGACGAGACTGAGCTTCGGAGTTGGCCCGAAGGTGAGCCGCGCAAAGGGCAGAGATTATGACGGATTCGTCATAGATGCAAAAGATGACCCAGAAGAAGCTACAAGAATAATAAACCTCATTGGTGATGCTGTTCGCAAAAGTGCAAAAAAACGCGGTGGTGATGTCGTCATACAAACTGGAACAACAGCAAAAGGCAAAGAAGGAAAATTTGTTCTGGTGCTTGATGACTTTACAGATCCTGACGATGACTTAAACGTAGACATTCTTGAAGCAGCTAAGCGCAACGGTTCGGGACCTCCGGGCTGGATAGAAGAAATGAATCTTCAACACGTGGTCGTAACTAGGGCTATGAGAGCGATATCACTATCACCGAGAATGTGGATGGCGCACTTTGCCGAAGGTCAAAAGCGTAAAGAAATTGCAGACCTCATTCGCGACGGTGTCGAACGTAAAATTTTGCCAGAAGATTTTGACAGAGAGAGTGAATTATCACTCGACAAATTGCCAAAAGTGTATAGAGAAATAGAAGAGTATGCCGCGGAAGGGAAAGACCTAACCGATTTTAACGCTTCAAGAAGAAGCGTCCTGAGTCTTCCGGATGATGAATTAATTGCTGAAATGAGACGAATAGGCGTACCTGACGTAGCAACACAAGGGTTCATCAAACGAAGAAAAGAAGTGATGGATGAATTTGCCGACGCAAATGTTTCGGAAGAAACGTTACGTGATGCTTCCGTCCGCATAATGAGAGAACGAGCACGCGAAATTATCGATGGTCCAATGTTTGACCCAGCCGCTCAGTTTCCAGAGGGAGAAGATGACGGGCGGGGGATTTCAGACGAGGACCTGACTGTGGACGACGCTGACAATGTGCTTGACGAGCTTGACGAAATAAGCACGATCGAGGCTGAAGATGATGATGATGATGATTTTGATGAAGATTTTGATGCTGGATTCTCTTCAGGTGCGGAACCTTCGGAAACATCCGAGGAAGCTCCTGATGTAGCAAAAGGTTCGAGTAGGGCTTCAAAAATAACTGGAACTCCAGAGGGCAGGTTCGGAAGACGCGTGAGCAGATTTGAGAATAGGGCAGGAATGCAGCAGCGCCTATCTGCCCTAGAGCTCGCAGGAATACGTACAGATGTGCGCATTGACCCTCAAGATAGAGACAGAGTAACTCGTTATGCGATGCAATTCTGGAACGCCTTCAATCAGACAGGCATTGCCTTAGATATGCCAGCAGATCAAAATTCAACATCGAAGAATGATCGTGCAAAAAAAATTAATGACAACATCATAAAAGTCGGAGAAAGGATGCGAGCAAGAAAGCAAAGCGACGGATCAAGAGTCGTTAAGATCGGTAAAACAACCGACAATTTTGCAAACAATGATCCTTCCGGTGATTCATGGATGCTTTCGATAAGCAAACTACTTGACACCGTCAGAATCCCTACTGGATGGCGCAGGCAAGAAGATATATCCAGAGGAACTATAACTTCGGAGCTACAAGGGGAGGAGGTCGTGGACGTGGCTACTCCCAAAGTGGGGGTATATTGGACCCAGTCAGAGCCGCTTACCATCCCGAAACTAGCAAAACTCCTTGGACTTAACGTTACGGAAGAAGCAAAGCTTAAGGGCGATACGGCTGCGCTCACGCACGACACCGTAAGGTATCTATTGGCCGAAATTGGTAGTCAGCCAGAATTTAGCGGGTGGAGATTGTTTTCTCCAGTATCCGATATGGAAGCCGAAGAAGAAGGCATGAACGCCATAGAAAGACTCGTCGAAAATACCGGCCGTGCAAACATGAGAGATCGTTTTATTATCGAAACATTTGGAGCAGACGCTTATCCATACTGGCACGACAGGGGAGACTTTATAGGGGGGATCGCCGAGGAGGAGATCTATGGGTCAGGGAAGATGCTTACCGCGGAAGAGTTTGATGACCTGGAGGACGGAGCAAGACGATTCAACGCCGTAGGCAAGTTCGAGAATTCTCCTGCCGCAAGGGACGACTCAGAGGCAGAGGTAGAATTAAGCTATCAAGGAACTATGGGCGAGGCTTTCGAGGCCCTTCCCCCTGATATTGCCAGCAACGCCCGCAGAGGCAAGGGTAGCCGTGTTCAGCGAGCAGATTTTACTTTATCGCAACTTCTTGACCATCTCGGCATATCGGAAGATGAATGGCCGAAGCAACTTAAGCCAATCCTGGAAAAAGCTTTTGGAGAGGATTTAGACGCCGAACTTGATCCAGACGACGTGAAGAAGGTAGACGCCGAACTTGATCCAGACGACGTGAAGAAGGTAGACGTTGGACTTGGTGAAGACGCCGTGAAAGAGTGGAAAAAAGATGGAGTACCCATTGCCTATATTGCGGAAATGATCAGAACTGGGGTCATCCCGAATGCTCGCGATGTATTCGGCGTAAATAAGGCAGGCCAAAAGCTGGATGAGGAGCTTTTGGCATCCAAGGCCAACGTGTATGAAGCTTTAACAGAATTCATTGATAGGTCATTCCCTGGTTCAAGCCTTAACAGTGTTCAAAGTAGGCAATTTATTATCAATAGCAGGGAAATGGGGACCGTACTGCAGGCTGCCGCAAAAAGAAGAGGTAAGACTTTTTCAAAAAGATTAGGCGACGTGCCTAGATTCTCGAGGTCCGAATTGCAGGAATTCGTTGATCAATTTAATAAAATATTTGGCACAAACCACACAATAGAAGACATCTTCAGCGGTGAGCAGTTGAGGAATGCCCAGACCCGCTTAAGGGAAGGCACGACGGTGTACAAGCCTTCTGCTCCTGGACGTAAGGGAAAAAGAAAAACCTCGCCAGAAATAATCAACAAATAAGGAAGATAAAAACTATTTTTCTTAAAGCCATTGAATGTTGCTAATTTTAAGGCTCGGAACGTGATACGTTATAGTTTGCCACACAGTTTATAGGTCAATGTCCCGATGGTCATTCACCCACACAATAGGAGCCATATGAGCTACGATGAAAAAGCAATTGTAAGCATCAACACAGAGGGCATGGTGCTCAAATGTGCAAAGGCGCTTGCCCCAGCAGAGTGTGGATACGTCAAAGACGCAGAGATCTGCGGCAAATGCGGAGCTATCCCAGTAGAGATGAAAATGGTGCCACTCAACGAGCTGAGCGAAGTTGATGGAAAAGGCGTTCTGCCACCAGGAATGGCTCCAGAAGAATTGGAAGCAGCAATGGGGGCAATGGATAAGAAGCCAATTAAAAAGCCAATGCCCGAAGCCGCCATGGAAGACGAAGAAGAAGACGAAGAAGAAGTGGCTGAAAAAATGTATGGCATGATGCCTAAAAAGAAGAAAAAGGGCATGGGCATGGCCGTCCCAATGATGGACGAAGAAGAAGAAATGGAAGAAGAAGAAGAAGAAGTAGAAGAAAAAGGGCGCGGAGAAAATATGATGGGCCGTGGAGGCCGCCCACAAAATATCATGCGCGGTGCTAGCCGCAGCCGAAAAGAAATAATGCCAGCAGAAGAAGGCATGGACGACGAAGAAGAAATGGACGACGAAGAAGAAAAAATGATGCCTCGTCGTGCGCGTCGGCGCAAAGCAATGGGGCCGAATGCCGATGTTGATATGGAAGATGATGAAGACGGCGATCTAGAAGACGAAGAAATGATGGAAGACGAAGAAGAGGCCGCAGAAGAAGAAGAAGAAGAAGAAGAAGAGGAAGAAGAAGACGACGAAGAAATGATGATGGGTGAAAAAACATTTTCGCCGTCAGATCCGGAATGGGAAGATATTCGACGTCTTCGAATCAAGTCCATGGGCATCAAACCTTCAGACATGGGCGCATTTGGCTACGTATGCGTTATTGAGCGCAAAGCTTATGCCGGTTCTTCGACTGTTTGTGATGACTGCCCTGGTGGATGTGTTGCCGAAAAAGGCCTTCCAGGAATATTGCATGCCGAAGGATTGGCTGAAAAAATGTTTCAGGGTTCAGTCATTGATTCTGGTTACTCCGCAGCTGCCGACATGTTTGTGGTCGACGTCCAGACAAAAGATGGTGGCGTAAAAGAAGTCTTCATAGATGGAACAAATGCCGAGATCATGGGCTTTCACAAGCTTGACGTTTCGGAGTTCGAACAAAAATCAGACTTTATTAATTACAAACTTGTTGACTTCACGGAAGCTGCAGACATAGCTGTTAAGGCGATTGATGGAACAGTTATAGCTGTTGAACCAGACACGTTTGAGGGTTTTGATTCATATGCTGTTGAGATCGAAGGGTTTGACGGAAAATCTTATGACGTCTTTGTTGCGCTAGACGGAGAAATTCTCGGCTACGACAGATACGAACAAGATGAATCTGAAGAAATTGAAGCAGAGGCAGCAGAGCTTGCGCTCAAGAGAGCATTCTCTGAAGAACGCCGAATGGAACTGGCCAAAGATGGCATGGCACTTTCTGATGGATCCTACCCAATTGTAAACGAGTCGGATTTGAGAAATGCAATTCAAGCATATGGGCGCGCCAAAGATAAAGAAGCGACAAAGTTGCACATTATGAAGCGTGCAAGAGCACTCAAAATGGAAAGCTTGATTCCAGCAAACTGGATAGCTGGATCTAAAGAAAAGAGTGAAAACACAGATGATGCGCATTTCCTTGCTTCTCTCGTTGAGTTCCAGCTACTCGAAGAAACACTCGAAGACAACAAGTAATAGAGGTGCCCGCCATGACGGGTATTAGCATTGAAAAAGAAAGAATAATTGTCTCTTCGCGTCTTGTCGCTCCTCAAAAATGCTGCGGTCAATCGATTGATGAAAGGGCAACAGCTTTTAAATCTTCCGTTCTTGTTTCCGTAAAATCTGAAAAGTTAGACGCTGGAGTAGCAACAAAAGCATTGTCAGACATGTTCCCGGGAGTAAGAAAGAAAGCTTACGAGGATACTGACAACAGAAAGCGAGAGTTCACCGCTGACTCGCGTCCAGGAGTAAAAGAACTAATTCCTGGTCATCGCGTTGAAACAGCATCAAAAGGAGGACCAGGTAAAAGACTTGTTTTGTTTCCTTCTAATGTTTCGCAAAACAGTATTTCTACGTTGCCAAATATGGGCTGGTTGGATGATCCCCCCAAGTTGTCATTTCAACAAATTCTTGAAGAGGAAAAACGAAAACCGTCAATTCAGTTAACAATTTATGATGTTGATAAAAAAACGGGACAGGTAAAACCCGAATCAGCAAAAAAAGTAGATCAGTTAGCTCAAATATCTGGTATGACATTTGAGGAAAGACAAAAAGCTTTAAGCGCTTTGAAGATTCTGCGTCCGGATATCCAGACCAAAAAACTTCCTGGTCGTTCTCTTGGAAGTATGATCCCCGGTGGGTCTTTGATAAGAAGATTTTCAGGTCGCTTTGGCGTTCTGATGGATGAAAGAAATAAATTTCGCTGCCCTCCGGGAACTCCGGCAGCAAATCAGTTTACCGACATGTTTGGATCCAATTGCTTTGGGTTCAGTGGTTCAAGATTTGCCAAATACGCAGCACGACAAGCGCAAGATCTATATCCGGATTCACAGCAGGAAGATACTGGCGGATTCAGGAATAAAGCTTCCAGTTTCTTCAGGTGGCTTTATACTTCAGAAACTAGACCAACTTCTCGGTCTCAAATTGATTTTAGTGACTTTCCTGAGTTGCAACAAGAGATTATCGCCTTAGAGGATATCGATAGAGCAAGAATAGGAAGAACAGTTTCCTATGACATGGCCACCGGTGAGCGCATTCCCAGTACTGACTGGTCCGGGATCGACCTCCCAGAAAACATGCGGCTATTCAAGCACGGAATGGCAAATGCTCAACGAGTTGCTGCCGCGAGGGACGCTAGCGTAAATCAACTTCAAAGAGATCTAGGGGTAGACACATCTGAATCTTCTCGGTTGGTAAACGAAGACTTGGTTAACACTTTTGAAGCCCTTCGGGAACGCGGTATCTGGGATATAGAGCTTGACACAACAAGACTTACTCCCCTGCAGGTTCGCCAATTAATGGAAGAGCGTTTAGCAAAAATACCCAACTGGGTAAGGCTTGATGCAAAACAAAAAGAAGCAATGCTTGAAGCGGACGTGAGCAGATATTACGAAACAGAGCGTGGTTTTTTAGAATCAATTTTGGATCAATTTATTAAAAATCCAGCAGCAGCTAGATTCGTCAAAAAAATAGAATACACCCCAAACTCGACCGACGAAGCTTCGACAGGATTCCGGGGGGGAAGGGGTGGAGCGCCGATATACGCAACTATAAATGTCAATATGAATAGGATTCTCAGCAATCAAGAATTAATGCTTCCTTCGTTGAGGCCAGACCAGCGATTAGGAGTGGCCGCTGTAGGAGCAGCAACGGATGCAGCGGGGCAAGAAGCCGTAGCCGACTTCTTAGTGAACTCTAATCATTTTGCTAAAAGGATGGCTGGACTCGTAGGCGGTCCAAAAACATTTGCAGCATTTATTGGAGCACACGAATTTGCTCACGTGTATCAAGGTCTGGCGTTCTTAAGGGAAGCCGAAAGAAAAATGCAATCACCCGAGGGCCTTGACGTTCCCGTTTATGACAGAGATAATAAGTTTCTAGGGATTAAAACTGTATCAAGCATCGAAGAAATGACTGGTACAGATTTATTTAACCTAATGGATAAGATGAATGATTCGATAGACGTTAAAGACCTTGACAATGCATTGTCTAAAATTGAAAACGTCAGAATGCTTGCTGGTATTTATCCTGACACTTATGCTGGAAGCGAAAGATGGGGCCTTGAGGCTTCCGCCGAAATTTGGGGTTTACGCGAAGCTGGTTTGGTATGGGGGGAGGACGTAGATTCCGCACTTAGTTTTATAGATGATGCAGCAGCTAGGCCGTCTCGGGTTGCGCGAGTCGATTCAGATGTTGATGCTGATGCAGCAGATTTAGCAAGCACTGCAGGAGCTCCGTCTACTCAAGCAGGAGGAGTTGCTACTCCTGTATCTCAAATGGACGCTGACCAGTTAGATGAGTATCTTGTTAATCTAGCTTCAGACATGGAAGCAACGCAAGAGATTGAAAGAGAACAACTCAAAGAATACATATCCAATATAGCCAATCTTTCCGAAAATGAGATGATAGACGAGGCTGCATTACATTCGTTAAATGTTGACACGATTGAAGAATTCTCCTTAAAACCATTGCGCGAGCAGGACATCCTAGATGATCCAAATGAAGACCCTCGCCTTACAGATCTAAAACGCCAACACAGAGACATGTTAATGAGCGCATGGCAAAAGCGTTCTGATATTAATCAAAAAAAATATGATGACGTTAAAAAAGCTTGGCGCAAGAAATATGGGGTAGGTGCCCGCGGAGAGCTGGAAAGATTCGATGACGACGTTGTATCTGCCAGAGAGAGGGCTGGACTCTGGACTCCGGATCAAGCCAGAATGGCAGCTCAGCAACTATCCCTGAACGAGCTAACCGATAGAGCTAAGGACATGTCGGAAGATGACATCTTGTCTGAAGTTGTTCGATCAACCAGGCTCTTTCCTTCAATTGAGCCTGGTTCAACACAAGCTCTAGAAATCGCAACAGGAATAGAAATCCTGAAAAATGAGCATGTAGAAAGATCTGTTAAAAACGGAGACAAGCGTAGCAGGGCAAGGATTCTGCGCGATCTTGAAGAGAAAATTGAAGAAACAATCTCTCCAAAGCCAAAACCATCCAAGAAATTTAAAAAGGCTCAAGACGTAGCGGACTTTGCGACTGCTGAGAGAGCAAGACATCGCAGGTCAATCAACAAACAGCAAGCGGCAGCTTTAAGGGAAATTGCAGATTTTGAGGAGAATCCGATTGCTTTGATGCTTTCTCCCGAGCTTCAGGTTCAAACAGGCAGAGCGATCAACAGAGTTACGGCAAGAAGAATTAGGAATAACTTAGCGGTAAATGACAGCAAGTCCGGGCAAGCAGACCTTACGGCGCAAGTGAAGAACATACTACTTCCAGCACTTGAGGCATTTGACAGATCTTCCGCATCGGAAGGTTTCGAGATGGAAGCCATAATGGAAATAGCTCCCGGAAAAACCATGGGGAATTCCATCGGCAGAATTGTCGAGCAGGATGGTTTTGTTTCTGGGGTTGTATCTAGAAGCAACGCCGTGATTCCAGCGGTCTCAAGGGCAGACAAAAAGAACGAAGCAACCTTAAAGAATAGAGTGCGAGTAATTATTCGAGTTCGAGAAGGGGATAGGGGAATATTTCCTGGTCAGCAAGATTCCGGTGCTCAGAATTTTGTCATGCCTCCGGGTTCCTTTAGGATAATCGGTCGCTCTGATGACGGATCGCTAATAGTCGAAGCTGCTCGCCAGATGGATACGGTCGAGGTCGCCGACAGATTTGTTCAAACGCTCACTGAAGGATACGATCGAGGATCTGCTCGCATAGTAGATGACAAAATATGGCGTGACGGCGCAGTAAGAAAAATAAGACCAGTGATAGATCAAGCAATCCTTGACATGCGCTCAAGTGGTCGGGTAGTAGGCCCTAGTTCAGATGACAACTCATCAATAGGAGAAACAAACTCACGCATAAATGGGGACCTGGCTGACCTTGATGGATATTTTGGCGAGGGGATACTGGCCGATGACGGAAGGTTTTCCAGCGGAGCAGTCAGGGACGACGTTTTAGGGTCAAGAGAGAGTCGGCAACAAAGAACACGACGAAGAACTAAACAAATTTCCTCTGACGTAAACGAACTAAGATCGGTCTTGGCTGGAAGAGGGTCTAAGAAATATCCAGAATTGTCTGCTGATTCGATAAGCCCTGACGTGAGGGATATGCTACTTTCTCTTTCTACGGCTGAACTGCAGACGAAGCTTGATGAAATTGGATACAGATTTCACTCCGGACTAGATAGACGGGTGCGCGTAAGAATGCGCGAAGCTGATCTTGAGGAATTCTCTAGATCGGGTAAATTTAGATCAAACATGTCCGCCCCCGGAGGAAGTCAAATACCTGGAGGAAGAAGAGTTGAAAGACTCGCCGCGATGGGTTCATCGGAAAGATCTGCTCGCTTTAGTTCGGGAGCAATTCAAGATTCGGCTTCGCTGTTAGAGCGTCGTGAAATCGAGAAAAAGACAGCTGCTGAAGCGTTAACGATTTTTGATGAAATTATAAATAGTGGTAAAAATGTCGACGACATGACAGAAGGTGAATTGACCAACCTTTTCCAGGGAAGAGTCAAGCGCACAGACAGGCTCGCCATAAGCGAACGAATTGAATTTGTATACGAGGCAGACAACGTTCAAAGCGCACTTGCTCTGATGATGGCTGGACATCACGTTGCCGTTAGATACGAAGATCAAACTTTAACTAAGCAGTCTCAATCTCAATTTGAAAAATTAATAAAAGAAGGAGCCTCTGCCAAGATAGAAGCAGAGCACCCTGATTGGCTTAAATTTAAGCAGGAATTTGCTAAATCCAATCCACAGATGGATATTGGAAACGACAAAGATCTAAAAGAAGCAAAAAGACAATACATTGAAAAATGGACAGCAGACCTTTGCAAGTTGTACAACCCAGAAAAAAATCTATTATGTTCTGGGCATATTGGTATTTTGCGTGAAAAAATGCCTCAGCTGAATGGTCGAACATTTGGAAACGAGTCTCTAGCTATAAAAATGCTCGTATCTGGCCAAGCAAAAGGAAAATGGGCATATGCAGGTAAAAAGCTAAAAGATATAACAAAATTGTTGCCAGAGCAGTCCAATACCGAAAACAGTGAACAATATCTTTCTCGCCTGCGCTCTGAAGGAATAGATCCGGAGATCATTAACGATTACATAAATGCTACTAGATATGACAGACTTTCCAAAATGCACCCATCAAAAGGGGGGCCGCAGGAACCGCTAGGCGAAGAAGATAAAGCATGGTTTTATCAGAATACAAACTGGCAAGATACAGAAGTTGACCTTGAATCTGAATTTATGGATTTTCTAGAAGATGTTATTAAACAACCAGACGGAGGAAACGCAGTTAGAAGAAAAGAAGTAGTTCCTTCTAGCTATGCTCCGTCGCAGTCCCAGTTGGTGGCATCAAAAGTTGACGAAATAAATGAAGCAATTTTATCGGACTCACTAAACGTTGTCGCCAGTATGGAGAAAGATGGATTCCAAAGGGGGACTCCAGAATTTAGAGAAGAATACATTAAGAGAATATTTGAAGAAGATGACAATGGAGCCCGTAAGCATTGGTGGACTGGCGCTATCCTCGCGACCAATGATGGTTTCATTCTTGACGGCCATCACAGGTGGGCAGCCTACACCGTAGCGAACCGTACCCTGGATGAAGACATGCAAATACCATTGCGAGTTAACGAAGTCCAGACTGACATAATTCAAGGGCTAACCCTTGGAAAAGTATTTCAAGATGTATTTGGAATAAAAGAAGCTCGTCTTGGTGTGGAAAATCCATGGGTTAAAGGAGAAGTAGCTCCAGCTACCCCTGAAGAAGTAGCGATGGTTAAGGCAAACCTTGACGAAACAGTCGGAGAGCGCATTGATGAATTGTACGACAGTGGAGACTTCATACAGCTTGGATCAGTTGGTCTTAAGAATAACCCAGATTACGCTGAAGCAGCAAGAAACAGACAGAGACTTGCCGCGGAGAGAAGGCCAGGCCCAGCTGCCCGAGCAAGACAGCGCGAAATCGAAGAAGCATTAGAATTTGAATCTAGGGACTCCGCTAATTCATTTAGTTCGGGCCGTACAACATCTATCACTAGCGCTCAAAGAATCAGAAAGTCAGAAGCAATAGTTGATGCTGCAATTTCTCGAACAAATGTAGACAAAAAAACAAAAGAATCAATAAAATTTGCACTTGGATTAATCGACGGATCCTCTGAAAGGCGACTACCAAGGGAAAGCATTGAGCAGATAGGGGCAGAAATTGCAAGGCGCTCAGGCAATGACATTGCAAAACTTGCCTTACTGGAAATGGCCGACCGCGGGAAGATAAACAAGAACGATATAGCTGAGATACTCGGATCGATCGATTATTCTGCGGATCAAAATATTTTACCGGATCAAGCTCAATCAATAGAAAGAGCATTTAAATCTGCATTGAAGGCTCTGAAAGAGTCTACAGACAATGCCGCAAGCGAAGATATTGACACGGGAAGGACAGGAGGGCCAAGCAGGTTGGCCAAAGTACGACGTCAGATGAAGCGTGGTTCAGTAAGTGAAGAAAGAGACGTCATTTCTGGAAAAAACGTTGGCTTTGCCATCGATGGGATTACCAAAGAATATTACTCGCGCATAGGGCTTCCAGAAGAAATGAGCGATGAGATGTTACCAGTACCGGGATACGTAGTGCACAAATCTCACATTGATGCTAAAAAAAATAAAGTCAAGAAAAATGGCGTCGGTAATTCTTTGGCTAATGCCGTGTTTGAAGTAGGGGACGAAGATGAAATCGGCGACGGGCTCACGGCCTTAGGGGATATCGAGGTGGTCCTCAAACCACAGGTATCGAACAGAACAGCTTATTCGGTCGGAGATTCCTTGACGTCTGGGGCAAGACCTGTAAGGTTAAATTCAACCAACAGGGAAGATATATCAGACGCTATTCTTGGTTCTACAAACAAGAATTCTCCCTCAAGCAATGTTGAAACCATGTTGCATATGCTCGCCGCGGATAAATCTAATGACTTGTCGATCGTGAACGCGTCATTTGATGAAAAATCTAAAATGCTAACTCCAGATAGCAATACTCTTGACGCTACCGAGCGTAAGCAAATAGAAGCTATGGTCCTTGGTGGTTTTGATATGAGCGAAGTCGAACAAATAAACTTTCCTTACTCAAAAATATCCGAGATGGCAAGTAGTGAGAAGATTGAAGATGTGGTCAACCCTACGTCAATTGCCGAAAGATTGCGCAAAGCAGGGTTTTCCGACGAGGAGATACAGTATTTTTATTCTGTAAACCGAGAAGGCTCATTAAACACCGATGCAATGCGTCTCCTGAGAGAATACCGAACGGCAAATAAGATTAAAAAAGATCTCGGTGCAAAAGGATTCAGCAAAGTAAAGATTGCCCACCCCACAGGGATCGACATGGATGACCCTAGGTCTTTTTACAAGGGGGCCGATTCAGCAAACTCAATAGAATCCCTTCTTGCGGAAAGAATACTAAACGAGATAACCCAGCAAGCAAAAACAATGATTAAAACAATGAGGGATGGCAAAACTCCATCTCTGGTTGGCAAAAAAGGAGGCCTCTTGTGAAGGCTGTACTTGTGGGCTCTATTCATAATGACAAGTTGTATTACATAACAGACGCTGGCCCTGGAGAAAAAGATGGAATTATAGAAAGACAAAATGGGTCTTCGATTAAAGTGAACTTCATATCAACAACATCAAAAGTTTCTGGTCTCAAAAAATTTAGAACGACTCGGTTTCATCGCTTTCTATGGGATAAACCAAAGAACGTTGTCAATGGTTCTTGGTATAAGACTTTTGTAACAAAAGAAAAAGAAATTCCAGAAAAATCTTTAGAGCAAGCCGTAATCCTTACTTCAGTCGGAGAAGCTCGCAGTAAAATTAAAACGAAAGACGCAAGAGCTCTTCTTTTCCTTGCAAATAGTGACGATAAACTTGCTGCTACTTCTACATGCTGCGGAGAAATGCTAAAGTCAGTAGGCGGAACTTATTCTTTTGGGACACAAACTGAAAGAAAAGAAGCGTGGATGGCTATGAAGATTATGCGTAATCTGGAAGGTAAATAATAGATGTCAAACGTTAACGAAAAAGCTGACCCACTTGGCGGTATCTTGCCGCAAGAATTGGTCACTGGGGATATCCTGCGTGGATATGGCCCCCGACGAGGAAATCTGGAAAGACTCCTTCGTTACTGGCGTCCCATAATGAAAAAGCCAGGTGGCTTTACGAGATGCAGAGTCATACTTGCAAATCATCCAGAACTATACCCGCTAAGCAATATATGCGCGTGGCTACACCATGAAACGACTGGATTGTGGCCAAATGAAGGTTGCCACCATCCAGGAATGAAAAACTGCAAGAAGAAATTAAAAAAGTTGACAAACTGGACTGATTCTCAATTCTTATCTGCACTAGCTGGAAAAAAACCCAAAAACGTTATACGAGGATCAAAAAAATCCGACGACCAATATGAAGACATATTTTTTTATGACTTCATTGATCCCGATATTAAGTCTGAGAGTCAAGTAGTTACCGAAAGTGATATGAAAAATGCCATTGAAGTACTTGGCGAGTTTTGTGCGATGGAACAAAAATTTGTTAAATTTTTACAGGGGGACGAAAACTGGGAAATTGAAGGAGAAGAAATCGGCTCAAGCAAAAAAGTAGCTTTTCCTTATGATTCGACACTAGAGACAAAGGTTGACTGCTGTGGATGAAGAAGTTACTTATGTCATCCGGGTCGTTGTTTCAGACCTGGAGCAAAAAGAATTTACTGACTACATTCGTGGAGCTCCAGCAGAAACGCAGCAATTAGTTACGTATAAAGCTCTTTCCAGATTAAACGGAAACACTAGAAAAAAAACTTCCGTTTCTAAATATGGAGAAATAAAATTTAAGGCAAACGCTTTACGTCAAATTGGAAGTAGCATCTTAAGCTCAGCTATCCCTGGTGACTCAAGCCCTCTTAGATCCCCCGTGAGGTCGTCAATCTACCGAACTTTGACGCCTGGATTTGGCGGAGGCAGAAGAGGTGGGTCAAGACCTGGAGAGAACAGAGCTCATCGATGCCCCGAGGGCTATCAGTATGGCGGAAGATTTACAGATAATAGGTTTACAACTTGCGGAGCTCAACTTTTTGCGATCCCTTCAATTTTGGGAGCTGCAATTTCGGCAGTACGGAGAGCAGTTTCAGGTGTAGCCACCCCTACAATTACTGGGAGAATAGCAACTGGAGAGCAGGCTGATAGTTCCATAATTCAGTCCAGACAGGCTCAAATCCCAAGAGTTGGAAATGAAAACAGGCAAGTTTCATCCGCAAAAGCCAAAACTTTAACAAAAGAAATAGGATCTTTCCTTTCTCAGAGCTCGGAGCCGACAAGAAGAATGATACGGCGCGATGGCTTTGTTCTGGAGCCCGTTGTGGCCAATAACGTACTAAGAGCAATCCCCGACAATAGAGACATGGAGGGAGCAACCTTCATGATGGGCGTACTTGATTCTCCTTCAATAGGTTCTGAAGAGCTCGGCTTGCTTTCTAACACCGGCGTGCAGAAACTGCTCTATGTCCTTCCAGGAGGATCAACCCTAACTCTTGAAAAAGCAAGAAAACTTTCAGTTGGCGAAAGAAGAAAGCTCGGCAGAGTTGTGAACAGTTCAATGGAAGTCGATAATTCAAAAGACCCTTCTGCGCGACTAAAGAACGTTTCACAAGAACTCGAAGGAGCGATTGCTTTTTCCGAGAATATTATTGGAGTTTCCGACCCTAATAGTATCGGAAAGTCGGGAAAACCAAAATGGGCTTCCGCCTTGCTTTCAGGTAAAAAAATTAAAACTCCGAAGGCAAGCCAGGATGAAGAAGAAGATATTGACATTGGTCGTACCAGGAAAAAAATATCCAATATCGACAACGCGATACAGCACCTAGAAAATGGCGGAACGCTGTCAGACTTAGATCCGAAGATAATCGGCGATGTCCTTAGCAAAACGCAGGCTGTGAAGCGACAGAAAATAAATGAAACCATATCGATAATAGAGGATTCGGCTGGCAAGTATTTCGTGTACGAAAATCCTGCCAAATTTCAGCACATGGGAGAGATGTTTGCTTCCGACCTGCAGCGGTATCTTGGGTTGCCTGCTCCGGAAGTTCTGCCTATTGGCAAGCCAGGGGAAGTAAGACAGTATATTCGACAAGACGTTGAAATGACATTCCCCGATGCAAAGTTTGACTCATCTAAAAAATTTACAGATCTAAGCCCAGAGGACGTAGCAAGAATAATGATCTCTGATTATCTAACTGATCAAAGATCTCGTCCATCTACTTCAATTTATCCAATAACAAGTGGACAGGAACTAAGGGCTGCACTTGCACAAAATACATCTTCCGGATTAGTCGATCTGTCTAAAGTGCAGATAACAGAGAGGATGAAAGCACGTCTTAGAGATTTCTACGAAGCTGAGCTAGTCCCAGCTTACAGTGATTATTACCAGCAATTAAAAGCTGATCAACGAGTTCTTTTTATCAAGTATATAAATCAATTAATAAGAAGAGCAAGAACTTATAATCCAAGGAATTCGTTCTCTGGCTCTAAAAATTACGGAATGTCAACTGGGGAAAAAATACATCTAAATATCATTACTAAGTTGTTTGAAAGCCGTTTGGACTCTTTGAGCTCGCAAAAAAATGATATTCGAACAATATTGATGGGTGGTAGGTAATGGAAATATCAATAATAAAAGATCTGCTAAGAGGAACGCCTCACGTAGTGGTTGCAAGAACAGGCGACTCGATTCTTGCAAAGTCAGTAACGGAGTTTGGGGCAGGCATAGCTATGGCGATCCAAACAAATGGCAAAATAAACCATAAAGGCCTGCCTGATGGGTTTGGAGCAACCGACTTCAAGCACGTGAGTGACAACATTGCAAATATGGTTTTAGAAACATACGTCGACCCGGAAATTGAAAGAATTAAGTTAATAAATAAAGCAAGTTCTTCACAAACTGCAAAATCACACAATGAGCGAAACGTTATTATGCGTTCTAGGTTGCGCATGTCTTCGTCTGCCGTCCCCATCAGACTTGCCAATAGCGTTGATTCAAAATTGAACCTGATTGACTACAAAGCGTCAAAATTTGTAACAACCAGCAGCCTCGGAAGCGTAGTTGCCACTTTAAATAGCAACAAGATCTCTTTTGACTCAAATAAAAACATCCTCGTTGCCAAAAAAGACGATCCAATGTCAAATGCGATCATAGATCGCGTCATACGGCTGACTGGGGCTGGGACAGTAAGAAGATTTATGCAACGAAAGTCAATTACGGTCCAAGACAGCACTTCAAACGTAAATAGAAGAGCAAATAGAAGAGCAAACTCACTTACGGCAGTTGACGATGAAAGCTCATCAACAAAACAATTTTCTCACAAGTTTAAAGAATCATTAAAATCGCGTCTTCATTAAGGATAGGCAATGGCAAAAGAAAAATCAGAATTAACCAAAAAAGCTGAAGCTCTAAAAGTTGCTGCGCAAATTGGGTGCTCTGGGGCGCACAAGTCTTCAGATGGGGAATGGATGCCATGCTCGTCAATGGATGAGCTAAATAGAATTTCCGAGACAGCCGAAACCGGTAAATGGAGGTCGGTTGTCCCTGGCTATAAAAAAAGTGAAGACAAAAGCAGAAGCAAAGGAAAGCGAAAAAAAAGACCTAAAGATTGGGAGAACCTTACCGAAAAACCAATCATGGGGATTGTCTCTATAGATAGTGGTCTAGTGTCCGGTAATCTTTTTGGGGCAAAAGAAGTGAACCCCTGCTGGGATGGGTATGTCATGCAGGGTATGAAAAAAGGCAAAAAGGGAAAACTTGTCCCCAATTGTGTTCCAATAAAAACTAAATCTGCAGTAGGCCCTGAATTTGTTAGGGAATCAGATTCTGATGTTTTCCTCGATCCGGAATCAGCTCGTGCGCGGTCAAGGCAAATTGGCTGTATTGGAATTAGTAGGCGAGTAAGCAAAAATGGCAGAGCGGTCTGGATGCCATGCACAAACATGACGGACTATGCAAATAGGGTCGGGACAACATCGTTAGGCCGCAGAAATATTGAAAAAAATAAAAAAAGAGAAATGGAAAGAGCAACTAGAACAGTTGTTGCAGACCTTGATTCAAGACGTCCGAAGAGGAAAGTTGCCCTAATAGAACAACTCAAAAATAAGTAATTCATTTACTATTTACACACTTTAATTGCAAAATATAATTAGTTGCAATAGAGGTAGTGAATAATCTGTTATTTTTGATTATTACTAGGGCTGGGTGCTTACCTAAGCCGAGCAAAGAAAAGCATCATAAAACCAACCCTTCAACAAACAGGAGTCAATATGTCGCAAGACAATGGAAGAATTGATGAGCTGCAATCAGCTCTCAGAGTTAAAATGGCTGACAATAAGGCCATTGCTGACTCATTCAAGGTAGAAGAAGGAACAGTTGTTGTTTCTTCAGAACAAAAAACAGCATTCGACAAGAACATGCGTGACATTAAGGAAATTAAATCACTCCTTTCTGACTTGCAGACAATGGGTGACGTTGACAGCTGGTCTTCGCAGCCAGCATCAGAGTCGGTCGCATCAAGCTATTCAGCTGCAGCATCAGAAATCAGCCAATTGACCTCAAGCGAGATCAAGAGCATCGGTCAGATGTTCCTTGACTCAGTAGAGTTCAAGGCACTTGCTGGTGGCCGTAACGGCGCAAACATGGCAGCTCCATGGATGGCAAACATCTCTTTGAGTGGCTACAATGTGAAGGATGTCTTCTCTGGCTTGCCTTCAACAACCGTAGCTGACAGCCGTCTCGGCTCTTTCGGTACGGTTCAGCGCGATCCGATGGTAACACCACCAACACGCACAAAGCGCGTTCGTGACTTGTTCCCTGTTCGGACTACAACAGCAGCAGTTATTGAGTACTTCCGTCAAATCGGTTTTACGACGATTTCTGCTCCAGGCGTAACTGCAAGCACCTACTCAACCAACAACGCAGCGTCTACTGTCGCTGAAAGAGTTGGCGGAGTATTTGGGTTGAAGCCACAATCTTCATTCCAGTTCGTTGGTGAACAGGCCCCAATTAGAACACTCGCTCACTGGGAAGCAGCACACCGCAACGTTCTTGCCGATGAACCACAGCTTCGCTCAATCATCGACAACGAGCTTATGTACGGCTTGCGCCTCCTTGAGGACAATCAAATCCTCAACGGTGACGGACTGGGCGAAAACTTGCTCGGCGTGATGAACACCCCAGGAGTCCAGGAATACGCTTGGTCTGACGGTGTTGCTGGAGTTGCAAACGTTACGGCTGGTGACACCAAAGCTGACGCAATTCGCCGTGCGGCTACACTCTCCTTCTTGGCTTACTACGAGCCAAGCGGTATCGTTGTTCACCCAAATGATTGGGAAGACATCGAATTGACAAAAGACGTCAATGGCCAGTACCTCATCGCAGTTTCTGTTGCGATGGGTGGCGAGCCAAGAGTATGGAGAATGCCACTTGTTGATACTCCAGCAATGCAGGAAGGTATGGCTTTGGTCGGCGCGTTTGGCACCGGTGCTCAGCTTTATGACCGCGAGCAGGCATCTATCCGCATCAGTGAGCAGCACAGCGATTTCTTCATCCGCAACGCGATTGTTATTCTCGCCGAACAACGCCTCGCCCTTGCGGTAAAGCGTCCAGAAGCATTCGTCAAGGTTGAATTCGACGCCGCTCCTACTGCGTAATTAACAATACCCTTAATTAACGGACCCCCTGGGAGTAATTGCTTTGGCAGTGAAACCAGGGGGTTTCGCTTATACGGCTTGACCTGTGCCAGAATTGGATAATGGAAATGACAAATGAAAAAGATGAAGAACTATTTGATTCGCTTTTGCAGTTTTCAGAAAAACTTGACCAGGAAGAAGAATTTAATCAATTGATTGAGCAATCTTTTGTGGAGTTCAAGTCCTCTTCAATGATGCCTATTTATGATGAATATTGGGGATCTACTGTTGTCGGAGAAATAAAAATATCTGCTGATGAACTGAACTCCAAAGCGGCAAAAAGACGTCCAGTGCTTCGCGATCCGAAGGGGGGGCTTACCGCAGCGGGCAGGGCTTACTTCAAAAGAAAAGAAGGATCAAATCTGAAACCTGGTGTAATGGGGCCAGCGAACACTCCTGAAAAGATGCGTCGCAAAGGTTCTTTCTTAACAAGATTTTTTACAAATCCATCTGGGCCGATGAAAGATGACAAAGGGCGCTCTACTAGATTGGCTCTTTCTGCTGCAGCGTGGGGGGAGCCTGTTCCCCAGAACTCTTCCGACGCGGCAGCTCTTGCTGCCAAGGGACGACGCCTCCTTGAGCGATACGCAAACGCTAAGAAAAAAAAGAAGTCGTTATCAGAAGACGTTGTTGTAACTTCTCATTTATCAACAAAAGCATTAATAAATGTTGAGGTTCCTTCATATATGAAAGGCATGACGGGGAAGGGGATCGATTCGGTATACGATTCGGACTTGAATCAGATAACCGACAGCAGGAGAAGAAGGCTTGTATTGGAAGAACTTTCCAATAGTGTCATAGCAGCGAAGACTGGGTATGGATCATATGTTGGTGGATCCATTCGGGACGTTAAGCGCATGGGGCAAGCACATACTGATATGATGCGAATAAGAAAAAAGAAAAAAAATAAAAAATCAAAGATAGCAAAGGCCAAAAAAAATGTCAATAATGGTTAAAGAGCATCACGTAGAATATACCGAAGCTGGCTTGTTGGTAAAGCCAGTAGCCGGAAAGCTTGGAGCAGAAATCGAGGGAGTTAATTTAATTGACTTGATTGACCATAAAGATGCAGGAATTATTGAGACAATTTATAACCTGATGTTGCGTCATAAGGTTGTTTTTTTTAGAAAACAAAATCTTAATCCTGTACAGCATGAAGCTTTTGCAGCGCTCTTTGGAACACCAAGAAGCGCTCATCCACTTCTTCCTGGTAAAAAAGATTTTCCAAACATATTCGAAGTTGATTACACCATTCCGGGTGTGCAGTATCCAGAATATGAGAACAGTGATAAAACAAAGTTTCAGGAACGTGGCGTTGCCTGGCATACTGACATAACGTTTATTGAAAATCCGCCAAAATGTTCAATACTGAATGGCGTCATCATCCCCTACGCTGGCGGAGACACCATGTGGTGCGACCAAGAAGCGGCATTCAGATCTCTAAGCAAGAGAATGAAAGATGCACTACGAGGCACAATGGCTATTCACGATGCGTCTGAAGTTTCTGACATGGGCATGGGTAAAGGTGGAATGTCCAATACTGGAGCAAAGATAGAAGGAATTAACGGCAAAGAAGAAAACGGACTAGTCGACCACTGGGATTACCTGAAGCGTGCTGCGCAAGTTACCGCTCGTCATCCAGTTGTTATAGTCCATCCGGAAACTGGAGAAGAATCATTATTCATAAATCCGGGGTTCACAAGAAGAATTGTGGACTTTTCAAAACCTGAAAGCGACGCAATCCTTCAATTCCTTTTCAAACATACAACTCGCTACGAATTTACTGTCCGCCATCACTGGACTCAGGGAGACGTTATATTCTCTGACAATATATCGACACAGCACGCTGTAGTCGGAGATATTGGACATTCCCCACGTTTGGTTAACAGAGTTACACTAACTGGAGAAAAACTAATTCCGGCACAGGCCTCGTAATGAGTGCTCGCTTTTGGTACGGAGCTACCGTACTGAGGGTTGTAGACGGAGACACTGTCGATCTAATGATTGATCTTGGTTTCAATATTCACCACAAAATTAGAGTTCGCCTATATGGCGTCAACACGCCCGAGACAAGAACAAAAGACCTAGCCGAAAAGCAGATGGGTCTGAGCGCAAAGAAATTCACAGAAGACTGGATTTCCAAGCATAAATGGGTTTACGTGAATACAATCCCAGACAAAAATGACAAATACGGACGGGTTCTCGCAAGGATATTTTCCTCAGAAGACATTGATGATGTAAAAACTGCTTGCTTGAATTTGGATATCATAGAGTCAGGTTACGCTCGAGAGTACTTTGGGGTTGGAAACAAAACTTGGTCCGAGTTTAAATAATTCTAATTTTTCTCAACGAATGCACGCATTTCTTTTATACCACGCAAGAATGTTGAGTACTTAAACTTCATCGGAGCGCTTTCGTCTTTTGTTATTTTTATTTTGTTATTTATAAAATATTCAAACAACGCTTGAAGCTGTATCTTCGCCAAGGATGCTCCAATGCAGAAGTGGGGCCCGAAGCCAAGAGACAAATGCGCTGAACTATTACGCGCTGGGTTAAATAGTTCTGGATTCTCAAATACAGATTCGTCCATGTTTGCAGATGTCAAGAACAGCATCACCTGAGCTCCAGCAGGGATGATATTCTCACCAACCGCAACATCCGTTGTCGTTCTTCTAGCTGAACTAACTACAGGACTCAGGTATCGCAATACCTCATTGATGAATTTTTCCGGTCCTACATCTTTGTAGATTGTGGCTATGTCTGGATTTTCTACATAAAGATCGATAGCCCCAGAAAGTAGATATTTTGCTGTTTCGTTTCCACCGATGAGAATCGCCAACGAATTACCTCTAGCCTCTTCGTAGGTTATGCTCCCATTTTCTTTTGAAGCATTCAAGAGCAGAGATATTATTCCTTCTTTGTCGTCCCAATATCCCGTTTTCGACAGATCGTCAAAATAGTCAAACCAGTTTATTACAGCCTCAACCACTTCTTCTGTGACGTTTTCCCATCCATCGGCTCCCTCCACCATGGCTTCACCCCACTTCCTGAGTAGAGGAAAGTCAGAATCCCTTACGCCCAGCAAGGAACCGATAAAAGTTACGGGAAGTGTCTGAGCAATGGCATTTACGACCTCGACGCTGCCAGCTCCGATTATCCCTTTTACTGCTATGTCGATCACTGCGGTAACATATTCAGAATGCTTGCTAACCGCACTTGGAGTGAGCATTTTTTCAATAACTGAACGTTGCACTCTGTGCCCTGGGTCGTCTACGTCAACCATAAAAGGCTGTGCTATTGAGTTTGCCCTGCCCCCAAACGAACTGGTAAATATTTCAGGACTTCGCAATGCGAAATTTACGTCAGCGTGCCGAGACAATGCATAGGTATTTGTTTTTTTGTCGTACGGCAAAGTAGGACTTGCGCGCCACTGTGCGAACATGGCAAAAGGGTCACGATACAGTTCTTTGTTAAAAATGTCATTTTCCATAGCGCGCTGAGCAGGGGTCGAACCTACAACCTACGGATTAGAAGTCCGTTGCTCTATCCATTGAGCTACCAGCGCTAATGATTTTTATCTGACCATTAATTGCCAAGAAGATCACGTATTGAGATATGACTTCTAGCGTGCCTTTACTTTACAGGGCAAGCTCCAGTAGCGCAATCATCCACCATTATTTCTCCGTCAAATGCTGACTGGACAAGGGGAATGGACATGTCAACCCGCGCTGAAAGTTTTTCATAGGATTCTTTTGTAATTTCCTCGTAGGGAGGAAGGGAAAAATTATGATCGCTATGCAGCAGGAAAGAAACGGATTTAACGCTCTTGTCGTAGTTCTTTTCAAGCCATTCTTTAATTAACGGGAGCTCTTCCTTGCGGTAGTAAACAGTCACGGAAACTGCATTATCGGCCCACTCTGTTTGCATCTTCCTCACCCATTCGAGCTGCTCAACCGCTGTCATGTCAACTGCGAGAACAGAACCCTCTGGAGACCGGCAAGGGAACTCGACCACATAGCGAGTATGGTCTTCCCGTCCATCGATTCCGATATCCCAAATCACCTTGTATCCACGCTTGCGGCAGGCATCGACTAGAGGGTCACTGGAGCCAAAACGAACGCGACGGATATAATACGGAGCATAGGCCGGATGTATGCCGGGGGTTACCCCTGGAAGCAGAGAGAGCGTCCCAGAGGGCTGTACGGTCGTCATACGAACAGACTCCGGGAACCCGTTTTCGGCGGAATACTTCTTGTCTAGCTCTCTTAGGGCTACGTATCCAGCGGACAGCCAAGACAACTGTTCTGCTGTTGATTGAAGAATCCCTGTCACGCTTTGTCCAAGTCTTGCATTCTGACGGACAATTTGTGTTGTTTTTTCATACGGATACGGCAAACGAGTAATCTGCTTCTGCGTTAGATAAAGAAGACGGGATATCTCCTTGAATTGCTCTATGGATTCGATATTCGGCAGGAAAACAGTCGCCAAATTACATGATTCTCCATCAGCTAGACCTATCTCGGCGCATGGGTTGAAGCCCTCAATACTATTATCTACCCTGACTTCACCTAACCGCCCATAGCGACGTGCGAGCTTTCGGTTCACAAGGCCATATGGCTCCCCCGTACCGTCATAGCCCTTCCAGAGCTCCGAGGGGATCTCGTCCCACCCATCAGCATAGAGCGAGTTATTGCTATTTGCTCTCCATGCAGGGATCGAGCCCGACGCCCAGTTCTTTGCCCTAATGAACAAAGCATCATCCGGATCACCCATTGAGATTTGTGCTGATCTTCTTGATGAGCCCGAGACAACGATGCGCCCAATGATGTTACAGATGTCGAGGACATCAATAGAGCGTAATTTTTTTCCAGCTCTATTATCTAGGACTTTACATATATCCGCAATTCCGTCAATCAAAGCACCCGGACCAGACGCTGTGCCGCCAAATCCCTTAAGCGGAGCGCCGTATTCGCGCACCAGAATTGTCGAATATGTAAAAGATTTTCCTGTTTCAAAATAAGATTTTAAAACGCTGTGGAGGAGTCTCTTCCATCCACCTCGACTATCGGGAACAATTATGTCAGCGTCGTTTGATCGCTCGTGAGTGATTACTACTGCATTTTTCACTTTAGGCAAGTCGTGTATTTTTGAGCGCTCTACAGAAAAACCGACACCGCCACCCAGCATTAAATACTCAAACAAAAATTCAAAATCTTCCACTTTTTCGATATTAGTAAAATAACAGTTATTTAAAGAAGCTCCGCCAAACTTTTCAACCATTGGCGTTCCTAGCTGCCATAGCGCTCTTCCACTCATTGAGCAGCGAAGGTTGAACATGTGATCAAACAACCTTTCAGCCTCATCCTGCGTGTAGGGAACTCCGATAGCAATTGCTCCGTTTACAACGCGCTGGATCGTCTCTGGCCAGACTTCTGTTGTTCCATCATTTTTCTTGCGGCTGTATGTTCGCAAAAAAACTATTTCGCCCATTCCGTTAAATCCCCACGGAGATTTCTGTGTCAAGTAATCTTTTACAAAGCTATCTTCGATAAATGCCATTTTTTTTCCTAGCTAATATTGTTTTGATTTGGAACTGTTCAGTGTAGCCCAATATTGAATAGTGAAAAAGTCCAGCGAAATAAAAATTTTTAAATAAGCCCCAACTCCTTGGCCTTGATAAGCGGAATTACTTTTCCTTGCTTGTAAAGAAGTAGCCGCATAGTTACGCCTGGCGCAATTTCTCTTTGATCATAGATGTCTTCAGGGACAACGAACGTTTGAGTATCGTCCAATGTGGAATTTGTGTTGTACCCAAAAATGATGCCTGGGCCTACTTCGTCAGGCGGTGCGCAATCGCCGGTGGAGTGACCACAGACCGGGCAAGGGGCTCTATCGGCTCGCGATACTTTAACCCCGTCAAGAATTTCGTAATCTTCGCTTCCTCCGAAGCTAGGGCTTTCATAAAACGCGTTCATTTAATTATTGTACTTAATATAATTCTTGCAATAAGAAACCGCATTGTTCGACTTCTGCTCTTGCTTGCATTATTGTTTCTTCGTTTGAATCTTCCGACAATCGCTCCATCATAGAATTTGTGAGCATTAATGGGTACTTGTATTGTCTAAGGTTTTTGGCAGTTATTTCCGGATACACTAGAACGTCCTGCCACTCCACAACCCTCCCAATCTTCGTCACGTAAGGGGCGGCCACCATAGATACAGGGGAAATTATTCCAGACTCGTCAAGGGTGACGTGAATTACAGTAATGCACTCAAAAACAGGAAGTGACGTGTCGGCATAGGCAACTGCTAAATCGTAATTTTCCGTCGTTGGGTAGTCCAGGGAGCAATAGCCTTCACTCACCATCGTCAGGGAAGACACCCACCAATGTTTTCTAAGGATTTTACAGAGTATTGCACATCTTTCAAATCTGTCTGCCTGGGAGTACCTGGAAACATCTTCTTTCATCTGGGCGACGATCGTTAAGTCTTCTTCATTCCATCCCATAAAATGCGCTTTAAGGTCTTCCCCAATTCCTTGCTCCTTGATTGCCGTTTCTTTGGCAAGCTGCGCCGAGGCAAGGGCCAGCGCCATTTTGGCAAAATCGTTGACATACTCCTCCATGACTAAATACTAAACATGGATTTTAAAAAAAATCGTAAATAGTTTATGTGTTGCACGGGAGGCAAAATTTCGGCTATTGTTGTGGCATGACCGAAGATAAAAAAATAACAAAAAAAACAACTTCTAAAAAAAGTGCTCATAAAAAATCAAGTGCACAAACAAAGAAGAGCCAGCCAAGCAAGTCAACAGCTAGCAAAAAACCAGCCAAGCCCAAAGCCCCAAAGTTCATCGAAGAAGTTATCGATGACACAATCACCTCGGCAGCTTTAGCAATTGACAAAGAGAGCGAAAAACTTCATACAGAGATGGTCGAAGTTATTGATTCTGTCATTAACCGCGTCGAGTCGAATGTTGAAGAAATAGCTGGAGTGAATATTGAAGTAGTTGCCGTAAAAAGCTGGATTCGTAGATTCCTAAATAAAATTCGATTGACTAAATCGAAAAAAAAATAAAGACCTTAAATGACAACTGAACACAGGCGCGCCCCACGTCGCCGTGTTGTCAGCGTCGATCGCGTTGGTGCCTGGGGTAAATTTCAGTATCTACACACGCTTGACTGTGGACATACAGAAAGTAGAAAAAGAGCAGCCAGGACAGAGGAGATAACTTGTGTCTTGTGTTTGCGCACAGATGGGCGAGAAGAAGAATTAAGGGGTCTTTTTTCTCCTCAACCAACTCCTCTCTCCTCGTACGATGATGGACCAAGTCTTGTTGATGAAGAACTAAGAGTGGAAAAAATTCGTGCCACATTGGCCGCTAGGTTCAATGTCCCAATTGACGCAATCGGTCTTTCGGTTGAAGATGTTGCTGGATCTTTGGTTGTTAGAAATTGTGTTATATATTTATCTGCTGCAGATGTGACAAGAATCGTAACGCCAAGGTAGTATGCAAAATTAAATCCATAGGAGGGGAAATGAGACCAACACACGAACGGATCGATACACCCCCAACTGGAGGCGACTGCATCGGTAAAGATGTAAAAATGTGGTTTCCTCATGCGGAAAGAAGCAAGGGAAGAGATTTCTCTGTCCAGTATCGAAAAGCAAATGAGCAAACGAACTTAGCAAAAGCGATATGCAGTGACTGCAAGCAAATCGATCCGTGTTTAAATTATGCGCTGTATCATGAAATTTTTGGCATCTGGGGCGGAACCACGGAGCGTGAGCGCAAACTATTAAGAAAACGACACAATATTCTCATGGTTCAAAGAGAGCCATTTGATCCAGTGATTCCAAGATTGCGAGATGCGAGATGACGACCTCGCCTTCGACGCAAACTCTTAACTTTCTTAACAGATTGCAGGGTGTGAGAAAAACTTCAGGGGGATGGCAGGCATGCTGCCCTTGTAGAGACGACGACGACAACCCGTCGCTGTCCGTGGGGCAAGGGGATGATGGTAGAACACTCATAAAGTGCCACCGGGGGCTTTCCTGCGACGTCGAAAAGATATGTACTTCAGTGGGGATCAAGGTATCCGATCTGATGCCTCAATCTGACCCGCCAAGCGTTCTTGATATTTCTCGTTTTAGTGGGGAAAAGCCACCCATCATTCCAAGGCAACAAAAAGCCGTGAAAGCGGCTCCTAAAACAAAGTTCGTTGAGTCTTACGACTATACGGATGAAGACGGCAATTTACTCTTTCAGAAAATACGACTGGTCGACGATGCTGGACGGAAAACTTTTAGACAAAGGAAACCAGACGGTAACGGAGGTTGGATTTATAGCGCTTCGGATATCCCAAAAGTTCTTTATAACTTGCCAGAAGTTGTTCGCGCTAAAAATAATGACGAAACAATATGGGTAGTCGAAGGAGAAAAAGACGCAAATACCCTCATTTCGCTAGGCCAAGTTGCAACGACAATGCCTAATGGTGCTGGAAGCTGGCTTGATCTTCATACAGAAACCCTCAGTGGAGCTAAAACAGTAGAAATAATTGCTGACCACGACGACGTTGGGATACAGCATGCGGTTGATGTTTGTCGTAGGTTGCGAGCAGCTGGGTGTGAAGCTCAAGTTTGGATTTCTCCCACTCATAAAGACATTACAGATCACATTGAAGCGGGGAAAGGAATAGACGAGTTGGAACCCGTCGAAGACGAAGGCGTCTTCGTCGACCACACAGCCCTGTCCAATGAAAATCAAGATTCTGCTGTTTTGAATGAATCAGAAGAGCCTGAACACGAAATATCGTTTGAAGATGAAGCCATCGAAAAGCTTCAGGATCTTTTATCTAGGGAAGATTTAAGTTCAAAACTCAAGTTGGCTAAATCAAGTTTGATCATCTCGTCTTCGGGATCGGGTCCAGTTCTTGACGCAGGTCGATTAATCCAGTGGAATGATCTTCTTGCCGAAGCAGATCGAGACACGTACGAATGGGTCATTCCGCATATCATCGAGCGTGGGGAACGCGTAATAGTGGTTGCAGCGGAGGGCGTCGGCAAGACAATGTTAGCCAGGCAGGTAGCCATACTCGGAGGGGCAGGAATACATCCATTCTCTTACCAGCCGATGCGCCCAATAAGAACTTTGACTATTGACTTGGAAAATCCAGACACAATTATTAGAAGAACAAGTAGAAAGATCGCCAACGTAGCGATGACTCGGTCTGGCAGCAAAAGACTTGATTCATATCTTTATACAAAACCGTCCGGCATGGATCTGCTCAGAGGGGCAGACAGGGCCCTGCTCGAAAATGCACTAGAGGAAATACAGCCAGAATTGCTCCTTATTGGTCCACTTTACAAAGCTTTTGTCGACCCTGGTTCTCGGACTTCCGAGGCGGTGGCGATTGAGATGGCAAGGTATTTAGATCAGATTCGGGTGATTTATGGCTGTGCTCTTTGGATTGAGCATCATGCCCCTCTCGGCGCCTCTGGGAGCTCTCGCGATCTGCGCCCTTTTGGGTCTGCAGTCTGGTCTAGGTGGCCTGAATTTGGAATTTCACTTCAGCCTGATCCGATGTGTGTCGGTGAGTATGGTTACGATATTAAGCATTTTCGTGGTGCACGTGACGAACGTAATTGGCCGACTAAAATGAAACGTGGAGGGATGTTCCCCTTCGAAGTTACGGAGTGGGCCAAAATAAGCAATGAGTGACGATAAAGCTAAGCCAATAACTACAAAAGAATTCCTAAGCGAACGTGATCTTCGCATATTCAAGATGCGACAAGCTGGAACTTCTGTAACCGAGATAGCAAGAAGATTTGGTATGTCTGCCCCTAGCGTCTCTAGGTCCATTGAGCGACAGCTCCAAAAAATGAACAGAGAGGCAATTCTTGCCTACCCCGAGGTTCTCAGGCTGGAGCTTGAAAGGCTTGACAACCTGCAACAAGCAATTTGGCCGATGACACAGCATCGACGAGTGGTCATGGATGACGGGACAGAAGTTCAAGTCGAACCAGACATGAAAGCCATTCAGCAAGTCCTATCCATCATGGACAGAAGAAGTAAGCTAATGGGCATGGAGCAGACAAATGTAAATGTTCAGGTTGACAATAATAATCAACAAGTTAGAGCGACAATCGCTGGCCAGCCTGGTGTTATAAAGCCATCTACCGGGTTTGATCCAGAATCAGAGGCAAGAAAACTTCTAGAACTAATGGCAATAGCAGGAGTTTTGCCTGAAGGAACTGTAAAAGCCCTCATGGGAGAGAGCGAATCGGAAATAATTGATGCTGAGATTGTTGAAGATATCAACGAGACCGAGGAAGAGAATGAGTAGCGACGAAGAAAACAACATAGTTGCAGCCATGAACAAGGTTGCTGAAAACCTTGAACCGACGATTGCCCGAGGGAACCCAAACGAGAATGGCAATCCTTCCGACAAGCAGGTCCTAATACGAACAACGGATGCTGAACGCAATAGATGGAAAGAAGCGTCAACACATGAGCAGATATCGCTGTCAGCGTGGATAAGAAATGCGCTAAACGTAGAGGCTAAGCGTATTTTAGAATGTGATCACCCTATGAATATGACGCGTTTTTACCCTTGGGCAAAAATATGCACAAAGTGTGGCCAAAGGCTTTAGTTTCCGCATTTTAAGCCATCAACAAATGGTATTATTGCTCTAAATGTCAAGTGAAGAAAATGAATTTCTCATCCCCTTTGATGAATCACGCAAAGGCCGCGAACCAGACCTTGAGGAAAAAGCTCTTGGTCGACGTCTTGCTTCCTATGCTTCAAACAGGCTTTCCGGGATTCCTAGCCTTGGCCGTCGTCGCGGCGGGCGCAGCCAGGGAGACATAGACCTACCCACCGGAGGTAAGCCCGGCACAAGAAAGCCGACTGGCTCAAGAAGAGACCCAGACGGTGACGGCTGGGCTGACGAAGGAACAACAAAGCCAATATATGTTGGCACTGCATCCGAGGGTAAAAAACCAAAACAGAGCACTAGGGATTCGGAACTTTCCCCCAAAAAAACCAGACCATCGTCAGGAAGTCAGCTTTTTGGCGGTGAGGAATCTCCAGATAGGTCAACCACTTTTTCTTCTGGAGCAACATATCAAGAGCTTGTTGATTCCCGGCCCGAATTAACGCAAGAAAAATTACAGAAAATAGAAGAACTAAAAGAACTACTAAGAAGTGATTTGCTTGTTGAGCAAGATGAATTCACGACAATCAAAGACATTTTTGACGAAGACACGAAAGAACTGGCCGACTCACCGGAGCGGTTGGAAGCAAAAAAAAGAATACATGATTTGCTCGCGGAAATTTTTAATAGCGAAATAGAACTGGAAAAAGACATTGTAGTTACCGCCAAAAACGGTGAAAAAATAAATTTAGGAAAAACGGTTCGCATTTCTGTCCGGCCAGGTAATAAATATAAGGGCTGGGATATTGAGCTAGCGGACATAAATTTAAATGATATTAATGAACAGGCAGAAGAACAGCTATATACAACAATTTTTGATGAAGATTCCGAAAAACAAACATTTATGAATATAAAGCTTCGCATGAGGTTGGCTCCGTCAGAGGAAGCAATGGATCGGTTGGCGAAAGCCGGAGTGCCAGAAGAAATGCTCGAAAACGCTTATGCACTCCCAGAAGGAACTCCGGAACTTGACCGAATCCAGTTTGGTTCATCTTCCAGGACAATAATGTTTAATACTAGAGAAAAAGACTCTGGAATAACAGTTATCCACGATACTTTCTTTCTAAACGAGCCATCACAGGGTCTTGGCATAGGTAGCTTATTTAATGCAAGTAATGAAAAAATATATAATGCGATTGACGCAAAAAGAATATATACGGGCGGGTTGTCCGACAAAGAGGGAAATCGAATTGGGGCAACGCACTGGCCAAAAAATGGATTTACGTGGTCTGGAGAAAAAGCAAAACAAGATTTTCTTCGCGTAATTAAAGATGGACTTGACGACCAAACGCAAAATTGGTTTAGCGAAGAAGAGAGAAAACGGATATCTCTCCTAATAGAAGAAAGAAGAGTAGATGGTAATTCTGTGTTTGAAACAGATTCAAGCGCGGAAGAACTTCTTGCTTTTGAACAGGCAACTAGTTTGTTTCAGGAGAAAAACGTAACAATTGGGTACGAGCGCAGATTAAGTAACGACAGAGAGCTTGTTGGTGCGTTTTCCAGCGGTATGGAGCAACTGTCACCACTGAATCTTCACGACTATGGAGATATATTCGCTTCAAAAAAAGTTAAAAATAAAGATACTGAATATAGAATAATCGTCACGCAAAATGGAGATGTCGTATCCTATTTGGAGTCAGACATTGAAAAAGAACGCAATTCTCTTGCAAAAATATTTGACGAACAAGGCGAAAACCCTTTTAATAAAAAGAAATCACCAATTGGTCCAAATGATGTCGATGACCAGGACGTACTTCGGAGCCTTACGGGAAAAGGAACCGCACCAGTCATAGCAAGGATGTCAGTTTGGGCTCCAAATGATGGCCAGCTAGAAGTTTTGGAAATCCAGACAAGACGCGGTCACCGCAGGCGCGGTATTGCGGCAGAGATGTTCTACACGCAAAGAGAAGCTTTTCCAGAATTCAACCTTCAACACAGCAACGCACTTAGCGATGACGGTAGAGCATTCGCAGAGGCAACCCCTGCTAATCGACCATTAAATGGTTTGCTAAATACAATTTCTAACCTTCACGAGTTTTATAATTTAGATAAAAATACTTCAATAGACTTTGAAGATAGAGAAATTAGCTCCGTCGATGGTGGCTCGGACACCTTTTCTTCTGGTGCCAATTATGAAACAGAAGTCGAAAGACAAAAACTAGATGGTGAAAAACTTACCAACGCTTTCGACACAAGAGACATGATTGTCAACTTTGTTTTACCATCGATTCAATGGCGTTCTGGAAAATTATTTACTCCAGAAAACAAGAATATTGAGCAGCCAGAAAGATTTTCATACTTAGAATTTGCCGATGACGACAGCCTAAAAGACAACTTTTTGCAATCACTGAATAAATTATTTAACAATATTTCTATTCCTCTAAGAAATAATGTTGTAGTAGAAAGCTCTAGTGGAGAGAGGTTCAATCTTGGATCAGAATTGTTGATCGATGTTTCTCGATCAAACATATTCGCACAAGAAGAATTGCCTTTATCATCTCAAGTAAGCAGCGTGGACTACGGAGCGAGCGTTGTTGCATCGGGAGAATCTTTGCCCGTTTATGTTGATGTAAAATTAAGTTTTCCTCAAGAAAATGTAGCTGGAACAAATGTTCAAGAATTGTCAGACGTTGGTACGGCTAGCTTTAAATTATCAATTACAAATACCGGTCTCTCGGTTGATTTAAACCAAATTTTCGTAAAGCCTGAGCTTAGGAATTCAGGGATTAGCACTTCTTTCATGGCTTACTCTGAAAATATATGGAAAGCTCTAGAAGTTGATTCAATAAGTCTCACCGGCAGATCCGACATAGTGAAGGACTCTCCATTTGGAGATGCCTATTCCTCAAACGGAGCAACCTATTGGGGCATGAACGGTTTTGAGTGGAATGGGGCCGCCTCTAGATCAAAAATGGTCGGGGCGCTGCATAGGCAGCTTTTGGCAGAAAACAACGACACCGCAACAAAAAAATATTTTACAAAAACAGAAAGAGAACAACTCCTAAGCGGTTACTACACTGAAAACGGAATGACTTATTCATCCTTTAAGAATCCTGAAGAGATGCTGTCAAAAGCAAATAAAGAATCTTTATCTACTTTCTTTTCGGAATTGAATAACGGAAATGGCATAGAAGTTGGCTATCGCAGAGTAATAGATAAGGAGCGATATCAAAAAAATCAAGATCTCCGCTTAAAGCTATTGCTTGATCGGCTCCCTGCGTCAGTAGTCGACGAATGGTCTACAAGCGAAATGAACTCACGGAACGCTGCAACTAAAAACAAACTTCCGCTAGCATCGGGGGAAATAAGCCCAATAAAATTTCTTTCATCAGCAGTTAAGGATCACGATAATAAATTTTCCTCAGGCCAGAAAGTAACGATAGAAATTGAGCGGCTAGGAAAAGATAAACCGTTTGATGACCCGGTCGGATTCAATGTTGGGGGCAAAAGGTTTACTTTGTCTCATGGCGGTGACTCCCCCGGTCGTGATCAGTACAACGGATACTTAGCTGCTTTCGATGAAAGTGGGAAGCTAGCAGGATACATTGATTACAATTCCGAAAGTATCGACAGTACTGCTGTTGTGGCGATGATAGAAGTAGGCGAAGATTTTAAAAGGATGGGGATTGGGTCGGCCCTCCTTGACGCATTACGCATCAGTATGCCAACTTATGAGATTTCAGCGGGAGCGACAACAGACGATGGCGACAAATGGTGGAAGGCCGCAACTGGAGGGACTGGTCCCGTAAAGGGGCCTCGTCGCTCGGCGTTAATTAATGTGACTGATAGGCGTTTCGATAGCAAACTTGGGTCTGACAGATTTTCAAGCGGTACTTCCGATGTTCCATTTAGTAAGGACGAAGACTACAGAGGTTTCCACCAGGCTCCCGATAGGAACAGTGGCGCTCCGATGCACAATATTGCTGACGGAATGTATCCAGAAGAAGTCTATGGGCCAAACGGTGCTGCCCTCTACGCCAGTACCGACCCGTTGGCTCCAGAAGCACTTAGAATTATAAAGCAAATCAAGGGCAAGCCTGAAGCGCTAGTTACGGTCTATCGTGCTGTTCCTTTACTCCCCAATGAGAGAATAAAAGAACTAGAAACACAGAAATCACATATTTTACAATATGGCCGAGTTCCAAAGTATGTTTCTGCAGATATATCAGACATAAACGAATACTATGACGAAATTAGTCGAGAAATAGAAATGCTTAGGAATGCAAAGCACATTGACAAAAATCTAAAAATAAACGCTGGCGACTGGGTTAGCCCATTGCGGTCATACGCAAAACTTCACGGAGACTCCAATCTGGGAGGAAAAGGAAAATACAGAATAGTAAGTCAGCGAGTAAAAGCAAAGCACCTTTTCACTGAAGGAAATTCTCTTCTCGAATTTGGTTATGATCCAGACGATAACCCCCGACGCCTTAGCAGTGGTGAAGTAAAAATGCCGTCATTTCCCCGCGAACCAAGTTACGGACCGTTTATAGGTGAGGCTGACTTCATATTTGGTGAAGCAAAAACTTGGCGCGAGCTAAGAGAAATATTTAACAATAGAGACATAATTTTTATTGATTACGAAACTACAGGTATTGACTTTGACCGCTTCAGGGAACGTGCGAGCAATGGTAAGCCAGTAGAAATAGCTCTTGTGAAGATGAGAGGTGGAAAAGTTATAGACAAATTAAATTTGTTTATGAATCCGACCGAACCATTGAGAGAGTGGTCAAGGTTGAATCTTTACAGAACAGACGGAGAGCCGCTTACCGATGAGTGGCTTGCACAGCAGATGAGTATTCAGGACGCTCATCGCATGGTCGCTGAGTTCGCTGGCCCGGGCGCAATAATGGGCGTACAAAACGCAATATTTGACAAAAACGTCCTTGAGGATGCTCTCGCGGAGGCCGGGATTATGTGGCGTCCATCTGGATACATTGATTCTCTTGATATGGCTCAAATGGTTCTTCCAAAATATTCTGAAGAAAACAAAGATGGTCCATCAGTCATCCGCGGAGACACAAGAGTCGCATCTACTACACTAAGCGCTCTAGCCGAATATCTTGAAGTGCGCCTCGATAGGCATCATTCAGCGGAACAGGATGCAACTGCTGCCGGAATGGTCATGCACGCGATGATTAATCAGGCAGAAAGTCGCGGTTGGGATAACAGAATTCTAGACAGGGCCCAAAGAGAAGATTTCCTAGACGAGAGAACAAAGAATTTTCAAACTGCACGTGAAGAATTTGACGCAGCTAAGAGAAGATTTATAAATTTTGAAAGTGAAACTGCAAGGTTTTCCTCGGGGGACGATGACCGACCAATACTGGATGTCGGAATACCTCCTGCAAAACCAGATAGAGACAGGCCAATAATAAAGATTGATCCTCTCCTTAAGCCACTGCGTCGCGATGAGTTAGAGCAGCTCAAGAGGCATCAATCTATGGATTATAGATATGGGCAGATAACGGAGATGGGTGTTGAACTAAGAATATCAACTCCTGGTTTCTTGCAGGGGCTATCATCAAGTCAGATTGCAAACTTAATGGTGCCTTCTAGTGAAGATGAATACATGGAAATTATTTTTGATTTGTTTCCAATTCCTCCGAGCAATTGGGCTTCACCAGAAGAAATACGAACATTAATGAGAAAACTAATAATTGAATTGCTAAAATCGCGCAAGACAGAAATTGATTTTTCTCCGCAAAATGTAAATCTTTTGAGAAAAGCTGTTGAAGCTTCACTCGATGCGAGTCCTGAGCTTAAATGGCTAATGGAGACATTCGGGTCTCCCCCTATAGTAAAAAACATTCAGACAGATGATTCGCTTTCTGCAGCCTGGCTGGATCAACTTGTCCCAACTCTGAACATTGTTGCTGCGTGGGAAGCAATTGAAACCGGAAGAACATCTCAGGGAGAAATAGATCTTACCTCGGAATTCAGTATTGGCAGCACAACAGTGATGGATCGATCTATATCTGCTGTTTTTAAACACGAACTCGTTCATTACATACATATGCGGGCAATGATTGAGGCTGAGCTGGGAGGGGTTTTTGCTACTAACCCAGCCGCACTTCCTTACAGAGACCTAAAAGCGACGGGTCGTCAGTACATTCGAGACTACGGCACCGCTGAGGGAAGAGCGGCACGCTACCGAGGTCTACGTGTCGCGGAAGAATATTATAGTTTCGAACCATTAATAGATCAACAGAGTATTCAAAAGAGCACGCTAGCCAAAGACCCGAACGGAGCAGGATTTGACGAGCAATGGTTAAATCTTCCTTTTGCAAGCACGGCGCACAGTTACGGGAACACAAACCTGATAGAGGCATTGGCAGAAGGAGCAGTAGCGGTTCTCCATCCAGACCCAACCGCTCAAGAAAGATGGATTACAAAAAAACTACGAGATGATGCTCGTGCATTTCTTGGATTGCGGGACGGAGAGACGCCGTGGAAAGAAATAGAAGAGAGAGATAGGTTAATCAAAAGAACTTCTATTGGTACAAATTTAAGAAGCGCAGCCAGAGACCGCATCGACGTAGCTAGAAGTCAAATTAGAAAAGTCATAGATATGCGTTTGTCATCTGGTGCTGAACGTCAACGTCGGATTCCACAGAATACAAATCAAAGCTCCTCTTCAAAACTTAGGCTTGTTAATAATCCAAAGGGTCGTGATCGATCCGGGCCAGCTTCCTCTCTTGCAATGGAGATGCTTGGACCAAACAGAAGAGAGATACTCAAAAACGAAGATTTAAGATTTTCTTCAGGAGGCCCAGCTCAAGTATACCCAGCTGGAGCTTTTAATAAACAGACTCAAAAAACGTTATTGTCTAATGTTTATCAGGACAGAAATGGTAAAGATGTCCGCATGCGTGGAGAAGTTCACGCCATAGGGAACGATAAAATTTATTTTGGTCATATTCCTGAAAAAATAAAGAGCCAAATTACTGATAAAGAAATAAAGATTATTCCATTAAACCCGTACGTCATAAGTGGCCTTTCGCCAACTTCGGCAGAGGGGCGCGACACGGCCATCCGTTGGATAGCGGCAAGAGCTGCTCGTTACGAAAGTTCCGGGGACCAAGCATCAACATATGTAGACGCTTTACTTTATGCTGGAATGCGTGGAGACGCAGATTCGATGTTGGAGTTTGAAGATCTTGCGAAAAAGGGCGAGCTTCTAATAGAAGAACAAAGAAGAATACAAACAGAAGGACGTCTTTCTCCAGCGCAAATAAAGTATTTTCAAGCTACCGCAGATGAAAAAGGTATAGGAAATCTTTCAATAGATGATCTTTATGTCGTTCATGAAACAACATACGACATAGTAAAAGATGAAGCTGGAAACGTACTTCTTAGACCAGCCGGAGACTATGGTTATATCCCAACGGAAGATGGTGGTGTATATAAGCATCACAGACAAACCATTCACTTTACGTTGAATCACCTAGCCAGGGGACATTCATTCAGGGAAAGAAAATCTAAATCCAATATTATCGTAACTCCTTTAAGAAGTGTTATAGAGGATAATCCAGGAGCTCTTGAAAACTTGTTCGTTATTGATTCATGGTTTGTCCCAGAACCAGAAAAACCACTCGTATTACGTGGAGCAACAATACTTGAAAATAACGAGTCATCTGAAAATGTAGATGAAGAGTTGAGACAGTTGCTTTTATCTTTCGGTACTAACTCGTTTGATGGTGGAGAGACCGGAGGATCGAGCTCGAATGATCATCAGGACCTCAAGGTCGGACAAATCGCAACTGAATTAATGGTCACTGCCAGGGGACATTTCAACTCAAACTCCCATGACATAGAGAAAGTCACAGACGACGAAGACAAATTGAGGAATTTAATTGTCGACCCTATTAGTTGGGCAGTATTGTCGGACAATCATCGAGCAAGAATTGCAAATACATCCGACCGCTTTATAACCCATGACGAATACGAAGAAGGCAGCGCGGAAAGAAGAAATTTTGCAAGCGGATCGGATAGAAGAATAGATGAAATTACCGGCAGAACAGTGGGTGGGGTTTATCTTGGCCCACGGGATAGGATAGTTCTAAGAAGACCTTCAAAGAGGTCTGGGGTTTCAACTAGACAACGCAATTCATTTAGAGAACAACGCATGCGGCTCTCCTCTGGGGCAAACGATATCGACAGAATAGGAACTGTATCCAAAGATCCAGTGGCAGAAGTAAAAGGAAAGATATACGCAAGGCCTGACAGAAACGAAACGACAGATACACTTGTTCCAGTTCACGACATAAATGGAAAACAAATAGCATTCACAAGAGATTCAATTGATGCCCCAGGTGTGCTTCGACTCCCAGTGAACCCATATGTCATTTCCAATACCTCACCAAAGTCAAAGGAGGGGCGAGAATTCGCTCGTCTTTGGTTTATGGCCACAGTTGCGCAAGTAGATGAAGACCGTTCTCGGGAATCAAGAACATCAGCCTTACTGTATGCTGCGGCCCGTGGAGACAGGGATGCCTTAGCAGAACTTGAAAGACTGAGTGCCGTTGCTGAAAAAATATTCACAGACAGAAGAGAAAATTTCTTCAGTTCAAGCCCTAGGTATTCCCTTGGAGGAGTAAGACCGGAAGATAGAGACGATGCATGGTGGGTAAATAACTACCGCGCAGGCGATATCATGGTTACCACTGAAAAAGATCAATATGAGTCCAAAACTCGGATACTAAAATTTGATGACTTATTCCTGGTCCATGAAACTGTTCATAAGCCACAAATTGACAAAGATGGAAATTTAAGAATTTACCCAAATGGCGATTACGATGTAGTAAATCAAGATACTCAACAAGTCGTAATAAACCCATATACCGGGGAGCCACTAAGGACGAATAGGCACAGTGTCCATTTTTCATTAAATCACCTTGTTCAAGGTCATCTGTACAGGCCCAGCGCACAGGGAAAAAGTTATGCAATCGTAAGTCAGATGAAAAAAGTAAACGAGGATAATCCCGGGTCTCTAGAGAACCTGTATGTCGTCGACAGCTACTTAACGCCCCCACCCGAAGATGGAATTTTATTTTCAGCAGGCACCTATCGCGTAATCGAGCTACCAGCCGTAGCCGACTACTCTAAGGTTGAAAAACCTGAAGGTCTCCAATATGAGTGGACTCCAGAACAGCAACAAGTTTGGGAATCAGCTTTTGCCGAAACTATGAAAGAGCGACAAAGACTTGTAAACGAAGCTCTCGGGGAAGCAGGAGTACAAGCGACCGGTAACTCAAAATACGTAACGCCGATACTCCCCGGTGGGGAAGATGGATCAAAGGAAAATATAGATCTAAAAATGCGCGACATTGCTTTTGATCTAAGAGTTGATTCAAGACCGCACTCTGGAAGCACGCAATTAAAGTTAGAAAGTATAACGGCTTTCACATCTGACCCTAAAATAAAAGATATATTCAGAATCGGAGAAGACGATCGATTACAGCAAGATACGCTTCTTTACCTATTGAGCGAAAACGCAATTCTAAGAATTGCAAATAATGACAGATTTTCAACATCTAGAAACGATTATTCAACCCCAGTTGACGAGTCCGGTCAAACTGCTTTTTTTTCTGGTGGCGAGATATTGTCGAACATAAACGAAATTGTAGATCCCGACTCAGCCCGAAGCCAAATTAGATCTGCCGGAACTGGCCCGGAACGCATCTCTATTCCAGAAGCATGGTTCAAAGACGAATTCCCAATGAGTGTGATGATCGCAAGATTCCCAAATATGCATTTTAGAAAAGAGTCTGGATATGGCAATCAGTATAGATACGTGCCGACAAGCGGAGAGTTGGACAGTTCTTCAGATGCCCTTGACAAGCTGAACGACAGAAACAGGATGAGCAATTTCTTAATTCGCTCACACTGGCATCCTGGCATTGTACCGAGTGATACCGAATTGGGAGATACTCTCAATTTGTGGCGCAGTAGCTTTGCTGAAAGTAGGAAGATTAGTCGACATCTAGCTGGTGAGGTCGAAAATCTAGAGAATGTACCCGAAGACGCCGCCCTTTATCGAGCTGCTGAGATAATCAGGAATGGTCTTGAGTCTGCCCCTCCTATCGGCCACAGGACATACAGGGTGGCAAGACTGACTCCCGATGTTGGGTCAGTAGTAAATATTGGAGAAGAACTGAATTTTAGAGCAGCAGCTGTTGCTTCCGGGATAAATGACGCCATCAAATATGAGTACGATGAATTGTCAGCTATTCGTTCAATTCCTGAAAAGTTTATATTTGAATTCCCCGATGATACAAGAGGAATTTTTTTCGACGAGCAAGGATTGTCAGCAAGAGGCAAGCCAAGCGCCGAAGGTGGAAATTACGGGATTGTGGAAGGCATTGTTTCAGGGAAGTTCAAGGTATCAGGGATTGAAAAACGACAAATAAAAAATCCATACAGCAAAAGAATGATGGATCGAGATGTCGTAGTCCTCGAAAAAATAAGCGACAGTTTCTCTTCAGGGGAAGAGGCTAAGAAATCAAAATACATGGTCGAAGACGATAATGGGCAGATTTTCTTCAAGCCAGGAGCATCTCCTAAGCTAAAAGCACAAAAAACAAATAATGGGCAAGTTACTGCTTCGACTTGGGACATAAACTCAGACTTGCTAGACGACATCCATAAAATTACAAGACAACAAGACATGGATATGGCAGTTAGTCCAGCGTCTCGAGCAAAATCTTTTATAGCTAAAAACATTTCTCGACAAATGAACGTTTCATTGCGTGAAATTGTGGACGCTTTTGTTGAAAAAGGAAGAGCTAAGCCAGTAATTCAAAACTTTCTTTCTGATGATCCAAGAGATTTTGATAGACTCCCCTTCATCACGGACGGTGACTCTTTTCAGAGAGTAGTTGAGATACTGGTTGACGTAGAAGATGGCGGAACAGGCAAATTCTTGTTGAATATCACCGATGGACAAATATTTAATGAGAAAACAAGAGTAGACGAAGTAACAGATCTGACCCTAGAAAAAAGAAAAGAGCTGCATGAAATATTTGTTCAGCCAATTATAGATATGGGCGAAGACGAATACAGAAACAGGGTAGACGAAGAGATCTACAGTGTTGTGTCTAAACTAGAAACAATAAACTACTGGGAAAATAAAAAGTTTTATTTTGACTTTCAAACGGAAGCAATGACAAAAATTTATTCTACAATTTCTGGCAATCCTGAAGAAGTTGACGTTAAGTTAATGGATTCGATTGTAGAAAACTACGAAAAATTTCCTAAGTTTTTTGAGCAGCTTAGTTCACTCATGTACAATACAAACTTCACAAGTGCGTTAAATTTAGGTTTTTACCAATACGTGAAAACCGGAAAAATCAAAGCTGATCAATTCTGGGAAGCATTCGTCGATGGGGAACTGCCGTTGAAGGGGACCCCGTTCCCGCTTTCTGAAAATAGGTATTATTTGTCGGGGTTTATTGACCAAGAAACTTTCATAAAGAGCTACTTCGGTCAAGACATTATTTCAAAAGATAGTTCTGATTTTGAAAATATACTAAAGGAACAAATTGTTTCCGAACTAATTCGTTCATGGTCAATATCAGCAAATGACGAAAACCCAGTGTCTTTAGCAATACAGCATGTAGCAAGGGGGATGTTCTCTCTGGATGAAGCGGTAGGATGGCAAGTAAAGCCTTCAGCAACCACGGCCGATCTTTTTCAATCTTCTGCTTTATCGTTAAGTAAGCCTGGATTTCTTCGTACCTTGGCAGAAGAAGACATCATCTCAAACGGATCACAAAAATATGATTCTGCGCCAGAGTTGACCCCTTCTCAAGCGCAAGTATTGCAAGAGTTTATTTCATCGATGTATCAGTCAACGCAGGAATACTATAAGTCAAAAGGCATCACACATGTCCCGGCTTATCGTGGATCACTTATGACAGTAGAACAATCCGGTTACGATTCTAGAAGAATAACGAAAATTCCAGAAACTAATGAACCACTCTTATTCGAGGCTTCGATTGAAAGTAGACCGATTTCATCTTGGTCCACTAACCGAAATACGGCTTTTGATTTTGCAGATTTACGCATGGCCGGAGTAGAAGAAGAAGTTCCACACATATATTTCACCTATATTCCCATAGAGGAAATTCTAGCCAACCCATTTACCGGCATGGGGTGCCTAAATGAGTCCGAGATCGTAACCCTCGGCAAAAAAAGAAAAGCAATTGTTACTCAGATACATGAACTTCCCAATGGGCCCTCTGCGCTATCAGACAAGTTTGCCGAAATTGAAAGAAAATTCATATCAGGAGACGTTGACTGGGGAACATACGACCTTCCAGAAGCAAGACTATCTAGCGGTAGCGATGAGTATTCAGGCAGTGGGAAACGAGAAAACACTGGGCGTAACCGATTTAAATCTGGTGAAATATACAGTCATATAAAGAATACAAATGCAAGAGTGATTGCTGGATTAGGTCTTGAAGAAGGTAAGAAATCAGTAGATGCTGATTTCAGAAAACCAACAAATTCTTTAGAGGTGGCAAAAAACGAAGGAAGACCACTTTCTTGGCTACTCAACGAGACAATAGACCCGGAGATAGGCGAATCCATGGGTGAACTAATCGATGAACTGTTGAATAATAAAGATTTTAAATTTTACTTCAAATACAATCAAATACACCCTTATGCCTCCGTTCGGACTCCAGATATAACTGGTGAAGTCAGGCGCCAGTTATTGATATCTAAAATTAAAATGCTTGAAATATTGCAAAGAAAGTATTCAGACTTGCGCGAATTTGAAGCTGACATCATTGCCAATGGACTACTCCAGCGTGCAACAACTATTGCAACGCGCACGCTATGGGCAGAAAGAGAAGCTAAAGAATTGGGAGTTACAGTATCGTCACTAATCGAAAAAATGATAAATCAGACTAGAAGACTTACAGATTATTACTTCCAGCTAACAGATTCTGATTTTGTTCCTAAAACATTCGGAACAATGCGCCGAGGTCCATTCAAAGAGGACAGAGTGGTCATTGCTCTTGACATGGACGCGCTAGAAGAAATTTTTGATGGCACTGGAGACGATCGAAGAATACTTTCTCAATTTGAAGCAGGAAGATCAAATGGTGCATACGACCCTGGCTACAGGGCTGCTCAAGAAGTATCGATGTTCGGCTATCATCCATCGATGGAGCCTCGCCTGCGTCCGATATACGGTTTCGCAACCTACGGAGGAATAGGTGAAGAGATGGAGGACATAGGCTTAGGGTATGGGCAGTTCCTTGTAGTTCTTAAGCCGAGCGTAAATTCTAGATCTACCGTTTCTGAGGTTGACTCACTTTCGACAATGGCATCTGCGTCATCATTCAATGCTCCAGGATTTGGAATGAGGGCAATGTCTGATCAGTACATAGACTTAGATGATGACATATTTGGTGGAGAAATTAAAACAGCAGTTGACTACATAGAGGCCCAAGTTCACCCAGGGAATGGTAAAAGCGGGGTTACAAAAGACGACATTGCTTACATCTTACTGCGCGATGATGATGAGATTTCCGCAGAACAACAGCTTGAAATGCAAGAGAAACTCGGGGTGCCAGTTCGTAGATTTGAAGAGGAAATATCATTGAGTGATCAAGATTACAATAGTGGAGTCGTCTACATTGACGAATCTAATTTTTTAGAGTAAAAACAAATAAAGGACGACAATGAATAATCTCCTAGTGGCCAAAAGAGGAAAAGATACTCTTTACTACGATAAAACAATCGATACAGTTTTTGGTAAGAAAAGATTTGGGCACATAATCTTTGGGAATGGAAAAAAAATTAGTGTAGATATGGACGATGTACTGATGCGCTCAAACTGGGACTTAATTGAACCAGATTGGCAAAACACGGTAAAAAACTAGAGTAAACTGATTGTAGATTTATATGATAAACATAGACAATAATCCACAAAATTCAGACTGGATCAAGTATCGGGGTCTTGACATTCCAGGAGACGTGACTTGGGACTCTCTGCAAAAAATTATGAATATTCCTAAAAATGGAAAATCCAGGCTTGAGTCAATTAAAAGGATACAACGAAATTACGTTTGGTACAAAGCTCTTCCTATATCCATCAGAAGCATTATGGATACGGAAGTTAAGCGACTTGAAAAAAAATCAAAGGATAACTAAAGTGCGTGAAACAACACAGACAGAGAATGCTCCAGCATGGGTAGATCAGTCAGCATCGGATTTTATAAATAATGCTCCGGATTTTATTGTCAAGTCTGCAAAAATGTCTTATACGAAACCAGAAGTGCGAGAAAGAATCAAGAAGCGCATTATGGCCGGGTCTAAAGGTGGGAAGCCTGGGCAGTGGTCAGCCAGAAAAGCTCAACTTGTAGCGATTGAGTACAGAAAAGCTGGTGGCGGGTACAGGGGTGGAGTTAAGAAAACTCAACGATCATTGAAAAAATGGACTCGAGAAAAATGGACGACAAGCGACGGGAAGCCAGCTATTCGCAAGGGCGGAACGAGAAGATATTTACCAGCAAAAGCCTGGAGCCGCCTTACTCCTGCTCAGCGTCGAGCAACAAATAGAAAAAAACTTCTCGGGAGTAGATCCGGAGCTCAATTCATAAAGAATACAAGAGCTGCAGAGTCGGCTTCAAGGAGTGTGAGGAAATAAAAGTGGGAAGCTATTTCGACGAAACAGACGAAGAATATATCGAACTTCTTGCAGAGTATGAGCGATACATTAAAACCTCCCCTGGAGCATATGAAGATTTCGATGATTGGCTAGAAATAGAGTACGGAAGATCAAAGTCAAAAACGCATAAAAAAAACGGTAAAAAAATAATTAAACAAAGGGACCAAATATAATGCCTATGCCAATGGACGACAGCAAGCCAATGGAAGATCAACTTGAAGATATTAATAAAATTCATGCAAAGCAACGTCGTGACTTCGAAAAACAACTTGATGCAATACTTGTCATGAATGAACTCATAGGGCAACTAGATGCAAAAATTGGCGAGACCCAAATAGGGACCCCGCCAATTAATGAATAGATTTAGATTGTTTTAGTTATTTGCGCGTACTCTTGCTGGACTTTTTTGGCGAAGCGCTCGCTTGCTGCCCTTTGTTCATAGCGGCCTCGATTTCTTTAACGCAAGCCAAGAATTCAACATCTGAAATATCTTGAAATTCTTCCCTGTGCCTATCCACTAGCACCAGAACGGCACGACGGCGAGATTCGGTTCTTGCGCGATTTTTTATTTCCGCAGCCGCCTTTTGTTCTGCGGTGTGTTTCGGCCTTCCCCTGCCCATTCCTTTTTCTTTGAGTTTACTGTACTCTGTCATTTTTTCTCCTTAGCATTTTAGTATTGAAGGTGTAAGTACAAGTGAATATTACCAACACAGATTTTAAAATAACAACCTTTCAAAAATATTTTTACACAATAAAAAACGCTCGTCATCTGACGATTCGGACAGACGACGAGCGTTTTAATATTTAAATTTTATTTATTACTAAAACGGATCACCGCTCGGTACTTCTTCTTCAGTCTTTATGAGAGAAGCAACCCCGGACATCGCTGGACGTTGACGACGTTGCGCCGATCCCTGCTGTGCTGACCGTGGTGAACCACCTTGTGGCGAACCACCTTCCCCAGCCTTTGCCGTACGCCGAGTAACGGTCTCTAGTGATTTTGTTGCGATGCCTATTTCTTCTGCGATAACCTCAACAACTGAGCGCTTATTGCCTTCTTTGTCGTCATAGGAACGCTGTTCCAAACGGCCGACAATTACGACTCCAATTCCTTTTTCCAAGGTTCTAGCAGAGTTGTCTGCAAGGTATCGCCACGCAACAACGTTAAAATAGCTAGGCTTCTCTTGCTTTTCCTGATTTTGGTCGTACCAGATGTGGTTTACTGCTACCGAGAAAGCCAGACGTGCCTGCCCAGAGCTTGTAAATGTGATTTCTGGGTCACTAGTCAAGTTCCCAATTAATGTTATTGGTGCTAAGTTCATTATTTCCATCTCCTTAAATGTTTACGTAGGAAGTAATCATACACACGATGTACTAGGATGTCAACCATGGACAAAACATCATCAGCAGATTTACGATTACTACTGTCAGACAAGATGACAGAAGCGATTACCTTTTTCAATGAATATGATAATCCCGATGCAAGAAGAGCCGTTGAGGATATAGTTGACGACATGATGGAGACAATGGGAATAGAATTTGATATCGAGCAAAGCTCTCCTGAGCGAATTGTGGCCTCTGTCAAACTCTACGATCCAACCGAATATTTTACTGGAATGGTGATTGACCCTGAAAAATAATTTTTACGAAATGGCTTAAAATAAGGAGAATGTTGTGATTTTTCACAAAAAAAGTTCTTCAAGTTGCCAAACGCTTGATATTTGATATAATTGATCAACCCCTTGGCGGGGGTTCTCACAATAAATAAATCAGCTTATTACTAAAAGCTTATTGTCATATCCGCCGACGTTAGGAAAAACATTGAAACAAACCACAGTATGGGCCACCGCATTATCCGCACTAGTACTTGGAGTTGCCACGCCGAGCGTTTCGGCAACAACTCAAAGCGGGAAGGCGGTGATGAGCGTACCAGCGCTCACACCATCCAGTGATGTTTCCTTTAAAGCTAAACCAGCTTCCCCTGCGAGCCTCGAAACGCAAACAAGAGAAGCGAAAATACAGGCAGCGCTTAGGAAGACGTACAGGTTTGGCGAACGTAGCGAATCCGTAAGAAACCTTCAGATTCTGCTTTGGAACGTGAAAGTAGACGGGTACTACGGATCGAAGACACGAAATGCTCATATATATGCTTTGTCTACCCGTGACATGTCTATCAAGCATGTTCCAGCAGTTGTGTACAAAACATCAACGGGTCCACGTTTCCCTAGCGATAAGACTTTACGCTGCCCAAAATGGGAAGCAAAGTTCGAGGAATACGGACTCCCCGTGGAGGTGTTCTCGTACATTGCCTACAGAGAAAGTAAATGTAACCCAAAAGCAGTTAATGCTCGTTGGAACAGCAAAGGTCAACTGACCTACACGCTTAATAACAACGGAACATGGGACAGCGGATTAGTGCAAATAAACTCGTCATGGGTTAGAATTGTTCGTGAAGTCTGCAAAGTTGACACGGGTTCATTTCGTCGGGATCTTGAGGCTTTGCTTAAAGTTGACTGCAATCTAAAAGTTGCCAAATGGATTATGGAAAACAGCTCAGGAAGACTTAGGAACTGGTCCATATACGGCGGGAAATAATTACAGAAGATGATTTAGTAATCCTGTTGCAATACAACATTTCCATTGCTAAGATCAAGCTAATATTATCAAAATAAAAAAACAGACAAAAGAGGATTAAATGCAATCCATAACAACAGACATTTTTGACGAATTCATTAAATCATCCGAACTTCCAGTTTTGGTTGATTTTTGGGCTCCTTGGTGTGGCCCGTGTAAAATGATAAAACCGCTACTGGACGAATTGAGCGTTGATTTTTCTGGTATTTTAAAATTTGTCGAATTGAATGTTGACGAAAGCCCAGAACTGGCACAACGATATGACATTAGGTCAATCCCTGCACTTCTTCTCTTTAAGGATGGAGAGTTTTCCTCCAAGATAGATACAGCTGGCGGTTTCAACAAGAGAAAAATGTTTATAAAGATCGCCAACTCTCTCTCTATCCCAGTAGATGTCGAAGCAGATATGTCGGAGCTCATGTCTACTATTCAACGAATACGTGAGCTGTAGTCCATTAGGGCTAGTAGCTCAGTGGTAAGAGCCCCATTCTTATAAAATGGTGGTCGCGGGTTCAATTCCCGTCTAGCCCACTGCCAAGGTTCAACGAACATCAAAAAGCGCACAAATAGTTATAAGTTAACGGAATAATGAATTGCTACAAAGGCTTGTTCGGATATAAGAACAATTCGTAAAGGAAAGAATGAATGCCTGAACTAGACATGGTTAAACTATTCTCTCAAAAACAAACAAATGCAGAGATTAAAATTTTTACCGTAGATAAACCAATTTTAATAAATTTAAGCGAAGGTCGAAACTTTAAAGGACAATGCTCATCGTGCAATAAAACATCCTTCAGATGGCCAGACTGGAGGCATGTTGAAATGTGGTACAAAAACCACAAATGCGTCAATGGTCTTCCTACAAGCAAGAATGGGAAAAGATGAACACCAGCAATGTAAAATCAAAAAAGAAAAACATTAACGTCAGTATCCCCAATGTCATTTCTTGGTATCGAGAATCCGAAAGCTGCTTACTGCACAATCATGCAGAACGAATACCATTGACTAGGCATGAAGAAAATACAATTATCCAAGACATAATAGAAAAGTATGACAAATGAAACATTGGAAACCATTTACCACAGGTGGAAAGTACACGTGCAACGAATGTCCACGTTCCATAGACAACTATCCAGACGTGCTTGCTCTTCAACTGAAGATACACGAACTAGAGCATGAGCTTGAATTAGCACGCCTGCCTACCTACTCCGACATGAGCAAATCAATGATGCGCTTCCCTCCTGGAACTCCAGCTGCTAATAAATTTATGGGTTCTACCGGGTCGGAGGAGGTAAATGATGAGTAAGAAAGAATCAGAGAGATTGGTTGTTTACCTTTCTGGAGAAAGCGCTCGAAAGATGGAACTAGCATCCCAAAACATGAAACTTGCTAAAAGTTCCGTTATTAGACAAGCACTTGAGTTGTTTTACAAAGAGTACAAAATTAAATAAATACGGGCTCTTAGCTCAGTTGGTCAGAGCAGGGGACTCATAATCCCTTGGTCGTGGGTTCAAGTCCCACAGAGCCCACTACCAGGAGGCAAAATGCAACCAATATATGAAAACAAAAAACTTGACGTTATTACACAGGCCCTTGTTCATAAAGGAATCTGCCTGAACAAAGGGATAGCTGAACATATCGTAGAAGAACTTAAACTCAATGGGTACAAGATAAAGAAAAAGAAAAAATGACACCACTTCAGTGGTCTTGGCTGCTGGCCGGGATGGGAGTACTGGGGATGTACTTTATTGGGAAAAAACGCTGGGAAGCATTTCTGTGGCTCATAGTCATGGAGTGTCTTTGGATTGTTTTTGCGTTGCAAACAAAAACTTACGGGTTTATAGTTGGTTCGATTTCCTATATTCTCGTTTACACAAGAAATGCACACATATGGAAGAAGGGGAAATGAGCAACCTAGAGGTACGGGATCTGATCTGGGAGAACTACTACAACCTCGGCACGACAGCAGTTCAAGCAATGGCCATAATCTGGGACGAGTACGCCAATGGCAAGCTGCTTGCATGGTTTGAAGAAGAGCAAGAACTCAAGGACAGTGAATTGATGGACATCCTTGTGGACCTAGCAATACTGGTTCGCGCAATGCCGGATCGACATGAAGCTGCGGCGCACATAGTGACCACAAAAAAGAACACGAGAAATGCCAATGGCTGAGTTTACTGGAAACTTTTTTAATGAAGTTATAGTACTTCGTTGCTGCAGAGATTGGCCTTGTCACATCAGTCACGCCTACGCATATTCCGGAAGATGTGGACTATGCAAGGAAATCCCTGTAGTCGTAGAAGAAATATTTCCCGAAGAAAAATATTTTAGAAACATTCCGCAAACTCAAGGCCTACCGTGACGATAAAAACAGTTCCAGTAATATCTCAAAACATACATACGGCGATCCTGGATGATATCAATAACGAACAAATTATTTTCGACCTTAACAATTACGGGATTAGCACAACAAAGGATCAAAAAACTATCGGCTGGACAAAAAATGGCTTTGTGCACTTCGACGACATCATCGTTCCGATTACTCCAGAAATCACAAAACTAGAGAATAGGGTTTTGGAAACGATCAAAGAGCTGACTGGAAAAGAATATAAAGTCGAAGACATATTGGCTGTAAATTTACTTAAAAATCAAAGCGTGATCTCTCACAGTCACTACTCAAATCTTCACACACACCCAGAAGAGTACTTTTCTATTGTTTACTACCCAGAAGCATCATTGGGCTCTGCTGAATTAATGTTTGCAACTGAATGGTGCGGCGTTATGCAGAGAACATTAACTATTGTTCCGTCAGTTGGGCTGCTGGTCATATTTAACTCGTACATGACGCACATGACTACTAGGCACAGAATAGATGAACCAAGAATATCTGTAAGTATGAACCTCGCCCCCATTGAACCAAATAAGACCCCAAACGCAGACTGGTCTATCTACTGGGACAGGCCGGTAATTGAGAACCCTAGAATGGTGTAGTATCCATCTATGGATATAAGAGAAATTCCCCTTATTCAGCAAAGTGTTTTTGAATCAACGATCACATCTATAGACAATTTTGCTTTAGTGAATGAACTGAATAAATTTTACTCAAACCCTGAAAACAGTCAAAATTTAGCTGACGTTCGGTTTCCGGAAGCTGGGCCAGAAACACTTAAATTAGAAAATGAGATTTCACTTAGAGTGAACACAGTTGCGCAAAAGCAGATGATCTGCAAGCAGTTCTGGATGCTCTCAATGAGCTCCGGTGGATCTGTTCCTCAGCACAACCACAAAAACAATTACCAGCTTCACCCAGAGGAGTACTATTCGGTCGCTTATTACCCATCCGCTCCTGAGGGCGGAGCCAATATTCACTTTTACGCTTCTTACTGCAACACTATGCAGAAAAGAATTGTGGTCAAGTCGAGCGTAGGGAAGCTAGTCATATTCAATTCCTATCTAGATCACTACACGGATCGCCATTGGAGTGATGACCCCAGAATATGCATTAGCGCAAATTACAAACCAGCAGAGCCAGACAAGACCGTTGTTTCCGACTGGTCCTCTTTTGCGCAGCCTGGGTATTTGAATAAGGCATTTTTGGGCACCAACATAAACAACGAGCGATAGATATGAATCAATCAAAAGTTAGACACCTTTTTATAATTACTTACCCTAGGACCGGGTCCACAACTTTGTTGAGAGTTGTCAATACGGCTAGTGACCATACGATCAGGGGCGAGTCAATCGGGATCATAAACAATTTCTACAGAATATTTCGCGACATAAGCAACCTCATCTCTGAGGTGCCAAAGCTAATGCCCGAAGTACCCGTAGGCAGTGATCTGAGCCCTATCCAGGGAATCGATCTAGTTAATCTGCCAAACATGGAAGACTCCATTGTTAATTTCTTCCACGACATCATCCTGCAGCCAGGGGAGGGCACGATCGTCTCTGGGTGGAAAGAGACGATGATTAACCCTGCGCGTGACGGTGCTGAATTCAGCACAGAAGTCCTGCTGTTCATGGCAAGAATATTTCCAGATTCTAAGTTCATATTCAATGTGAGGAACCCGCTAGACGTTTCACGTTCTTCTTTTTGGAAATATAGTGACGATTCTATAAATGAAATCGCACAATGTCGCGATTGGTTGCTAGATGTTGCCGAGTCCGAATTGCTCGGCCCCAACAAGGTACTCGTTGTCGATCACGACATCTGGAGCGGCAACCCCAAATACCTAATTGATTCACTGCACGGATTTGGGGTAAAAGTTAACGAAGAACAAACTAAACTTATATTAAGTGAAAGATTAACTCATCTTAGCTATATTTAAAAAATGCAAAGGTCTCGATAAAAATGGAAATTAAAAAAAATACTCTCACCAATGATCAAGACACTGACTTAAAGCCTCGGAGAGACTGTAAAGAATGCACCGAGATAAATGAGCTTTGCAGAAAACATATTCTCGTCAAGTACAACTACATTAAATACCTAATCGACGATATTGAATTTTCAATAAACAACGAGTCAATTAAATTTTATTCTATTTCTCGAAAAATAAAAAAACAAAGAAATAAGCTTCCTACCATTTGGGCAAAGATTGACAGATTGATAGAGTGGCGAAGCAGACATCATTAGTAAATTTTTTTATCAAACTTTTAAATTGTATTTTGTATTTTAATCAGGGGATCTATGGAAAATAAATCAAATCAAACATACGGCTTCGTGCGACTAGACGGCTTCATGGCAGACGATATTTCGGTAGTAAATTCAGCAAGGGTATCTTTTGCAAAGAGTTCTGAGCATATGGATGCTTCAGCCGTTGGGTTAATAAATTTCTTAATGAGAGAGCGTCACGGCACACCGTTTGAGCATAACTCATTTAGATTCCACATTAAATGCCCAATTTTCGTAGCCAGAGAGTGGTTCCGCCACAGGATAGGTTCTTTTAATGAATTCTCAGCCCGCTACTCAGAGGTCCCAAACGAGTTTTTTTCTCCACTTCTGGAAGACGTCCGCAAGCAAACAGGCAAACCAGGTTCTTATACATTTGAAAAAATGGACTTAAGTGATGCAGAAAAGGCTAAAAAAATAATAGAAGAAAACAACATATCCGCATATAATTCATATCTGGAGCTACTTGAAATGGGCGTGGCGAAAGAGCTGGCCAGATCTGTTCTCCCAGTTTCTATGTACACGCAGTTCTACTGGACGGTAAACGCGCGAGCACTAATGAACTTTCTTTCACTCAGAACCGCCGAATCAGCGCAAGTTGACATACGTAAATGCGCAAAAGAAGTAGAGCGAATATTTGAAAGTCAAATGCCAATAACGCACGAGGCTTGGATCAAAAATGGGAGAATCGCTCCATGAAGCACTACATCGGTTGGTCGATTGGTCTAATAAATCTTATTGTCACAATATACATTTACAAGATAAGCAAAAAACCCTAGAAACAAAAAAGACGCCCCCCGAAGGAGGCGTCCTAATCGTAGGAGGTTGAACTACTTAGCCTTCAACAACCGTGAATGCGACAGTTATGTTTGAACCGGCAGTACTAGAACCAACAGCTGAAACGTCAAGGCTGACAAGGGCGCCTTCTGTGAAATCGCAGTTGGCTGCAGTAAGTGTTCCTGCGGCTGAAGTTGCTGCGGCTGCAATTGAGAACGCTGCTGCTACATCAGAACCGACTTTAAGGTCTGCGGTAAGTGCTGAGCCCACTGGGGCTGTGGTTACTGCGACGGTAGCGCCAGTGATTTTGCCAGCAAAAGGCATTCTCATGGTTACGATGCTAGTTGTGGCAAGTCCGCCAGCAATGTTCAATGTGATGGTTGATGGGGCGAGTGCTGCTGTTGACATTTTTAATCCTTTATGTGATATAGAAAAAACAGAACATACAAATATTACACCATTCTTGAGTACTTGGTTACACCATTCTTAAGTACTTGGGAGGCAAAGTTCTGTAGTAATTTACGAACTTCCATGCAGTTGCCAAAAGTGCTAGCATTAGCGCATGATTCCCAAAACAATTTGGCAAACGCACAGATTCCCCGGCGATAAGCTCCCTCCATATATAGAGGCCGCAACCGGTACGTGGCGCGAAATAAATCCAGATTTTGAATACAGATACGTTTCTAACGAAGAGGCAATCGATCAAATAGATAGTCTCCAAAATGGACGATTTTCAAAAATTATTCGGTATCCATACATTACCGGGAATGGAAAGTCCGATATCTGGAGGATAGTCGTTCTGCAGAGCCTAGGAGGCATTTACGTAGACTGCGACATTGCCGCCAAAATGCCGATTACTAAATTTGTTGATTTGAGTAAGCAGTTCGTAGCGGTAGGCGTACCGCCAGAATACTTTGAACCATCAGATTTGATTGTCTCCATGCTCGGGAAGCGAGATCATGTCCTGGCGTTAAACAACGACTTTATTGGCTCAACTCCAAACAATATTTTCATAAATGCAATTTGTGACGCCGCTGAAGAAATGTGTCATCTTTTGATCGAAAAGAAAGATCATGCAATTGGGCCGGATTGTGGACCATGGCTGATAACTGCTGTACTTAATAAACTATGGAAGTCGATAGATCCAGAATTAAAAGAAAAAATAAGGCTTTCTCCAATGTATCACGACCCCCAAAGCGACGGACATCTAGAAGAAGGGTTAGTTCTTAGGAATTTTGATCAAGCTTTAATTCAACTTAACGGGAGTTTGCGCTGGTCGGATGTTCTCAATAAAAATTATTTAAGTTACATTTCTAATATTTTTGACAAATTCATGGATCCAGAAGATCAATCATCAATGGTCAGATGTGGATACGTTGATTTGCCAGAACATCGAACAGATCCCAAAGACCCTAAACTAAGCATAAAAACATATCAGCAGTTGGACGTTAAATTTTCCTTAAGCAGCACCCACATGGGACCGCGCATTCACTCGGAAGAGAGTACACAAAATGGCGTATGATCTAATTGGAATTTCTCCTTTGAATTCTTATGGCAAAGCATTTCGCCTAAATACGTGGATTTGGCATGATTACTTAATAATCATGCATCATCTTCTGGCCATAGACAAGAGTGAAGCACGAAAGATGATGTTCTCCGATGGGTTCTCATTATCTGCGCAGGACTGCGCACGAATAAGCGATACGTTGAGAGAGAAAGCAAATTTTTTAAGCATTGAAGAATCTTTTGATAAATATAAAGATTTTAGGCCATATTCAATTGATGAGAACTTTAGACTTAGTCCGGCAGGTTATCAATCAATAATTTCTTCATCTTTTTTGTTTTTTTTAGAAAGCTGTGGCGGTTTTGAGGTTTGGTAAAAAATTGTAAACTGATGGCGTAAAAAGCCACAAACGGATAAGATGAAGATATGGATAACACAAAGAGCATGAATCTAACTACTAAAAAAATATCAACATCCGCTGAATCCGTTCAGATTTCAGCGCCACTTACGCCAACCCAAAGAGCTGACCTTGTTGCTATACGACAGTCCATGCGCGATATGCGCAGAGAAATCGACGAGTGGACCGTGGTAGCTGATGGACTCCATCGCGCCCTTCGGGAAGTACTAAACTGCGAATGGTTAAGATTAGACCCAACAATGATGTCTCTCCCTATGGACCCGGAGATGCTTGATGACATACTTGAACGGGCATCGGATGCAATGTCTAAATACGTATCAAAAATTTCTTAGTAATAATTCTATTGTGCATGTCAAGTTTGCATATGCTAAGTTTTTAGCATGCCAGAATTAAATGCAAACACTCCGCCTGTTCACTGTTTAGTAAGAGGAAATTTCTTACGGAATCAGGTCGATAGTCATCACCTAAAATTTCCCGTAGTTATATTCGGCGTAGCTTCCATTACAGATAGGGCTCCTGTTTTTCATTTTCTCATGGAGGACGGTGGAGTTTGGTGGAGAGCTCCAATAAATGCTTTTTGTATGCGTGAAGATAGCCCTGAAGTAGAAATCTACGATTTAGTAATGTGGAATTGTTTTTCTCCTTATATATCGGTCACGACTTTTGAACATATGCGCGGAAGGTCTATGTCTTATGTTGACCGCCACAAAGAGAACGTGGACGGCAAGTACATGTTTACCCTTGATTGGCATCATCCAGAAATGAACGTAACTGATTCAAATTACTCAATCAATGCAGCAAATCACAAATGTGGTCATGTCATCGAAAGAGAAGATGGGAACTTTGCTATACAACCGAATAACCGCATACGTCTCTGGGATCCTTCACACACAACAAAAAAAGGACAAAACCTCATTGAGCGTTTAGTGAGCGATGATATCTGGGGGGTGGAGGACGGTAGTAAATGGCTCACCTCCGATGACGGCAGATATCATTACGATGTGAACAAAACTGACGGAAAATGAAACACATCATTCATGTCCATCAACAAAACATCAAAAAGCAACAAGATGCCATAATCGATCGCACCTATAAAGGGTCTACTCATCACAGAACAATTGATATTATATGCCCTTGCGGGTGCGGGGTTGTTGCTGCAACAGTTGTCCAGTCAGATACGCCTGATTCGTGTGGAGCACGGGTATGGATTGAAGCTCGAGAAACCAAGCATCGCCTTGATGATTAAATTGCATCGTTTGCAAAGTTCGGCAAGAAACTTATGAATGGAATAAAAATTTGAAAATTAAAATTAATAGAATTAATTACAGGATAAAACGTATTCAAAGAAGACTAATTTTTTGGGTAAGAATATTTAAATTAAAATTTTCTTTGAAAAAAAATCACACAGACGACCCGGACCATTTTATTTACTGAGTATTGGAGCTATAGAGATGCAGCATTACCCATCATTGAGCGTCGAATCAAGGCGTTTGCTTTCTTCCAAACTACCGGCAAACGGAAGAAATGGTGTTTTTTATGGAGATGCGTACAACAGGCACACTCTTGAAAATGCAAAAACATTTATTAAAAGCAGTTCAGAACGTGACGAAAACGGAAATTTTATACACAAGACCATGGGAGAAAAGTCTCGATTCTACGAGAACCCAGAAATACTAACAATGGGCTGTTCTTTCACTGAAGGTGGCGCTCTCCCGTCAATGTTGAATTGGTCAAAAATCATTGAGCAAAAAACAAAACTGAAAGTAAATAATTGTGGGTATCCAGGAAGTGGGGTTGCTTTTCAATCTGGATTTGCCGCTGACGTAATACGTTCATTCGGCGCACCAAATACTATATATTACTTAATCCCAAACTTGGACAGAGCGTGGTTGCCACATCGCCTAAATGAGGTTGATGGATTGATCGATATGAGGCACATCGATTGGGATCAGAATGTTGGAGCCTACATAGAGACCAGAAATCAGGCAAACCCGGGGGAGAGATCATCCAAGGAATTTGAGATTCACGCTGGCGACAACAGGAACTATCAAATTCCTCCAGAGTTGATAGTTTTTTATTCATTCTTGATAATTGATATTTTTGAATCATTATGCGCAGCTGCAAATATTAATTTTAAATTTGCAACATGGCCGCAAAAAGAACAAAAAGTTCTGAATAACTACGTAAAATATGATTCTTATATTCCAGTAAAGAACATGCCTGAAATTAATAAAAGTATCAGCCCAAAACTCCCCTACTGGCGGCAGATAGAAGCAGAGCAAGCGGCAAGAGGCTTTGCCCCCCATCCCGGACCAAGGTTATGGGAGGTGCTTGGACTAACGGACTGCAACGAGTGTGAGCATGAACCACAGACGGAGATGCAGGAGCACTATTGGGTGTATGGGTCAGACGGAAGGCACTCTGGAGTACATGACCACATCCATTTCGCTGAACACTTCACACAACAGAAAATAACAAATGATGATTTAAGCGGCTTTCTTCAGTAGCTATGCATATTCTCGGAATCAACGACTCATCGCATGATGCATCTGTGTCCGTGATAAAAAATGGCAAAATTCTATTTGCAGCGCACGCCGAGCGTTACAGTAAAATTAAAAATGATTTTTCTTTGAATAAACAAATATTGGATGAAGCTTTGGAATTTGGAGTTCCTGATAAAATTGCTTACTTTGAGAAGCGTAATAAAAAAAGACTACGCATGTTTCTTCATGGTGGAAAAAATGGAAAGTACGCTGCGAATCTATATAAAAACAAAATTTTTGGCAAAGAACTTCAAGGCATAAAAGAGATTCAGGTAAGTCACCACAGGAGCCACGCAAGCGCTGGGTTCCTTACTTCGCCTTTTAATGAAGCCGTCACGGTTGTGATCGATGCGATTGGGGAATTCGAGACTGCCAGCATATGGTCGTGCCAAAACGGCAAAATAAAAAAAATCTGGAGTCTCAGATACCCGACATCATTTGGTCTTTTTTATAGTTTCATAACCGACTACGTTGGACTAGAACCAGGGCGCGACGAATACATTCTCATGGCAATGGCCGCCTATGGGGACAAAACAAAATACGAGGGTAACCTTGATGCATTTTTTCCGGCCCACAATGTTCAGACAATGAGTTTTCATAAAAAGCTTTTATCCGAACGATCAATACGAGACGAAAACGATATTTTTGATATCGCCGCAGCAGCTCAGGCTGTATTCGAGAAACGTCTCGGTGAAATTATGAATTTTGCTCAGAGGTTAACCAAATCTAAAAATCTTGTTTACATGGGCGGCTGTGCATTAAATTGTGCAGCAAATCCGATTCTCTACAACATATTTGAAAAGGTATGGATAATGCCCAACCCTGGAGATTCAGGTTCAAGTCTGGGAGCTGCGCTTTCAGTCTACGCAAAACATGTGGAATGGCGCGGTCCGTATTTAGGTAAAAATATTGGGGGGCATTACCCTGTAGAAAAAGTAATAAAAGAGTTAATTAACACTGGCGTCGTAGGAGTAATGAACGGCAGAGCCGAATTTGGACCCAGGGCGCTAGGAAATAGGAGCCTCCTTGCGGACCCTCGTTCCGTAGCGTCACGCGACAATGTTAATTTGATAAAAATGAGGGAGAAATTTAGGCCATTCGCTCCAGTGGTCCTCGAAGAAGACGCAAATGAATGGTTTGATCTTCCCGCCATGAGTCCATATATGCAGCTTGCCGTACGCGCCAAGAAACCAAATTTAATACCCGGTGCAGTGCACGTAGACGGCACAAGCAGAGTTCAAACGGTATCCAAGGATCAACATCCCGGCCTTCACGCCGTTTTGACTAAGTGGAAAAATTTAACCGGAATTCCCGTGCTCATAAACACTAGTTTAAATATAAAAAATCAACCTCTTTTGAATGACATGGAAGATGCAGAATGCTGGAAAACAAACAATCCGAACATTCCCCTAATCATTGGATCTTAATAAATCTAAATAAAAGAACATAAACTGTTGACAATCGTTTTCTTTCCGCTTATGATTAGTCCATGGAACATAACGACGAATACACCAAAGCCGACCTCAGCAGGGACCTCGAAGCACTCATTCTTGCAGGTCTGATAGAAGTTAAGGGAGTGACCGAGGAAGGCGAATTGCTTTACGGTCTTACTAAGAAGTTCCCTCACCCTTTAGCCCCAGATACCGAAACCTACTAAACAGGAGAAATGATGATAACACCAGACAGATACTATGAAATTTATGTCTCTCCAGACACAAGGACAATCGCCGTCACTTTTTTCGGAGATTGGCCAGAGGATGTAAAAAAGTACACTTTTACAAACTTCATTGATCGAGGAATCAACTTCCACGCCCGCAAAAGCCTGCCATGGCCGGTCCAGGAAAGTAATGAGTATATCTTCACATGGAAGTACGACCCCGATATCAAAGCAGATATGTAGGGCCCGCCCGCCCGTATCCTGTAAGGAGAGTTAAAAACCTCCGCAATTTTTTTTTCACTCACTCTTTTGGTTTAGATAAATTTATCCGAACAAGAGCTAGTTCATGTATATATTACTGAAGGCAAAACGGCTGCAATATAATAAGTCCTGTTACGGATACCTGCATTGATTTTAGTCAGAGTTCAATTCATCTAGGAAATACTGATATCCACTACCGGGATATATATTTGGATCTCCCTGGTTGTACCAGCCTGGACCATAGAACATATTAAAATATGTATTTGCTGCTCTAGTAATGTAAACAGGAATTTCATCCATGCCTGAAGGGTCTAATTCAGTCCCTCTCATGCGTTCTCCGACCGATGGGCAGTGTTTAATCATCATCTCTAGCCATAGATCACCAAATATTGGCTTTGTTTTTTCTTCTTCATATGCTTTTCTTACATCGGCAATAAAATCCTCGTAATTGGCATACTCCCAATCTTTGAATAAAGGCATCTTTAATTTGTATTCCTATTTTTGAAAGTAGATGGATCTGGATCATACCCTGAAGGGCCCATCCTTATTTTTTCGCTAGGTAGCCCTTGATAAGGATTTTTCCGCCATGATGTTTTCAATCCGTGAGTGGCAAACTCTCCGCTTTCGAAATAATATTTGCGTCCAAAATAACCTCCAACAAGATCATGAACGTTTTTGGGAAAGCTATTTTTTCCAACTACTTCAAATGGAGAGTCTTTAACTAGCTGCGCCGCTTCCGGATGTTGTCTTTCTAATTCAGCAAGATAAAAATCGCCATACTTCAGATCTGGGTCGGTATTATGCGCCCATAGGCTGTTAAGAGATGAGATAAAGATAGGGTAATCCCCATATTCGTTGTCAATTTGTGGATCAGTCATAGATTATTTATACCACAAAAACAAAAGGAAAGACCCCATAGTTCTCTGCCCCCAGAGCAACTACAGGGCCTTATCCTTGCATGCATGCGTCAGCTACCCACTAGGAGGAAATAAATAGCTGAGAAACGAACAATAACACGTCATGTGGGTTGCAAATCAGAACATGTTTGGATAAATTTATACAAATGAATCGACCTCAATTTTCTGCTGCATTGACCCCCCGGCGCTGGAGCGTTCGCAAGAAAGCGTGCGGGGCTCTCCCCATGCAGGGACCTGCACGTAAACCCACAAACTACGGCAGATACAGAGGGGGGCACCCTCTGTGGGGCAGTGAGTGAAAGTCTAGGATTTCACGGCGAAAGTCACGCAGTGCCAAAAGGCAAAAGCCGTAGGCTCAGGACGAGAGTCCGAGCCGATGCCTGACCAGCCTGATTGAGTTAGTGCGTAGTCATTTGATTACACACGTCACGCCCCTCTTGAGAGCGAGCAAGGCTTCCGCCATACGCCCCTAGAATCGCCCTACGACCTGCTCAGGCGAAGACCTGCATTGGTTGGAGCCGTTCTTGCTCATCTCAACAGAGTATCGCCCACAGCAGGAGCGTTCACCCCTCGCGGGTGCGGGTGCGGGTGCGGGTGCGGGTACGGACACAGTGAGTGCAGGGGCAATCGCACTGTGCGTACTATGTATACACAGACAAACGACACAAGGCAAAGGCAGGCAAGAATATATGAGCAACCTCAACCGCTTCAGAGGTTTCTATGTATGCACGCGACTGATACGTAAGTCCATACGTATACGCACCACGCAGAAGCGTCGCCTCGTTCCAGAGGAGGCGATGGAGTATCAGCACATATCAGCACTGTTCTCGCATCTTGTGATCGCCGCCTGCAAGCGGCACAACGTAACGCCGCAGACCGCCACGGGTGCTGAGTTCAGCCTCGACGAACTGATGCTAGAGGCTGAGTCAATGCTTGGCTATGTCTTTGCGAACGTGACAGACGAAGAACGTAGGCGACGTAGGCGGTATGCATATTCATCGTTCATCCGATCCACGTCAGCAGGCGTCAGGCTCTAGCCCCCTGCCTACCCCTGTATCACCTGTGATACGCCCTTCGCATTTCCCCTCCCAAGTTGCGCAGGCGCCACGGGTATTGATGAGAGACTACAGGCATGGCAATCAACCAAGACAGATACGCTAGATGCTCTGCTTGTGGTCAATCACATCCATGCACTGCCCAGCGCATTTACCCCGACCACGGTTGGATACTCCCCTTTGAGTCCTTTGGCTACTATGGAGGATTCAGCGATCAACTCGACATACTGTTCGAGAAGCGGATCAGCGCCGAATGGATCATGTGCCACGACTGCATCGTTACGTTCTTTCGCACTTTCCCCATGCTTGCTGAGCACTTTGGTCAAGGACACCATTCATACGTTGGTGACGTGCCGTGCTGTGAGTTTGCTCACTGCGAACATGGATCAGATCAACCCATTATGTAAGGCTCTCCACGTAAGGTATTACGTGCAGAAACGAAGCACTCATAGACTGCTTGCTCTGAAGATCCGCACCTGTTGCTTCGTGCAGAGAATGGCAAATCCCCATGCCTACCTAGCGCCTCGCACACCCAGGTCCCGCCATCGTTCCTGAGAGAAAAGCTAAGATTGTGTAGCACAAACCACTTCGCATACTGCCCAAGCGAACTAATGTCTGCTTTCGTATTATCGTCTGTTGCGGCTGCTTGTTTGTAGATTATTCCCATAACGTGACAATATCTTAGATTCTTTCTTGTGTCTTGTTCAATAATGCTTGACTTTTGCCAAGTGCCACGGGTATTGTGCACAAGAGCACATCATGTGCCCACATACTGGAACCTACTGAAAGAAGAGATAATGAACTCATACATCAAATTTGGCAAGATACGTGCTGCACTAGTGCTGCTACTACCCCCTGTGTCGTCGCTGTACATCAAGGTCGCCTTTGACAGCCAATCGCTACCGCTCTTGTACGTAGGGATCGTCATGACGCTCGCCGCAACTGTATTCGCCACCCTCTTCTGTGTTGCGTGGTATAACGCTCGTTGTGAGGCGCGAATAAAGTCACGTCATGATCACCCAACTTACGTAAAGAAGCCACGAAATACCCCTAGTGGTCAAACGCCTCGCCTGAGGCTCGTCTCTGTCAAGGAATAAACGTAGAGCCGTTTTTCTAAATTCGAGGTCTTTGTCTTTCTAGACCCGAGGCTTTATATCGTTGTGCCGCAACGTCTACGGGTTGCTGCATAGTAATCGCCTCTTTCATCATGTTTGTTTCGTTCTCCGACGCTAGGCACCTTGTACACTTCCTTCAGATAGATTTATCTAACTACATAGGAAGACACACAGGCAATGGCTCATCAGTTAGAATTCGCATCAGACGGTCAAGCCAGAATGGCTTATTCCAACAGGGAAATCCCTTGGCATCGCCTAGGGGTGCCGATGGAGGGCTTGCAGACAGCGGAAGCAATGCTCGCAGCAGCTCAGGCAGATTTCGACGTTGTCACCACTCGCGTTGCGGTGTGTGACGATCAAGGACAGCCGATCAGGAACCCAGACGGTCAATACGTAATGATTCCAGACAGCAGAGCGACCGTACGAGTCAATCCGGACGGAACGTTCAATGGATTGGCTACCGTGGGGACTCGATACGTTGTCCAGCAGAACCGTGAATGCCTTGACTACGCACTTGCTATCGTCGGAGCCTCATCGGGCGATGCTGTAGTAGACACGTGTGGAGTGCTCAACGGAGGACGTGAGTTCTTTTCATCCATCGACCTAGGACCGCTGGTCATTGACCCTATGGGCGTAAACGACGAGATTGCGAGATACCTGCTCGTCCGTAACGGGCACGACGGGAAGATCGCTATCACCTTCGCCAACACGAGCATACGGGCGGTATGTAAGAACACGGTAGTCCTTGGAGTTTCTGCCGCTAACCGCGTGTTCACAGCGCGGCATACACGAAATGCAGAACGGGCTATGGAGCAGGCGAATGACGTTTTGCGCATTTCACGCACATGGGCTACGGAGTTTACTGCTACAGCCAACAAGCTTCTATCCATAAGCGTTCCTCCTTCATCGAAAATCATGGACGATGTTCTCAATCAAGTGTTTCCTTTATCTATCAAGCAGACGGATAGGCAGCAGAAGAACAGAGACAACATCATTGCGCTTGTCAAAGCTGTGTACATGAACGAGAACAACGCCAAGAACTACGGGTTCAACGCTTGGTCAACGGTAAATGCCATCGGAGAATACCTAGATCATTATCGTGATGCGACAGTGAAGGAACGTGCGATTGCGTCTATGGACTCGAATTCATGGGTGACCCGTTCGAAGCTGCGTGCGCAGGATTATCTGTTGTCACGGGCTTAGATCCAACTACTGTTATTATTTATTTTGATTAGCAACTAGCAAATCGAGGGCACATGAACCAACCCGATAACGAAGACGAGTTTTCAGAAGAGTTCATGCACGAGGATGCAACCCCATCGAGAGAAGAACTCGCTGTATGGCTGTCCGAGTTCATGTCTCAATCCCAACGAGCACAGTTGCTCTACCGGACGAACTTTTGCTCACTTGCCGTGAATAAAGTCCATGCTGAATTTGGCATTGAGGGACTTTGCGACTTAATGCTCGCGATAGACAAGCGTGCGGGCTGGATATCGGACATAATCATAGAAGACGCAGACATACAGGACGCAATGTTTAACACACACGGGGTTTTCGATGATAAAGCAATCATCAAGGCACGCGTAAGCGATGAGATGATCGAGTTAAACAAGAAGATTTGGCGACTACGCCGCAAGTACGCACGATTGATCGCTGAGGAGATAATCAGGAATGGTACTGAAAACGGTACGGAGTCTCAAATTCCGGAAGTCAGCTAGCTCTGCTGAGAAGGTTCATAATAAGCTGAACAGCGCCTTCGTTGTCTATGGCTTCTATGCCATCAACTGCGGCATCAACGATTGTGCGTTTACGTTCAATGAGCTCATAGATGTCCTCATCGATAGTCCCAGCAGCAAGCATGTAGGTAGCAGTGACACTGCCTTTTTGCCCTAACCTGTGCAATCTACTGAAAGTTTGATCTACGTCAGCGGGCGTCCACGGGAGTTCAACGAATAAGCATTCTTCTGACGCTGTGAGTGTATGACCAGTCTTAGCAGCCTGCATGGAAAGCACTATGACTGGAACTTCCTCTACGGGGAGTTCCTGAAACTTTCTCTTGTTTTCTTCAACGTCCTCTACCGCCATCCCGCCTTGAATCTTTATTCCTCCGTAACGGCGAGCAACTTCATCAACTATCTCTCTGTGGTGCGCTGCGACTACGACTTTCTTGCCATTTTCTACACGGGTTGCCACCCACTCCAGTACTTCTTCCATCTTCGCCTTTGCTGCGAGACGACGTAGAACCGAAAGTCGAACTAAATGCTCATTTGCTTCCGCTCGAATCATCGCAGCCATCGCAGCCTTGTAGCTAGAGTCTTTTCCCTCTTTAATGGCAAGCTCTCGCGCTCTTTCAGCGATATAAAACAGAATATCTTTCTCTGCCTTTGCGTACTCCTTCATGCCTGCTGATGTTCCTGCGACAACTATCCTGCTATGTATCACGGGCGGGAGTTCGGTAAGCACTTGATCTTTGGTTCGTCTGATGTAACAGGCTGAGCGTAGTCTTTCGTTCAACTCATCAAGGTGCGAGTGCCCACTTATGTTCCATTGCCCGAACTGGTCTTGAAATGCGCCGCAGTATCGACGATAGAATCCCCAAAGCCCACCGAACTCTTTCAGTCTTCCGAGAATCTCCAACTGGGAAGCATACTCATTGGGGCGATTCGTTACCGGCGTGCCGGTCAAGCAAAGAACTAGACCTTCCTTGGGTGCCGACTTTGCAATCTTTACTGCCGACCTGGTGCGGGCTGCCGTGGGTGTCTTGCAGTAGTGGGATTCGTCAAAGACATACGAGCGATGATTCGATAGTTTCTTTTCCCATGTCTGGATATTGCTGTAACCAACCACGACTACGTCGTATGAGCCAGACTCTGGAAAATCTTTACGGTTAGTAACTACTGAGACTTTTCTATTGGGAAGCCATTTTGTGTACTCTGCTTGCCAGTTGAGAACAAGGCTCGGGGGACACACGACAACGACTGGGTAACTATCTTGAACGTACTCAATGGTTGCAATTGCCTGCAGAGATTTTCCCAACCCCATTTCGTCGGCGATGAATGTGCGGCGGGCGTTTGATGCATACATAACCCCAGCCCTTTGGTACGGGAGCATTTCCCCGTTTATTGCTTCGACCTCAATCAGTGCGTCCGTTGATCTGGAGGCCTCGATTAACTGATTCATTTTTTGACGTATCTCGTCACTGACTGCGATGACTTTGTCGTCAATGGGTACATTGAAAGCTTCGGCCCACTCAATCACATTAGATGCAGAAGACAGGGGAGCTTGCCACCCGTGTCGTTTGGAGTCCCATGAGACAGCGGGTATTTGTTTGACAGCTTTTATTATCACGCGCTCGTACGAGAAGTACATAAAGATTGTGTCGTCTTCTATTACTACCCGAGCCGAAGACGTCTTCCCTAACTTTGGAGCGTCAAACTTGAGAACATCAATTGTTACGTCGAACCCATGCTTAATTGCAAAATCGCGCCCGGCTTGAATTGACGTTACGGGCAGTCGCCAGACCTTGTTCCCCTTGTCCCATTTGGCTCCAGGAATGGACTTGAGCTCGTCGACTTGGGATCTTTCAAATGGAAAATCAAAAACGACTTCATTCTTCTCAAAATATAACTTCATTTTAAATATCCACCTTTTATTTAAAGCGAACAACAGAATATGAGTAACTGCTGAAAGAGTAAAAACTTCAGCCCAACTGACCTCGAACCCAATCCTAGCAGTTTCGCAGAATCAATACTTCTCTTCGGAGACCCCTGATTAGTCGGTCCAGTGACGTATTCTTGTCTACGTGACAAGAAAAGGATAATTTCATTATGACCTACATAATCGTGATAGTTCTGAGTATCATCTACATTGCCCTACGGGCGATTGATAGATAGCTCCAAGGAGATGTTTGATGAATGAAATTACCCCTATGTATTCCTGTGATGTTTGCGGCCTGTCCGTGCGGCCTTCTGATTCAACGGTCAGCCGATTGACCCTTGTTTGGCTTAGAGGGAAGGGTAAGACCGTGGCGTCCATTGAGCAGGAGCAATTTCGTTACCGACATGACGTCTGTAAAGGCTTGAACGGGGAAGACCTGAACCAGCCTCCGCTGTTCTGAAATTAACGATCTTTATGTCACAATTGTTAGATGGAAGACACCGAAGAGAACCAAGCCCCAGAGACTCCAGAGCAAGAGGAAGTTGTCAAACGCCTCATCCCTGCATCAGAGTTGAAAACAATCCGCCCAGCGCGCCATGCGATCATAAAATGCTGCAGTGGTAAAAGATGAAAAAGGTTTTATTGTTCGTTGTCATCGCTCCACTTGCTGCTTTCGCGGTCACCTTGGCAGCTTTAAGATTTCGTGAATTTGACATCAGCAACTACGAGATGTGGGAATAGACAACCCCTAAATCTAAGCTCATTGCTTTAACCTTTGCCATGTACTATATTTTGGCAATGAGCAAAAAAAACGCACCAAAAAAAACAGAAGCAGCAATCGAGGAAGAACTTCAGGCAATGCGTCGCGCTGATCAATTCATCGGGATGCGGGCAGAACGCGACGAAGCAAACTACAGAAAAGAAAAAGCCGAACGAGAGCTGCGGGCAGTAAGGCTAGAGTTGCAAGCAGTCAAGGCGTCGCGAACATGGAAAATTGGACGCGTTGTACTTGCCCCCTACAGATGGATAGCAAGGAAAAAGTAGTTACTTTCTTGCTTGACCCGCCCAGATGATGTGCCTGAACCCAAGAAGTTGCGCTACCAACATCGGCTCTACTTTAACAACACCATCAAGAATAGTCATTTCAACTGAGTTGCCAGTTTGATCATCAGAAACAATCAAACTATTATTCAAGCCGTTCCCCACTCCTGCTTTCAGCATTTCTCTAAACGCTGCGTGCACAGCTTGCTCGGTACTCTCGCACTCAATACTGTGAGTCCAGGTAACGGTGTAATGCGGCACTAACTATCCCTTGAAACGATCGCGCCATACGCTCGGCGAATGATTTTCCTTAACTTGCTCCATGTGCTCTTCGTTTTCGTAAAGACGGATAATATGCATGCATGGGTCGTCTCCCTCGCTCCACGCGTCATCTTCCTCTTGCGAAGTAGGCAAGGCGTCGTGGGTGTAGCAAACGGGGGGCCCGCACCAGCCTTTCTCTAGACCAATACGGATCCAGTCATTGAATTCAATTTCAGCTGCGGTGAAGTTTTTAGTAATCATGCCCTTACCTTATCTCTTGTCTGAGCGAATATCTCTATGTACAGAGATAGAAGTTGCAGTCTTTGTAACATTTGCAATAAGTTGCATTACCGGTGTTGTCGTAGTTTTAGTACTAGCCATTTGAAATGGCGTAACCTTTTTTGTTCCATTGGCAAGACCGCTGCTTGACTGTTCTTTCGAATTCACGGATGGGTTCTTCTTGGGAGCAGCTTTCTTTGGAGCAGCCTTCTTGGCAGCAGCTTTCTTAACAATAGTTTTGTTTATTTTTTTTGCAGTTGTTTTATTTGGTGTTGCTTTTGAATTCCTCGTTGCGTCATTCTTTGAAGTCGTTGACTTTTTTACTGAAGGGGTTGTCTTTTTCGAGGCCACATGGTTCCTATCGGGGATTTGGTTTGGGTAATAGCTATTGCCGCACAAGGATATAATCGATCCTCAACACGGTCAATCAACCTTTAATAAAAAGTTTTGAATTCAGGTTGTCATTAGTTATCACAAGTGTTAACTTTCCAACTACCGCAAAAGCGGGATACAAAAAACCGAATGGAGGACCATATGGTCGATACAAAAACGTCAAATGAAGTTGTCAAAGGAAAAACCTTATCAACTTCCAAGATTGAGAAATTGCTGGTTGAAGCAATCAACGAGAAAGCGATGTACCCTACGGACACCCCTGTTGACCCTTCAACACTTACGTCAATGGCGAAAATTATTAAGAACATGGGACTCTCTGCTCCAATTAAGATGGACCTTCCTCCATCCTTGACTGGTGTCAACTCCAGCGCCGCTGCTGTGGTACGGGTTCCAAAATTAACAAATACAGAAATGTTGATGCTCACACTCATGGCCTCTCCTGAAGAGTGGCATATCGCTGCAAAATCTAAATCACGTCGAGCAAATGTTGGCCTTGGTGGGTTCGGATCGTGTTTCGAGCTTCGCACTCGCAATGAGAACGGAATGATCTCTCATTATGTTCGATACACGGATAGTGGGAAAATGTCCCCACAGGGTCATTCGCGATACGCTGCTTTGCAGCAAAAGCTGAAAAAGATCGAGGATGCAGTACGTTCCGGGTCTCCCGTATTCTCTAACAGTAAAAAAGTTAGCGTGTCGCAATCGTCTCTTTCACATGCGGGCAAATACGCAATAAACGCTCAAGAGCTAAAGTTTCTTGAAGTTGTTTCACGCCCCAATACGAGAATGCTTGCAACTGAAGGAACTTCAAAGTCGAGCTATTGGCAAACATTCCGCTGGAAATGGCAGAACTACGGATTTGATCTTTCTCAGTTGGTGATCGAACAAGAAAAGCAGCCAAATGGTACGTTCAATATCTACGTAACATGCAGTGGGTTGCCCAACCAAGGGATTAGGAGCTTGGTTGAATTCCTCGCCAACAAGCCAGGAGCAAGAGCTTAAGGATTAAACGTTTTTGCGATAGATACGTTCTACGTTCAATCGCAGATACAAGAGCCCCTATGAGAAAAGTCTCATGGGGGCTTTTGCGTATCTGCATAGAAGCTGCTAAATACAAAGTCCTCAAACGAACAGCCTCAATGGTTGTAATACCTGAGCAATGGCTATATCTTTACGGGATGAGATACGCAATGACAGACAGTGACTGGGCAGAAGTTGATAAAGCCGTCAGGCTACGCATAACCGAGTCTGGCAAACAGGGACTGAACCATGCATCAACATATGATCGCTCGATGGACGAGAGAATCCAACAGGAAAGAGTTGGGGCTGGAGCAGAACTAGCCTGGGCGCGCATCAATGAAAAACTGTGGCACAACCCCATAAATGAGTTTCACCAAATTCCCGATGACGGAGAAAATGAGATTCGAGCAACTAGTCACCCACGTGGTGGCCTTATCATCCGAGACAACGACCCCATTCAGAGGCGATATATATTTGCACAACTCATGGGGAACGTTTTCTTTTTTGTCGGATGGGCCTACGGGTACGAAGTCAAAAAAGACGAGAACCTTTTCAATCCAAATGGCTGGCGTGAGTCTTGGCGCTTAGGTAAGCATCAGCTGCGCTCGATGAAGACTCTCCCAAGCATGGAGACCCGTTAGGGCCGGTTTACAGCGGGGCTTTGTCGTGAAGTGGATGCATCACGCACTCGGGGGAACATTGCGATGATGTTTTTCTTTCTATTGAATGTCCGATCAGCAGAGGTAAGCAACCTCTAAAGGATAAAGAGAGGAAACACTAACTGTGTATGAATACAAAGATCTAGAGACGGTCGCTTACGACAAAGACAGCGAAGGGTTTATCTGTTCGTATTGCTGTAACGATTTCACCGTTCACCAACTCCGCGAAGTTTACGGAGTTAGTGCAGACATTGCAAAAATAAGACATAGCCCACGAGTTCTCGCAAAACTAAGAAACGCGATCTGCCTACTGTGCGAGTTGCCAGCATCTAGGTGGTACGACTAGGGGTCGTTACGACAATAGACCGTAATGGGTCGGGAGAAAACCCCGACCCATTACTAAAGGATAATGTAAAGTGGCTTGCTCTCCCTACGAGAGCAAGCCACCCGAACTATCTAGGATAATCTTTTTAGTCGTAAACGAAGCGACCGTCGTCTGCTAGAAACCTTGTAATCGTTTCTATGTCAAAACCAGCGCACAACAAAAAGATCACCCAATTTGAGCGCTCCCAGTCTTTGGGGTCTTGTTCTATTCCCAATTCCCTCAGCACGATGTCTTTGTAGCCCTTGTCTACTTCTGTTCTTTGTTTCCAGAGTGGCATAATCTCCCCTAATCCCGAGGGCGTTTCCCCCGTGTTCCTATTCTGTCATGACAGGTACAGATTAGCGATAAAAGAACACCAACCCCATGCGAGCCCCGCTGAGCGCGGACGAAGCCGGGGCTTGTTCGCCTCGCCTCAACCTGATTAGGGTAGCTTTTTCGCTAATCTGTACCCCTGCTGGTATTTTTAAGTCATCGGCAGGAACAACACACACAAGGAGACAAGAACATGAAGGTATGGGACATCGGCGCCGCTATTGACAAAAACAAAAAAGTAGTTTTCGCCGCAAAAGTGAATGGCGAAATTAAGTTCGTCAAGGTTAAAAGCGTGCTCACAAAGCACAGCGTGGCAGTCGTGCTTGAGTGCGAGTATGGCGACAATGCAAATTACGACGTTCTGGAAAAAGAGGAGATCTCAGTACTTCACCGGAATGTTCTGCGGGTTGCGTTTGACACGACCTATGCCTTTCGTCAAGACGCAATGGCTAAAGGCGCCGCCGCCGCTTTTGACAAAATGAATTATTAAACAAACCCAAACAAAAGGAGAAAGAAATGAAAACTCACCCACAACACGACGAAATAGTCGCCGCAATTAAAGCAATGCCGCTCTACAGCGACCCCCAGAACCTTTTTGAGTCAGAGCTCTACGAGTGCTACGACGATGCCGATCTTGTTGAGTCGTTCGGTTGGGAATGGGACGCCGGGTTGCGTGGTTTTGGCGAAAAGGCACTCACGCCCGCTCAAGCTGTGAAAGCAGTAGAAGAACGATGCGCCATACGTCAGGACGTTTTCGGTTGGATTATCGAAGAAGGCGAGAAAGAAAAAATGACCGACGAGGAAAGTTTGCGCAACTTCATAGAGCGGTCTGAAAACTGGCACGGGTAAGCGCCGCTCGCCGACACTCAAGGATAATGCTGTTGTCGAGCATTAAAGCCCCGGCTTCGCACGCCCCACGCGGGGCTTCTCCCCTCCGGCTCGCAGACTGATCATATCGGGGGCGTGTTGCGATAATGTTTATTTATAGTTAGCCTGTTACCTGCAAGGTACGTTACTAACAACACCTACTACCAATTGCTAGGAGAAAAAATGCAAACAGAATTAGAAACAATTAACGATCACAACGGGCAGACACAAGCAGAATTCAACTTACTTGCAAAAGGTATGTCCATTTCCGATCACACCGTATTGCGTTGCAAGCGTCTCACGGAGAGAGTTATTGGGGATACTTACTCTAGTTGGATTGCACTCTGTGAGTCCAACAATAGGGGGTCATATCACAAGTACGTGACGTGGATTATTTCCGCTCGCCCTGAGGGTTTTCTTGCAGAGGCAGGACACTATTTTCTGTCAAATGAAATTGAGCGTTCAGTTGGAGACTATGAGGCTCGGGGAGGTTGGTGAGCGCAATGCCAAAAATTACACCAACACTAAAAAGTATAGAAAAAACAAAAACGGGGTTTTATCGCTTGCCCTGTGATGGGACTCATGACTACCCTTATCACTTTTACTTGTATTACACGAAAAAAGAAGTTTTGCAAATTTGGAGAAAAGAACATTACTAAAGGATAATGCAAAAACGCTAGTTTGTACCCTCAATGGTAAATTGAAGACATGACAACAACCAAAAAAACACTCATCACAGCCGGAGAAATAACCAACCTATGCACTTGCACCGCCTATGACGAAAACACCGGAGACTATAAAGAAGCATCCGAGTGTTTTGGTTATTGCTGGAGCGACTCAGTAGCCGAGTTCGGAGAGGCAACAATGGAACTACGCCACAGCAACGAAACTGATTGGTGGTCCGTTGAGAATTTGCGACTTTGGAACGGCGATATATCCGGACATTTCAAGGTAGACAAAGTTGAAGAAATGCTTATAGCCATGACAGTCAGAAGTGAATGGCGCATGCACTATGAGGTTTATTCCGACCGAGTTGAATACTCACTATCTCACCACGATGCCCCAACCGGCAGCGAGACAACGTTGCGCCCTGTGACAGAACAACAGCGCAGGGAACGGGGACTCTAGTAGGAGCAATCGTTACTAAAGGATGATGTAATCCGGCATCATCCTTTAGTAACGGCGCTTGCCAATTTCGAGTCATGCGCTTGTGGCTGAATCCGGTAGGAGCCCCGGGGGACAGGCTGGCCTGCGGGGCTTAAGCTGAAACCTCTCACGCTTGTTCTTGTCGGGGGCGTGTTGAGATAATGTCATTTAATCGCTAGTCTGAATAGCGTCAAGTAGTCTAATAACAACTACTAGAAAAAGGGGAAAGTATGAACAATGAAAAGTCATCTGCTTACTACACGCTACGCACTTTCGTAAGAATAATAGTATGGGGATTGGCGACTTCCGTTGTCGTCGTTCTTGCCACGTTACTAATCACAAGCGACAATAGAGAAACTAAACCCATTTGCGATATTTCGCTAAAGCCAAACTTTACATGGAGTTGGAATAGTACTGCTGTTCCGCTAATCAACTGCCTAGCGCCCGAGGACGTAGTAATTAACGTTGATGGTTCTTGGGGTTGGTTCAACCCTGACTTGTGAACTATCACTAAAGGATAATGTAATTTAATCGCTAGTCTGAATATCGTAAAGTAATCTAATAATAACTACTAGACAAGGAGAAAAGAAATGGGCTATACGCACTATGTTTCGCGACCAATGAATAACGCAGGGTCGGCTTATATGTTTGGCAAATTGGGACTAGACGTAAAAGCAATTTGCGATTATGCACAAGAAAACGGAATTGCACTAGGTGACGCGTTTGGTGCACCCAACACTCAGCCCGTGTGTACTGAGGGTTATTTCGCATTTAATGGCGTGAGCGATGAAAACGGCGACAATGGGCACGAGTCGTTTTGGTGGGACGCTATCCCGACTCAACCCGAGTGGCGCAAAGATGAGCCCGACCATTTCTCATTTTGCAAAACGGCTTACAAGCCATACGACGCAGTAGTAACCGCCTCACTAATAAGAGCAAAGGTTATTTACGGGTCGTGTATCCGTGTCTCATCTGACGGGTCGTGGGACGAGTGGAAAGCAGGGCGAGAAATGTACGAGGCTGTATTCGGAGAAATTGCCCCAAACCCGATGAGCGAATAATAGTTTTCGTACTCTTTACATTATCCTTTAGTGTTCAAGTGTGTGCGCGCCAATATAGACGCGCACACACTAAAGGATAATGTTAAACGGTCGCCCAAACCCTAGATGGTCGCCCTACCGTTCCAGCCTTATTGCAATCGTTTACTACCTTTACCATTCCCTCTAACAATAGGCTGTCTAGAACCCTGCCAGCATTTGACCTATCTATGCCAACAAGATGAGCGATATCAGCAGTACGCGCTTCCCCTAAGTGAGATAGCGCAAGAAATACGCCATCGCGATTAGATAGGCTTTCAAGCAATGCGCGTAATAGCACTTGCCGTGCGCTTGTGTTTGGTAGCGTGGCAACAATATCGCCGTTCAATAATAGGTTATTTTCGTTTATTGTTAGCATTTACATTATCCTTTACTATTGTCGTTCAGTAAGCCAAGCAACTCAGCGTCCTGCATTTCGCTAATTATTCCGTCCACGTCATCGCCTAGCATCTCTGCCAACAATGACGAAAACAAGGCTCGTGATGAACCACCCTCAGGGCGTTCACACGCTATGTCCCATTCTTTGAACGCCACAGCGCAACCATCGGAAAAAAATAATTTGTAGGTCGCTCTATAGGTTGTTTCATATTCCTCGGCGTATTCATGTAGCGTGTCGTTGTCCCACGGTTCGCCACATACTGGGCAATAAATATCGTTCACAGTAGTACTCCTTCTAGTAGTTGCTTACGTTGTCATTATAGTTAGTCAGTATCAAATTGTTAATTAAAGCAACATTATCCAAATGCGCCCCCGACCGAGACTGACAATGTTTCACATCGAAGCCCCGCTACAAGCGTCTGGCCGCGGGGCTTGAACCTGCTCTTGCTCATTCACCTGTCGGGGGCGTGCTGAGATAATGTCAAACATTCACTAATCTGTACCCTTGCTAGTACTCTTTGGGTATGACTACAACCCAAAACCCAGAAATTACCCTGAAGTTCCCACAACCGATCATTGGTGACCGTAGCATTAAATACGTGTGGCGATCGCCAGTACTAGATCAGCGATACAGCGGCACTAATTCAATGGCAGGCGAGCAAGTAGAACTAGAGTTCACCCACGACCCAAAGCGCAAACAGTACACCGCCACTATGCGCTTGCTTTGGTGGCAGCCCGCAGCCGGTTTCACCGTCACTATTTGGGAACCATTCAACGTGCAGCAGTTCCCGTCTACAAGGTTTCACAACCAAGTAGGCGTTGCGCGTTTCAGTGAAAAGTCATTCAATCAGTTTCACACGGAAACGTTAGAACTCATTAGGGATCTAGTCCCCACTAGAGAATCGCTACTACTCGTGCTAATCAAAAAGGCTCAGTCGTTCCCGATTGAATGATTAACACCAAAGGATAATGTACTCCCCACATTATCCTTTGGTTAGGGGAATCCCAGCGCGCCCCCGCGCTGGGATTCCCGAGCTTCTTTCACTGAAGGATAATGTAAAGTCTCGAGCATCGAAGCCCCGCTGAAGGCGGTGAGCCGCGGGGCTTTGTCTGGCTTCTCGCGTCAAACTTTTTATTTGCGTCATCGGGGGCGTGTTCAGATAATGTGCATCTTTCAGCCATGAGCTCAGAATGATGTCATACCTGCTTGTACTATTTGACGGTGGCGGAAAGCCCCCGGGGTCAGGCTCGCCGCTAACACTAAAGGATAATGTAAGTGGCTCGCCCCCACACGGGAGCGAGCCTCAATACATACTCTAGGATAATGTAACAGCGAGACTCTCTAGGATTTCATTGCCGTCTTGTTCGTTTTCTGCGTAGTGGAGTTCGTAGTCGTTGTCGTTGTTCTTGTCTTTCCAAACAACCACTTTCCAATCCTTGATGAGACAGTCACGAGTAGACCCAGGAACGGTGCCATCGCACCAGTACTGATTCAGGTCAGCATGCAGTTCTATCTTCGCTTGTGAGCCTTCCCAGCGGTAGGGAATCTCGGTGTCAATGCAGCCGACAGGGATCCATTCTCTGTCGTTTTCTTTTTCCCACTCATCGGCTTCGGCGCAATCGTCGAAAACGGTGATCGTGTCATAGTTGATTTTTCTCATTACTTTCCTTTCGTTGGGTTGCTTGCAGCATACCTCGCTAGGTACAGATTGGCGATTAAATGACGCTAACCCGGAATTGCCGCGTAAAGTCAGCTTTCGAGGATGATCCGAAAGAGCCCCGGCAGGAACGGTCTCACGCGGGGCTTTGTCCGTGCTCCTGTTTTTTGCAAAATCTGGATCACTGTCGGGGGCGCGTTGCGATAATGCAAATTTACTGCGTTCCCCGAACGACTCAAAATTATTGACGGTGGCGGAAGGAACTTTCGTGATGTCACGTTCTTGAGGAAATGTTTTAATCATTTTTCCTTGACATCTTTTTACCGAAGGTTTCTCGTAAGTAATATGAAGACTTACTATTTTTCACACTGCCGTTCCCTACACCCACTCACACGCTCTCAGGTTTTAGACGAGCATGGAGTTCTCGTGAACTATCCGCAGGTAGTCGTATGCCCTGTCTGTGCATCATTTTGCTGGCTCTCGCACGCCTACGAAGCAGGGACAGACGATCCCGAACATCAGACAGACGACCCCGAACACTAAAGGATAATGTAAAACGACCCTAGTCTGTACCCGATAAGGTACAATATGAATAACCACTACACCCATGAAAGGGGCAACAATGGACATCAAAGAAATTGAGAATAACAATCCCGACGAACGCACTCTCAAAGTAGTAAAGTTTTGCGTTATCAACTCAGGGCGTAGTTCGTTCTATGCAGACCTACTCTCTAAGTTTGAGCGTTATGGTTCATTAACAATTCGCCAAATAGAAGCAGTAGAACGCTCTATGGCAAATGACCAAGTAAGAGTGTCAGCACCAAGCGACCCCGTGACCGTTACGGGAATGTACGAGACCCCCGAAGGTATTTACAGGGTCAAGCAGAGCCGTGAAACGGGCAACTTGTACGCTATGCGTTTTATCCCGACAGCATCAACAAAAAGTGAGCGCTTTGAGTACGAGCGTGGAAGTATTCAGAGATTAAGCGCAAGCGACAGAATGACCGTTGAGCGAGCCACCGCCTTAGGCGTAGAAATGTCTATGTGCTGTGTCTGTGGAGCAGACCTAACCGATGCAAAAAGTGTCGCTCGTGGTATCGGTCCAGTATGTGCAAAGCGAGTTTAACGAAACACGGCGACGACTAAAGTGCTTTTCTTACTAAAGGATAATGTAACCGCCTGCATTATCCTTTAGAAAGAGGTTTAACACTAAAGGATAATGTAAAGCGGGGGGCGAACCCCCCGCTAACACTAAAGGATAATGTAACTCGTTAATCTCTAGCGTCGTATGCCTGTATGGCTTCGACTAGATCGGACTCGGCGAAGTAGTAGCCTGTCTCGGCGTAGTATTCGCCGTGAGCGTTTTTCTCTACTCGCCATACAGCGTAGCCGTGAACCTCATCGGGGTCTGCTTTGCAGAACACAATGTATGATACACGGTTTGCGTAGAAGAATGAACGCTTCCAGAGTAGGAGCCTATGCCCCACTACGACGGGAGCCCCCAGCTCTAACTCTGTGACTCTTGAATGTGATTGTTGCATTACTTTTCCTTTCGCTTGACTACATTCACAACATACCACGACAGGGACAGATTAGCGATTAGATGACGCGAATGCGGTTGGAGCCCCGCTGAGCTCGCCCTCGGCCGGGGCTTTGATCAAACTAATAGAGCGAACGTGCCGAGAGACGTTCTCGGCACGTTCGCAAAGTTTGGCGCGACTCACTCAAAGTTCGCCCATTCGTCACGCTCTGCCCGTTCTGCCGCCCACTGGCGCTCCTGGCGAGCCTGAGCCCTATCTGCGTATTCGTCCCAGTGCTTTTCGCAACGAGGGAACATGATGAATTCCCCGTTCGTGCGATAGCGCACAGGCTGTGCGAGGGATAGTTCCACATCGCCTACGCACTCACCACTGCCAAAATCTAAGCAAGACAATTTTTCCACTTCGTACCCTCTCCGTATGTGCCGACCCGCTGCCGACATTCACAACGTACCACTACGGGGACAGGTTGGCGATTAAATGACCTTTATCGGGACGAAGCCCCGGCTGAAGCGGTGAGCAGCGGGGCTCTGTCCGTCGCCCCAAGCCAGACTCCAGCCAACTCATCGTCGGGGGCGCGTTGCGATAATGTCATCCGATTAAAGAAGTTTCTCACCATCTAGAGGGCTGTGACTTTGAGCGGAGTCACGTTGTCCCCTAATCTTTGACGGTGGCGGATAGCCCCACTACTAAAGGATAATGCAAATTGCTAATCTGTCCCCTATGAGGTACAGTAAGAATGTCACCAACGACACATATGAAAGGGAAATATGAAACCACTAGACATCTCCAAAAACATTGAGCAACAGATACACGATTTGCTCATTCGTGAGAATGAAGATAAGGCTTTTGAGTTAGCGAAGCCGTTGCTTTTTGGTGTAGAGACAGACGGCGATGAGGTTCATCTATTTGACCAAGTGACCGAAGCAGAGGACATCTACGATCTTCTCTCCAGCGATGGGGCGAGGTTCGCAGCGAAATGGTATGACTGTATCGTATTGGTAACTACTGGTTGGGCTTCACCATTGCCCGATAATTACGACGGCAACGATGAAGATTTGCCAGCACCCAGCAAGCATGAAGCACGTCGTCGTGTTCGCCTACTTGTCTGTGCATCTGCCGACTCAGTAACTAGCGTTGTCCGATTTCAGGACTTAAACGAGGTTGAGGTTATGGGCGGTGACGACTCAGGTCGTGGTCCCCTAGCCGATGCAGTTCAGTCGCTATTTAGTTAGCGGTTGTTACTAAAGGATAATGTAACCCTCTGCATTATCCTTTAGTTAGGGACTCTCAGTACCCACCAGTACTGAGAGTCCCCCCCCCCCGGGTTGTTGGGGGGGGGT